TGTTGTGGGATTATTGGGTTGGGCACTTGTGTCTTTCTTTCCTCTTACTTGGGGACAGGCACTCATAATCTCTTGGATGTTTAACAAACTTATTGATGTTCTACAATGACTAACGAAGAAAAACTCAATCTTCTCCTCAAGGTTCTCAAAGAAGTAGCAGAGGTAAAACACTGCTATGAAGGTCTATTTGGAGATGATTATACTCCAAGTGCTGGTAGTTATGATGATGCCTTTGAAGATGGTTGTGCTTATGGTGAGATTACCTTTGCCCGCACTATGTTAGAATGTATTGGTGAAAAGTTTGAATACCCTTGTATGAAAGAAAATGACTGAAACCGACATCTCAAAAGTTCTCATAGAAGGAGACTACGCAACCATTATGGGTGTGAAGTATAAGAGAGTGGAAGAACCAAAGAAACCAGAAACTCTTTATGGTATTATTGCTGATTGGTGGGATGAAATCTTTCTCAATAATAATGAGGCAGCAGAGACTATTGAAAGTTTGGTAGATAGAATTGAGAAAGAATGGTTGCCGAAAGAACAATCAGCAGCAGGAAGTCAAAATATTTATGTGGAGTGTAGTGTAGAAGGATTTAATGATTGTCTCACCAAAATCAAGAGGAAACTACGATGACTAAACATCCTGCAAATGAATATTTTGACCCTCAAAAAGACGCTCAACTTTCATTTAACAAATGGTTTTATGAAGATTTTTACGGTAGATTTACATATCGGTATGAATACTTTATGGACGACATAAAAATTGAGGATGAGAACCAAAGGAAACAAATACTTATTAGTTGGGTTGAAAGTGCATTTTTGTGTGGATACGAATGTGCGCTTTATAAGCAACTGGAAGAAGAGGTAGAGAACGATAATAAATAAGAATGTCTGTTGGTACTGCAATTCTCTACGGACAGATTAGGTGCTCTTCGGGGCACCTTTTCTATTATAAACTCTTATAAATACTAATGCAGTACCAGTAGAATAGAAATGACTTCACAAAGTCCAAGAATATACTTGTATAAGATTACCTTTGAAGAAGTTCCATATTACTATTATGGAGTTCATAAAGAAAAAACATATAATGAGTATTATATGGGTTCTCCAAAGACAAACCGATGGTGTTGGAAACTTTATACACCAAAGAAACAAATAGTTCAATTCTTTGACTTCACAGATGAAGGTTGGTTAGAAGCACAAGAAGTTGAAACAAGATTGATTAAACCATTCTTTAATGCCGATAAGTGGTGTCTTAATGAAGGTTGTGGTGGAAAAGTATCTTTGAAAGTTTTGAAAGAAAATGGTAAAAAACTTGTGAAAAAAATAAAAGAAGAAAATATTGGTATATTTTCTATGACGCAAGAAGAACTATCCAAAGCAGGTAGAAAAGGTGGTAAAATGGGAGCAAAAACACAAATGCAAAATAAAACTGGAGTGTTTGGTAGAACCAAAGAGCAAATGACCGAAGATGGTAAAAAGGGAGCACAAAAAGTCCAAGAACTTGGTATCGGAATATTTGCACTAACAAGTGAAGAATTATCTGCCTCTGCTAAAAAAGCATATGCAAATGGACTTGGAAAATTACCAAAAGAAGTAAGAAGTGAAATTGGTAGAAGAAATGGGAGAAAAAGATATGAAGAGGGTACAGGTTGTTTTTCATTAACACCAGAACAAAAAAGTGAATTATCAAAAAGAAATAACGCACAAAGATGGATGTGCCTTGAAACTGGTTATGTTTCTAACTCTGGTGGTTTATCAAAATACCAGAAAGCAAAAGGTATTGATACTTCTAAAAGAAAACGAATAGCATAAGGACACTTTACGAACTGGAACACGGGCACTTGAAAACGGGTGCCCTTTGTCGTATAATACTTTCATACACACAGACACCTGATGACTGAAGAAGAAATGCTTGACCTTGCTGAAAAGCATCTTGAAGTATTGGTTGATGATTATGAGGGAATAGAGTATTTTTCTTCAACCAAAAAACAAATGGTTGAGTTTGCCCTAAAAATCCACGAAATGGGTTATAATGCTGGTATGAAACCTTATGGAGGAACTGAAAATGACTGAGAGAACCGACGACTGGAGAACCATCTTTGGAGACCTCACAACCGATGGTGTCTATGAGATGTGTGAAATCAACGCATATAAACTCACATCACACTTGGAGGAACTCTACCTGAAGATTGCCGAACTTGAGGCAAAACTGAATGACTGATGCTCAAATCTGCGAAATGCTTAATAGGCATCGGGTTCTTATTATTGATGAGATGACTGCTTGGTGTCATAAAATAAACAAAAACTACCCTGCTGCTGAACTTCAAAAAAAAGTAAATGATGAAAAGTGGATTGAATTTTCCCAATGGTTCAAGGATATAAGAGATGACTGAAGAATACGGGAATATATCAGACGGGTTTCTACTTAATCCAGAAGAAATCCAAAACTTACGAGAAAACAAAAGGTATCTCACGGCACGAGCAACACAGAAACTCCGCAAACTGAAAGCACAACAACAAACTCAAGAACTTCTAAATGCCGCACACCGGGTCTCTGATGGTGGTGTTCCTCTGGGAAAACTTATTCGTGAGGGACACGACGACCCGATGGTTGCAAGAGTGAGATATGAGTATGCTGCTCTTTTGAGAGAACTAATCAATCAGTGTGGTTATGATAATTATAATGTAGATGGAGACCACGGGTTGCTTGTTGTGAATGTTCGTGATATACTGGGTATTATTGAGGTGCTGGAGGCATTATGACTGAACCTTATCCTGACGAAATGTTTGAGGAAGCAGAACGCAGAGAAAAGAGTAATCGTGTGCTTCAAAGGTATAATGATTTCCATAATCTTGAATGTTCTGGACTTCCTCACGGAACTCCTATCACACCAGAACAGCAACAAATTATCGCATTTCAGTCTATGATTGATGCTCTGCGTTGTGAGAACCTAAACAGGGAGTATAATGAGATTGCGATTGCTGATATTGAGGACTTGATTGAGGCACTTTATCAACAATCAATTTCATTCCTTAAAAAAGTAAAAGAATTCAAAGATAGTGCGGAGGGTGTAGCATAATGTTATCACCCGCAGATAGAATTGTAGAAGCAACGATGTGTTGTACTCTTCGTCCCAAAAAGAACGATAGGGAAAAAGTAATCTCCGCCGCACTTCGGTTTGTGATTGAAGAGTTTGAAGAATATCGTGAATTTGGATGTGGTGATATGGTAGTGAGTTGTAGAGACCTTTGGGAACTTATACACGAACTGGAAGACACAGAGACGATTGAAGAACCGGCACAAGACCTCACCAATCCCCCTGTGGATGCCTTATAATAGTCTCATAAGCACAAACACATTATGTCTCTTGATATTTCGTTGGAAATTGAAGTTGATACGGGAGCACCTGAACCTCATAAGGTTGAGTTGTATTCTGGAAACATCACTCACAACCTGAATACGATGGCAGAAGAAGCAGGCATCTATAAGTGTCTGTGGCGTCCTGATGACCTTTATGAAAATCCAACTGCTGATAAACTTATTCCACATCTTGAGGCAGGACTTCTAAAACTCAAATCTCATCCAGAACACTATAAGCAGTTTGATGCTTCTAATGGTTGGGGAACTTACAAAGACTTTGTTCCCTTTGTGGAAGAGGTGTTGGATGCTTGTAAGGAACACCCAAAGGCAAATGTTAGAACTTGGACTTGAGGACACTTGAGAAACCGGCACAAGGGCACTTCACAGGTGCCCTTTGATGCCTTATAATACTTTTATACACAAAGGAGGTTCTCCAAATGACTTTTCAACCTTACAATATCGTTTCCGGAACTCAAATTGTTCATAGTTTGACCGATGTTTATGAATTCACCGATGAAGCAGAGGAAATGGTTTATCGTGTAGAACTAAACGCAGACAATTCGGGAGTTTACATCCGTTCAAGTGAGAAAGCACTTGAAGAAGGTTCTAAAAACATCACCGAAGATATGTCTATCGGCAACAAAGAACTTTCTATTGTTGTTGCGAAAAGGATTTTGGAATTGTATGGAGTAAATTGAAATGACCACCATTAACAAACAGCACTGGGATGATTTGTATGCTCGTCTTCACGATGCTTATGTTGAATGTTTGAAGTATCATAATCCAACTTATGAGCAGAAACTTGCTCAAGTTCTGGACCATATGATTTCCAACAAAAAGTATTTGAACATCAAATGAACCTCACTCAACGACAACTGAATATTCTCACAGTCTCACTTACTAACTTCTATGATGAGGTTTGTAAGACAGGAACAACACCTGAAATGAAACAGGACATTATGGGACTCTGTAAACTGGTGAATGATGAGTATGCTAAATCTTTTGCTGAAACACTATGAAAATCACATTCAACGGGCACCAACAAACTGAACGACAAGTAGAACTCTCTCAACAAGAACTTTTTCAACTCTTTGAGGTGATGAAGGAATCACTTCTTGATAATGTTGAGTATGGGCAATTTGAGGGATATTCTTTTTACAACGAAAAGACTATGAAGATTATGAAACTCTGTGAGACACATAATGTAGATGTTGCTTACACCAAAGACCGTCTTTCTTTCTTTACTGAAGTAGTCAAAAATCTACCCAATCCTTATCAATGACTGAAATAAAATTATGTAAGGATTGTAAGCACTATAAAAAAGATTGGTCTGCTCATATTACTGGTTCTGGGGACACATTTGATTTGTGCGTTCATCCACTTGTAACTGGAAATGTTGTGACTGGGAAATCTAATGGTCGTTATTGTGATACTACAAGAAGGTTTCACGAATGTGGTATCATTGGGAATCTCTGGGAGGCAAAATGACTGAAAATCCTGATGAGTTTGTGTTGGAAGATGTGAAGATGGTTCACTGGGAAAATATGACGGAAGATGTATATTGGTGCGGAATATACTTGAATGATGGAAGGATATTTCACCTTCATATTGGGGGTGATAATCTCAGGGTTTCTTTGAGTGATGAGACACCAGAATAAATAAGAACACAGAGAACTTATAAAATGTCGCTTGCTCACAGTCCCTCCATAATTACAAATGGTCTTGTCCTTTGTTTAGATGCTGCGAACTCAAAGTCTTATCCTGGTTCTGGAACTGCTTGGACTGATTTGAGTGGTCGTGGGAATAATGGAACTCTTGTGAATGGTGTTGGGTATAATAGTAGTAATTTAGGGTCTATTGTGTTTGATGGCAGTAATGATTATGTAACTTTGGGAACACCAAGTTTATTAAATGGAGTTCAAGTTCCGATTACAATATCTATGTGGGCAAAAGCAAATTCTTTTTCTTCATCTAGCACATTGTGGGGAGTTTATAAAGCTGTTTCAGTTGGTCAATTGTACAGTCTTTTAAGAGTTGATACTGGAAATTTAAGATATTTTGCATCAAATTCTGGGGGCGGATTTCAATTTAATGGTACTTTAACCCCGTCTGCCAATGTTTGGAATTTTTATGCAGTTACTGTATCTGGGTCAATAGCATCTCCATCAGTAACCATATATTTAAATAATTCTTCTCAAACTTTTTCTTATAGTTCTTTATCTTCTTCACCAGATTTAAGCGTTGACTTTAGAATTGGTGGAAATCAAGCAATAGTATCTGAGCTTTGGAATGGAAATATTTCAAATGTTTCTTATTATAATAGAGCACTCTCCGCAACAGAAATCCAACAAAACTATAATGCCCTTAGAGGCAGGTTCTCAGTATAACATAAATATAAAAACGAAGAGGTATTGAGAGAGAATGGGAATATCTTATAATCCTTCCATAGTTTCATCGGGATTGGTACTTGCTTTAGATGCTGGGAACCCTAGGTCTTATCCTGGAACTGGAGAAATTTGGACTGATTTGAGTGGTAGAGGCAATAATGCAACAAGAACAAATATTGGTGGGTATGGAGGTCAAGTAACCTATAATTCTTCTGGTTTTTTTGATTTTAGTATGAATACTCCTACATCTTATGCTACTGCTAGTGATGGTAATGGTTTTACTATGTCTAGCGTTATTGTTCCAACGACTGGTTCTTTTACTTTAAATACATTTGTTAGAAGAAACATATCAGTAAAAGCAGCAGGGGATAGAGAAACTATTTTTAGTAATACTTCAAGTTCTGATGGGTGGAGGTTTGGTATGACCGATACTGGTGGGGTATATTATTTAATTGGTGGTGTTGGTGGTTTTGGATATCAAGAAGGTGGTTTGGGTGGTTCAACTTTAAATAATGGAAACTGGCATATGATGACTGCAGTTTTTGATAGAGCAGCACAACTTGGAAGTTATACAATATATGGTTATGTTGATGGTATTGTTTCTGGAAGTGTGGCTATTGCCGCTGGTGCTGGCGGAAACGTTGCCATACCCACATATGAACCTGGAATTGGATATCGTGGATGTTGTGATATTTTTGCTGGACAAATATCAACAATGTCCGCATACAACAGAGCACTCACAGCAGCAGAAGTCCGACAAAACTTTAGTGCTATTCGATCACGTTATGGAATCTAAATATCTAAAAAAACTATGTACGAATCAAGAAACTTTGCAATCTTCTCAACAACAGAAATTGATAAGATTGATTTCTCTCAAGTATGCGAAACTTCCGCAGAAACACTTCGCATCAGCACAGATGGTACTAAAACTTTCGTAAAGTGGGACCAAGGACCTTATGACCCAACACCTTATGAAATCACAAACGCAGAGACAAACGAAATAGAAACAATCATACCACAAGAACCACAACCACCAAGTTTTATTAGTGAACTCACAACACTTGAAGGGATTTATAGTTACACAGAGATTTTAGAGATATTGAGTGGTGAGGAATGGGTGAGTATTATGGAGGGTATGTAAGGTGGCTTGTGCTGCGGGTCCTGATGTAAGTGAGAGTGGTTTAGTATTAGCACTTGATGGTGCAAATACAAAAAGTTATAGTCAAAATGTTTTTCCTTATCCACTAGATGGATATTCTTGGGGAACCAGTGGGCATCAAATGACAGTATCCAGAGATACTTCAACTTCAAGTCCAGTTGGAAATTCTCCCTTAAAACTAATAACATCAGGAACTGCTGCATATACTAATACATATAATTCACTCCCATTTACTTTATCTCCTGCTGCACAAGGACAAACTTGGACATTTAGTTTTTGGGTAAAAGGAAGTTCATCATTTTCAGCATCTATGCTAATATTTGAGTCCAACTCAAGTGGAAATTATATTGCATATGGACAACCTTATTATAGTGTAACTACAGAATGGACTCGTATTTCTGGTAGTTATACTATGACACAAGCAACTACTGCTGGAGTACAAGTTAGAATAGATTGTTATGTTAATGGTGTGACACTATGGGTTGATGGATTTCAGTTAGAAAAAGCAAGTTCTGCATCTTCATTTAATTCCATATCAAATACAAATGGAACCACTTGGAGAGATTTGATTGGTAATGGGAATACAGGAACACTGACGAATGGACCGACTTATAGTAGTGCAAATGGTGGTTCTTTGAGTTTTGATGGAACTAATGATTTTGTAACAACTGCAAATACTACAATATCTGGAAGTCAAACTTTTTCAGTATGGGCAATGGTTACTGGAGGACCAAATGCTCCTGCGGGAATTTTAACACAACACAATTATGCTTCAACAGCAAATTTTGGAATTAATCACGTAGGTGCAAACAAACTTGCACCTTCAATTGGGTATACAAATGGAACAAGAGAATATGATGCTAAAGTGACAAATTTTATTATTACCAATGATGTTATTTTTAACGCAGTTTTAGTTTATAACTCATCGGAGAATAAAATTTATTGGTATATAAATGGTCAGTTAGATTCTTCTTATATACTTTCAGCAACACCAAAATCAACAAACTATCCAATTTGTTTGGGTAGATGGGATGGTGGTTACGGAGCTTATTACTTTAATGGGAGAGTATATTCTGGAAATATTCACAACAGAGCACTCACAGCACAAGAAGTCCAACAGAACTATAATGCAACCAGAGGAAGGTTTGGTATCTAAAACCACTTCTCAAACTGTCCACCAGACTCTTCACGGGGTCCTTTTTTTATGCTATAATACATTCATACACACAGAAACCTGATGACTTTGGAAGAATTCTTTGAGATGGTTACGAACACTATTGCGGAACCTCATTCACAAATTTGCGAACACGATAAACGCAGAGCAATTCGTGTGTTTCTTTATCTTGATGAATTTATGATAGAGAATGTGCCCGAGTATTGTGGTGATACAGAGTTAGGTGAGATTGACTTTGGTTCTTATGCTGCTGAACAACTTGATATTCTTGAAGGAAAATGAAGACTTGGTTTGAAGATGCTTGGTGGTCCTGGGGTAATTGTATTCACTTTCGTCTTGATTATAATGACCGCATAGACCGTTGTGCCTTCTGGGAAGAGTTGAATATAGGTTATTATCAAATGCAGGATGAATACATAATGTCTCAACCAAATTTTGACCCTTATAATCTATCAGGCAGAGACCCTTATTATTCTTATGTAATGAGTAAAAAATGGTTTGAGAAGTTATGGGGTAAGGGTGTCAAACCAGAGACGATGTATGTATCTCAAGAAGCATATGATACACTGGTTGAAAAAATAAACAATCCAGACCCAGAACAAATAGAGTCTTTGAGAAAACTTATGAATCGCAAATCCCCTTGGGAGGTAGAAGAATGAACCGACAAGATTATTACAGAGCAGTGCTACTTGGTGTTATAGTTGGTATGGGATTCCTTTCTCTATTAGTGTTGATAAATCCGGGAGAGGATGTAAAACCAGTAGAACCAGACCAAAAGTTTGAGGTGGTGGATACTTATAAAGGATGTGATGTGGTACGATATACTCCTGATAATTCTGCACGATACACTTATTTCTTGGATTGTAACAAATGAAACATCAACAGAAAAGAAAGAAACACACTAATCATTCTATGAGTAGTGGAAATGGTGTTCCTTGGGCAACATCTAAAATATTTACTAGTGTATATTGTAAGCACTTAGATGTTAGGGGACCTGGATTTACTGAACTTAATAAACCAAAAAGTGAAGTAATTCCAACAATATTTAAAATCATTAAAAGAGATGACTGACACAATTGATTCTGGCACATTAGAGGATTGGTTAGGTGAAGAACCTGCACCAGATAAACTTGAATACTTAGAGCAACAAAACAATCGTCGTATTGAGATTAAAAAACTCTTTGATGAATGGTTTGATGAGATGGAGGGTTATTCCTTTCGTTCAGAACGATTCTGGGATGACTTTGATTATGCCAAAGAAAGTGGTGATACAAGAAATATTAAAAGGTGGTTGCGAACTGCATTCGAAATAGGGTATAATGAGGGGCAACGACTTTATGGTGGATCGGAGTAATATTATTCATAAAACCATAAGAAACCTTTGTAGGTATATTTGTTGGGATTGCGTAGACTCTTTAACAAACCACTTCCATTACTACCATCACCTATCTGTCGTATTGCCTCACTAATGCTTTCATAATGAACTTCAACGTGAGTCACTTTATGTACTCCTTTGACTGATCGTTTATGAGTTTTTGTGTCTAATACTTTCCATCTGTATCCATAGTAGGTATTACCTTTCTTTGCGGCATTTAATACGTTACTGTTTCTTTTTTTATCTCCCGTAATTTCTAATGCAGCAGCTCTGGCATTCTCCCATTCCTTAACTTCACCTGTTTCAATATGTGTACCCTGAACTCTGATACTTAAACATTTACCGGTTGATCTTTCTTCTGGTTTAATTTGTCTCCAGGTTGATTTCTTTTCTTTTATTACAACAACAGGTTCTTCAATAATAATAGGTTCTGGTTTCTTTTTGGGTAGAGGATCATTATATTCTGGTTTATATTGTTCAAACCAATAAGTTACCTTATCTTCCAGTATTTTCTCATCACATTCATCAATCTGTTTAATCATGAACTTGTGTAGTCCATATTGACGGAATGCTCTGTGTATAAGTTGAGTGGACATTCTGTTTGATGCCTGAATGTGATTCTGCCATTCTTTATTCATCGACAGTGTGGTTGCATTCAGGTACTTGTGCCCCGTTTCTTTGTTGATGATGACGTATACTATACCCTGTGCCATATGTGGTGTATTGCAAAGAACGATTATAGTATTGTATGTATGTTATTATAGTATTGCAAAGAACGACTATAGTATTGTGAGGGTACTCTTTTGTTATGATTTGCTTATATTACTGATAGTGTTGTGGAAAAACCTGTGGAAAACTGGTGTATTCTGGGGAAAATGTGTTAGAATACTTATAAAATACTTATAAATGCTGATAAAATACTTATAAATGTGTGTTCTTATGAGTTAAATGCTTATAAATGTGTGTTCTTATTGCAACCTTTACCTGTATAGCATAAGAATCGCAGTTTGTCAAGCCCCACCCCCGCCAAAATACTCTGAGACCCACACAAATTCTCGACGAGACCTTGACAAATCTCATAATCTAGTCTAGAATACTCATAAGCACACAAAATCTAGTCGAGAACGCATATATACATACAACAATCTCGTCGAGAACACACTTGCAGCTCGTCGAGATATGTGCTACAATCATCTAGTACACATACACATCTCGAAGAGCTATGTACGACGACTACGATCTCGACTATACATACACCATCGATGCATCATATGATCTCGACGGGTATACACTAGATCTCGACGAGGATTATGCGCGAGATGCACATGATTACGAATCACTTGCATATCGTCACTATGCATGATATAATCTAGTACACACACAACGAGACTCCTATGATTGCCCAGAAGCGCCTTGTACGGGTTACATTAGACATTATGTGCTATGATGACCTAGATATAGAAACAACCGACTGGAAGGACCTTCTAGACCTCGAAGGTGACGAAGATGTCTATGCTAGCATAAAGGAACTCGAACCGTGGGTGTAATGTGCCACTTCATTAATTGGCACAAACTTATATAAATAAAATCACTTGAGTTCTTATATCATAGAGCAGCACTTGAACTCTCCTGCGGGATACAGAGTCAATCTGACAGAATATAAGAAACTAAGTATCCCTTAAATATCATCTAGGCGGACAGGGTTTAACTATAGGTTTCCCACGGCGCCGAATATAGCGAACAAACGAAGATTACCGAACTGAATATAGTTATCTCGTGTTCTTGAAACGATATCAAGAATAGGAGGATTTTTTAGTATCCGGATATAATGATGTGACAATTCTCGAACTGGCACAAGACCCCTAGACTTCCTGCCTAAACCCTGATATTCTACATTCATACCTGAGGAATTCACCGATGCAAACTTGGTATCTGCAAGTCCAAGATTCAGAGTATAATGTTCTACTACTCAATCAAGAGATTGGCAATTATAAAAAGTATAACAAATGGATAGAGAAGAAGATTGATGAGATTATCTTTCGTCAGTATCCTACAGCGAAACGTTGGGAAGTTAGGACTAATCCTTATACTTCCAGAGTTGTGATGTGACACTCTGAGAACTGGCACAAGGGGGGTTGCGGTTCTCCACAATCCCTGATATATTACATTCATACCTGAGACACCAAATGGTTTTCGTCATTTCCGAACTCAACGGTTGCACTTACAAACTGGATGCAAACAATCAGCGGGTCCTAATGTATGCTCCGCTGCTATCTGATGGTTCATATGAAACTGCAGGGTCTGCATATGATTGGGTAGAATGGGACCGTTTAGACCCTGATGTTCTAGAAGAAGCAGACCGTATTCACAAACTGTTGCTGGCAGAGGTATGATTATGAACTACGATAATTTCTGGAAGAATGTATTAGGGCAGGAAGATTGGGTTAATGTATTAGGGCAGGAAGATTGGGTTAATGAACTAGTCAAATGGGAGAATTCTCATCCAGAGTATACACCCAACACACCAAGGAGAATTGATACTGTGCCACTTGAGGAACTGTCACAAGACCCCTAGACTTCCTGCCTCAATCCTGTTATTCTACATTCATACCAAACAAATCCAAATGAAGATTATCTACACCCGACAGAATGCCGATGGCAGTTATGATCAGTGTGGAATGAATAATCAGCGTTTGACTAGTCACTACAAGACAACTTCAGGGTTTCTTCGTTATGGCATCCCGAGCAACTTCTATGGTAACACTTTGAAGTTGGAAGTGTGGTATGGTGATAACATCTACCGCAACCCTGACAAGACGATGTTTGTGACAGTCTAGGAAGTGTCACAAGGGGGTTGATTAATCCCCCAAAACCTGTTATTCTACATTCGTACTCAAGCAATTCACCAAATGACATTCGACCGTGACCAACTCGTTGAAGATTACGTCCAGCAAATGATTGAGAGTATGGATTACAAAACTATGGAACGTTTTGTTTATGATACTATGGTAGAAAATCTTACCGATTATACTGATGAAGAACTGATTACAGAGGTTACAGAATACAGTCCAGAACTGTTGGAGGATGTGCCAGTGGCATAAGTGGCACAAGACCCCTAGACTTCCTGCCTCAATCCTGTTATTCTACATTCGTACTCAAGCAATTCACCAAATGACTATCACGATGACTGCCAACTACAAAGAAGTTCTGAAACTGGAAACTGTTGAGTTCATTGAGGAGAACTGTGTTGAAGGTGAGTATGATTTAGATGATGCTCTCAAGTTTATTGATGAGCACAATGAGGATGACTTCGTGGCATATTATGATGAGTATGTTCGTGTTGGTGAGAATATTGGTTATGATGTAGTTGATGCCTTTATTGAATATCAAGGTAGTGTTTCGTATGTTGAGCACGTAGAAGATGCTTATCGTGGGTGTTATGCTGATGGTGCTGACTTCGCTGAAGAATTCTATAGTGACCTCGGTGATGTTCCTTCTGGTTTGGTAATTGATTGGGAGGCAACTTGGCAGCAGAATCTATCATATGACTTTGACTTCGTGAATGGTTATGTGTTTAGTTCTTCGTTCTAGAGTATAATACAGAGAGGAATGAGTTTGCCTCTCTATAAGCAAAAGTTACTCCTGTGGTGATATCATATTAATAGGGTTATGGGTGTTGTATGTGAGGAGGGTGTGGTGACCTTCCTCATTTTTTTTATATAATCCTAGTTTTGTCAAGGTCTCCTATGCCAGTTCGTAGAGTGTCACAGACCCCCTTGTGAGACCCCACAAACCCTGTTATATTACATTCGTACCTGAGACACCAACCCGATGTTTGAAGAACTCTGGAGCGAGATTCAAGATGCTCCCGGTGAGATATTTGACCTGCCCGAACTTCGTGAACTTGATGAAGAAAAGTTCAATCTAAATGACTACCTAAACTCTAACATTGATTACTAAAACTATGGAAGTTCTAGAACTCAACCAAAATGAGATTCGTGCGCTGCTGGCACTCATTGAGTTTCATGATGATTATGAGGAAGTGAGTGAAGTTCTTTGCATAGACATTTCCAAACTCTATGACAAAATTAAGTCCATTCGTACCTATTGATTATGCCTGAGATTATGACATTCACTGGTGACGCCGTAACCTATCTGGGTTTGATTGGTGTCATCAGCACCGCAATCATCGTGGTTTCGGTGTTTCGTTCCTACTTCAATTCTCCCCTGCGTAAATGACAACCCTCACCCTCCAAGTTACTGAAGTTTCCTTTGATTTTGATGACTTAGACTTCACCCCCGAAGAACAACAAGCAGTGCTAGATGATGTGCTTGGTAATGTCTTTGAGGTTGAAGTTGATGATGGTTATGATGATGAAGTTGTTGCCGATGCTTTAGTTGAAGAGGTGACAGATTATGCCGGTTGGTGTGTCTGTTCTCTGGATTTCGTTCACGTTCTTAACACTCACTAATCAAACAAAATGACACTCAACAAAGCACAATTTCAACAATTCATTGATAATTATGCCAACCATATTATCGAAGGTTTAGATAATGATTCTATGGAGATTATGCTCTTTGATTTAATCACCTCAGAGTATGCAGACTATACTGAGGAGCAGATTGTGAATGAGATTACAGAGATTTATGGTGAGGAGTTTGCCATAGATTTGTTAGAATCTGCAACTGCTGTGCCAGTCTGACTAGTGGCACAGAGGGGGTTCCGCTGCCCCCTCCGACCCCTTATAATTGATTCATACCACGCAACCCAACCAATGCGGAAGATTGAAAAGATGATGAACGCTGCCATCACCAACGGTCGCAACTTCAGCAGCGGCAATACTACTGTCACTCACGAAGATGGCGTGGCAATTGTTACTCTTCACGGCAACAAGATTGCCGAAGTTGGTGATAATTTCGTCACTCTGTTTGATGGCGGTTGGCAGTCTGCTACCACCAAATCCCGCCTGAATGCTATTCTTCGTGTTCACGGGATTCAGGGTGAATGTGTATTCCAAAAGAACTTTAAATGGTTCATCCACAAGTTCATCGGGCAGGCAGGATCTTCCCCCGTGTTTAATGAGTGTGACTTTGTAAATGGAATGGTTCTGGTATAGTGCGACACTTGGGGAACTGGCACACGGTTCCCCCCAGACCCCCTCCTGACCCCTTACAATAGCAGTATGAAAAACACCCACCTCGAACACCCCGAAGATTCTATCCTGACCGGCGACCTGACCGTGTTGGATTGGTTCGTGAATCCCGGACCCCTGAGTGTAAAGATTGATGGAAGTCCTGCTATTGTTTGGGGCACCAATCCTGCCACGGGAAAGTATTTCGTGGGAACCAAAAGTGTATTCAACAAAGTTAAAATCAAAATCAATCACTCTCATGAAGAAATTGATGCAAACCATCAGGGTGAAGTTGCGCGTATTCTTCACGCTTGTTTTGATTATCTTCCTCGCACAGATACTGTCTACCAATGTGATTTTATTGGGTTTGGTGGTTCTGATGAGTATACTCCCAACACGATCACTTACAAGTTTCCTGAAGTAGTTTCTCAGCAAATCATCGTTGCTCCGCATACCTGCTACTTTGCAGAATCTGATTTGCGTGATGCTGTGGCGATGCCTGATCGTGCCATCTGGAATGACACCGACAGCGTAAAGTTTGTCAAACCTGATGCATACATCGCCCACAATCAGGAGTCCTTCGCTGATGTTGAGGAGGTTGTATCCTTTGCCCGGCAAGTTGCAACCACAGTAGAGTTTGTTTCTGACAAGCAAGCAGCAAAGATTAAGCAACAACTGAATGCCTGTATTCGTGCCGGTGATGCTATCATTGCCCAAGAGTTTGAGGATTTTAATTGTGACCCTAACCTGATTGGACTGTGGGCACTAGTGAAGTCCATCAAGGAAGATTGCCTCTTTATCTGTCGCAATTCGGGTCCTGCTGCTTATCTTGGTTATGACCGAATTGATGCCGAAGGTTATGTAATGTCCAATCAGTTTGGTATGTTCAAACTGGTCAATCGTGAGGTCTTCAGTTATGCTAACTTCAACAACGGGAGGTTTCAGGTCGCATAAGCAACGCTGATGGTTCGGGGGGTTGACCTGCCCCCCGTGCCGTGTCATACTATGTTCATAAGCAACCCACCCAAGCAAATGACCCTGAACGTTCTTCAAGTCGCTGCCCAACTGAAGGTCACCAACTTTTCCGCATTTGCCAAACCTGCTAAAAACAAAGGTTCACGGGGTCAACTGATTGAAACTGCTCTGGGCATTCCTAACAGTTCCAACCTCAAAGATTTGGTGGACGGTGAACTTAAGACTTTCACGGTTGGTGAGTCTATCGCCGTCACACAGTTGAAGCACTGCCTCTCTGAGATTCTGGAGGACGGTGTAACCTTTGCCGACAGTAAGGTTGGAGAAAAACTCTCTCAAACCATCTACGTTGGTTTCACCCGTGCCAACGATTATGTGGGCACCGAGGTTCTGAATCCTGAGACTCACCCTGAGCACTATCAAGAATTGGCAGAGGATTACACCTTCATTTGTGATACCATCCGAACTCTTTTCAACGCTGGAAAGCAACTGAGCACCATCACCGGACCTAACGGACTCCTGCAAATCCGCACCAAAGCATCTAAAACTAATGGTCGTTATGTTCCTCTGATGTTTGCAGGTTGCACCCTCAAAGATAAGGGTATGGCATTCTACCTCTGTGGTAAGTTCGGCAAGGAGGTTATCTGAATCAGGGGGGCAACTTAGCCCCTTTTTTTATACTTTTCTTTTTTTATTTTAGAGCTGCCCCAGTACCGACCGTTTGCGTCATCAGGGCGACCTTGCCCCTCTCTCCCTTGTCCCATTATCATAATGCCCCAGAAGCACCCTGCTGCCGCTGCTGTGCCACTTTCCGAACCGTCCACCACCTGCCCCCAGACCCCCCAGACCCTGTAGAATTATCCCATACCAAGCAACCCAACCGATGCGAATCGAAGTCCGCTACCAGACCCCCTACAACCAGACCGAGTGGCGCTCCCAGTTCTTCGGCACCCTTGACGAGGCGGAGAGGATGGTAGACTTCTACAAGTCCTGCGGGTCCCCCTCCCACATCGCCCCCAGCAGTCTGGCACAGTTCGCCCACCTGGCATAGTGGCACACCGGGTGCCTCTGGCACCCTCTCCACCCCTTATAATTGATTCATACCACGCAACCCAAGCAAATGCAAATCACTAAAGTCTACGCTGTCATCGGTGGTTGGGATTATGAAGGTGAGGACTTCAAATCGCTCCGCTTGTTTGACTGCTTCTCCACCGCAAATGCTTACCTTGTGTATCTTGAGGAGCAGGAGGGTTATGATTACTCCAAGATGGATGTTCGGGAGGTGAGTATGGAATCCGCCCTGATGTGTGCCGCCTGAGGAACTGGCACATCGGGTGCCCATGGCACCCTCTCCACCCCTTATAATTGATTCATACCAACCAACCCAAGCAAATGACCGTCACCACCTACCAGACCTGCCTGACCGACCAAACCTACAACGGTTGGACCAATTATGAAACCTGGAACGTAGCTCTCTGGATTCAGAATGATGCTTACGTTCAGGATGCTATCGAAGAACGTGATATCTGCTGCTATGAAGAACTGCTGGAATTGATGTATGATTGTGGTGCCAAAGAAACCCGCGACGGTGTGAAATGGACTGACCCTAAAATCAACCGCGCAGAAATCAACGGCGACGTTTTCGACTTCTAAATCTCAAGTCCTGGGGAATGACTCTAAACTTCTCCCACACTTTCATTAACATTTTTCATTCTACATTATGTCCCGCGATGTCCTTCTCTCACTCCTTGCTAAAGGTTCGAATGGTGAGCAAATTCTCCAAATTCTTGATTCAATTGTTGATGGGGTTTCTGATAGTGTCGGTCCTGATTCCGCTGCTAATCCTACTCTAAGTGAGATTCAGTTCTGATACCTAACCAATTGCCAGACTGGCACACGCTGCCCCAGACCGGCGCCGATGACCCTGTAGACTAAAGCATACCAAACGAACCGACCCGATGAACCACTATGTCGCTGCCGGACTCCTGCTCGCCGCCGCATTCATCATCCCCATCCTATGGGTTGCCGTAGGACTCCCCCACAACGGCAAAAACTTTGGCGAGTGGTGGTGGTAATCTGCCCCCATTCCGTGCTATGATTTCATCAGTTCCACCGACACCGACCCGAATGACCGCCTTCAACCCCTACGTCGCAACCCTGATTGAAATGGGATACGATGAGCAGGACTGCCGGAACGTCGCTGCCGCTGGTTTGGATGCCACCTATCCCCGAACCATCCACGGGAGGACCTTCCAAACCAAAGCAGAATACGATGAGGCACTGGCAGACTTCCTCAACGGAATCTGAGGGGTCTGACCCCCGACCTGCTACAATACTATCAACCGCAACCGCTTCTGATGACCCGCAACGCAACCGACGACCTGCAGCAGTTCCTGGATGACCTGACCCCAGAGCAGCGGCAGCAGATCGCTGATACCACCACTCAGGAATGGATGGATGCCCTGGGCGCTAGCGTCAAGGACCCGACCTTCTGGCAGGGTATCGGTGCCGCTTTTCTGGAGGGAATGGCACGGGGGTTTGACCAGCACCTAAACGACCGCTGACCTGCTACAATACTATCAACCGCAACCCCCCGATGGCATCACCAGTCAAGATTCGTGACGCTCAACGCCAACTCTGCAAGGCAGGCGCCACCATCACCCCCGGTAGCAAGCATCTTAAGGTCACCCATCCCACCATCGCCCAGACCTTCACTCTGCCTCATGGGGGCAGCAACGGGAGACCGACCCTCTCTATCGGAATGACCCATAAATTCCACAAGTTTCATGCCCTGCTGCTAGCGGCGCGGGATGCCGCCTGATTCTGTGCTATGATTCTCTCAGTTCCAAAGCAACCCACCCCGATGAACTCAAACCTAAACCGTGCTCTGCTGACCTGGTTTGACCCCACCAACGGTCGCACCATCACGGTTATTGCCAATGATGACCTACGCCAGTCGCCTGCTCAAATGCAGCTCTGGGTTGATTCAATGAACCGGCATCTGGTGACCTCTGGGGCATATGCCAACGGGTCGCGCTACCACCTAGGGTGAGACCCTCTGGGGGACCTTGACCGGTGCCCCCTCTATACTGTAGAATTCCAAAGCAACCGACACCTGACCCGATGACCTCTGCCGAACTGAACGCTGCCATTGCCTCTGGTGAAATGAAGGTCACCCGCCTGCCCCGCCGTGGTCCCCGTCCCGGTCAGGCAGCGATGACCCGTAAAGAGGACCTTGCTGCCCGCCATCTTGAGCGCCGCATCAAGCAGGGGTGGGTTTCCCTCTGACCCCATTCCGTGCTATGATTCTCTCAGTTCCAAAGCAACCCACCTAATGGCACTCTACAACCAAGCATCCGACCTCCAGACCCGCAGCACCGTATGGGTCGGAACTAAGGTCAGCAACCTTCCTAAGTTCAATGGCACAGAATGGGAAGTAAAGCAGGGGCATCAGGCAAACTCCCATACGCGGGGATGGGAGAATGATGGTCTGTCCGCTGTTGAGTTGGCAGACCTTCACACCCCGTTCGTGGGTTGGCAGGGTCCGGGGCATCAGCACTGGTGCAACCCCGAAGCGAAGCGTCTGACCTGGGTGGGGTGAGATTCGTGGGGGTGGGGTTCGTTCCCTGCCCCCCGATTCGTGGTATGATTCTCTCAGTTCCAAAGCAACCGACCCTGATGACCTTCTCCCAAATCCTTCTCAACGCTGCCGACGACAACGGGCAAATCAGGTGGAGCACCGCCTGTCAGGCAGCAAAGGAGCACGGTCTGTTCGATGACTTCCGGACTGAGTACGGGGTAACCTCTGCCTTCGGCGGGGTCGATGCCGGTGAGTTCCTGGTCTGGTTGGGGTACTGACCCCTACCCCTTGGTCGTTCGTGTGGGGGCAGTCTGGTCGTTCGTGATAGGACAGTCCCCTTGGTGCCGCGTCCGGGTCCCGCGCCCCCGTATATAAAAACGCCTAACTACCCTAACCTACAAAGTGTTACGGAAGCGAGAGATATATAAACACCAAACATAAAAATTTTTTTCGCTATATAAAAATAAAATAAGGTTTTATAAACACGAAGATGAAAAAAAATTCCGGAGAAATTTTTGAGTCCGTACAGGTTGATCCAATTACAGGAAAATATTTTGTGATTATTCCCGAGCAAATTATTAATGAACTTTCTTGGTATGAGGATACTGAAATTAAATTCTCATTAGATGGAGAAGAAGTCATTCTCTCAGAAAAAGAGTAATTGACAATAGATACATAATGATGTATGATACTGAAGTAACTACTTTCAATTATGGCTAAAGGATTTACCGTAAAAGCAAACGCCCCCGTGGCATCAAATAAAGAAATTGAGTGGGATTATGAACTCGCAAAAGAAATGGTGAGAGGCAAATCAATTGTCTTTTGTCTTCCTGGAAGAGGAGTCTCATATGCCTACCTAAAGAGTTTTGTTCAATTATGTTTTGATCTTGTACAGAACGGTGCAAGTATTCAAATCTCCCAAGACTATTCATCGATGGTAAACTTTGCAAGATGCAAGTGCCTTGGTGCAAATGTTCTTCGTGGACCTGACCAGCTTCCTTGGGATGGAAAACTTAAGTATGATTGGCAACTTTGGATTGACTCTGATATTGTCTTTAATACTGAAAAATTCTGGCAACTTGTTCTGATGGATAGGGATATCGCATCGGGATGGTATGCAACAGAAGATGGGCACACCACATCAGTCGCTCACTGGATGGAAGAAGATGACTTCCGTAATAATGGTGGAGTTATGAATCACGAAACTGTTGAGAGTATCTCAAAGCGTCGTAAACCATTCACCGTTGATTATGCAGGATTTGGTTGGTTACTGATTAAGCACGGAGTATTTGAACACTCCGAAATGAAGTATCCCTGGTTTGCTCCCAAGATGCAAGTCTTTGAATCCGGAGAAGTTCAGGATATGTGTGGAGAAGATGTATCATTCTGTTTGGATGCAAAGGAAGCAGGATTTGAAATTTGGTGCGATCCTCGTATTAGAGTCGGTCACGAAAAGACAAGAGTGATTTGATGTCTAACGAATCTTACAATATAATCTGTAAGGGTCGTAAAATTTATTCCAATCTTACAGAAGAAGAATACTTTAATACTATGGAGGATCTGTCGGAACAATTTTATCAGACAGGTTCTCCAAATCCAAATGAAATTGAAACTGAAATTATAGGAGAAAATTAATGGCAATTAAAAAATCATCGGGTGGTGGAAAGCAGGTAATCGAATCTCTTCCCAAGAAGACCAAGCAAGGTTGTGGTGCTCATACTAAGTATTCTGCTACGTCTCGTAATAAAGCTCGTAAAAGATATAGAGGTCAGGGATAAGGGATGACTCCTGATTTAACACTCTACACCTACCTAGCACCTAGTAAAGTCTGTGCTGGAGTAGGTGTTTTTTCTTTAGTGGATATTCCAAAAGGAACAGTCATATTTGAATCAAATAAAAAAATAAAAATATCTTGGAATTCGATTTCAGATAACATTCACGGTAGAGTGAAATCAATCACTCTTAATGATGATGAAGGATTCTGGATTGATTGTGATCTCAACAAAACTTATGGTGCATATTATATTAATCATACACTTTATAATGAAAATGTAAAATATAATTATGAAAATGGATCTTGGTACGCATCTAAAGACATTTCTAAAGACGAAGAACTACTTAACACATACCAACAAGAGGAAATGAATTGGCTTACTTAAATCATAGTTTACCAGATTGGTCTTGTTACATTCGTAATGAGTTTCTTTATAATCAGAATAAAGGTCATGGCGAAGTAACTAAATGTGATGTTCACTCTGTGGCAAGTATAGAAAAACGTGTACCTCTTTTCGAAGCATTCTTAGAGAATGGTGTAAATTGGACTAGAAGACCTTTACATGCCTTTTGTTGGGATTCGAATGCAGAAATAGAACCCTTAGAAGACATTATGTATTGGGACTGCTTTTCACCTTATATTGATGTTCAAAGAAGGCACAGACTTGCAAATTTAGATGCACAACTCATTCGTCCGGACGGAAAAAAAGTATTAGGAACTTACATGTTTACTCTCGACTGGTCTTGGGAGAATAAAGGAGTACCCGATTTAAATTTTTCAGAGACTCCGGAGCATAAGTGTGCTCATTTATTTAAAGTTGAAACAGGAAATTACTATGCATATCCAAACAATCGCATTATTTGGTATGATAATGCCTGGACATTCAATAGGATCGATAAAAATCCTGGTTATGAGATTGATATGACAGTTTATTCTGTAGAAAATAAGAGAAAACTGGAAACATCAGATCATTATATGTACGAAATTGTTGACTTAGAGAAGAAATAAATAACTTTTTACTAGAATAATAATTGGAACAGTATTCAATGGGAACTCATCTCCTTTTAGAGGTGTATGATGTTAAATTTGACCTCTTAAATGATGTAATATCTCTTCAAGAAGCAATGGAGAAGGGTATTAGTCGGGCAAATATGACTATTTTAAACATTTTTTCCCATTGTTTTCTTCCACAAGGATGTACAATCGTCATTGCCCTCTCAGAAAGTCATGTATCTTGTCACACCTGGCCTGAAAATGGTTGTATAGCAATTGATGTCTATACTTGCGGTGAAGGAAATCCTAGATTAGTTGCAATTGAGTTATTAAAATATCTAAATTCCGATAATTATAATCTTCGTGAAGTAAATCGTTAAATACTAATAGGAGATAGAAACCTCCTTCATAAAAGTTCTGTTTTATTCATTAAAACAGGAGTTTCAAATGCTATTCGAATCTGACGACAATCAAAAAAGAGTTATTCAAGAAGTTGTTTATGACATTGCACCAAAACACAATCTAAAAAAACAGGTTGAACTACACGAAAAAATTCGTAATGATGAAGACTATGATGACTGGACATATGGAACAGAACCAAACTATGGTTCTTCTTGGAAGTAGATATAAATAAATAAAAAACTTTTGTTCGATGGCAATTCAAAGGATATCCAGATCATTTAAAGATATCAGTTTATCCTTTGAACCACATCCCGTGACAAAGGATCTGCCTATATTAAAAAATGAAAACGCAATTCGAAGATCTGTAAGAAATATTGTAGAAACTATTCCGACAGAAAGATTCTTCAATTCTCTATTAGGGTCCGATATTACAAAAAGTTTATTTGAATTTGTTGATTTTGGTACTGCATCAGTAATACAAAGTCAAATTGAAATATCCATTAATAACTTTGAACCAAGAGTTAATAATGTAATAGTTCAAGTAGATCCTATTCCGGATGACAATACATTTAATGTAACAATTATTTTTGATATTATAGGACAAGAATTTCCAACTCAAGAATATTCATTCATACTAGAGGCAACGAGATAAAATGCCTTTTACTAAGTTTACAAATCTAGATTTTGATCAGATAAAGACCTCTATCAAGGATTATCTCCGTGCCAACTCCACATTCACGGATTTTGACTTTGAAGGGTCTAATTTTTCGGTATTAATAGATACTCTGGCGTATAATACCTATATTACGGCATTCAACTCAAACATGATTGTGAATGAATCCTTTTTGGATTCGGCAACTCTTCGTGAAAATGTCGTTTCACTGGCAAGAAATATTGGATATGTACCTCGTTCCAGGACGGCAGCAAAGGCACAGGTATCATTTGACATATCTACTGCCGCAAATACTCCCACACTCACCTTACAGGCAGGTCTGGTGTGTGTAGGGTCCGTTGATAATACATCATATACATTTTCAATTCCAGAAAGTATATCATCAAATGTTGTTGGAGGAACAGCATCCTTTAATAATATTGACATTTATCAAGGAACCTTCTTGACAAAACAATTTGTGGTGGATGGATCTCTGGACCAAAGATTTATATTAAACAATCCATTCATAGACACCTCAACTATTTCCGTTTATGTGAAAGGAATTAATGATAGTGATCTTGGAGTAGAATATTCTTCTGTTGATAATATTCTCGAAGTAAATTCGTCTTCAAGAATCTATCTATTACAAGAAGTTCAGGATGAAAAATATGAATTACTTTTTGGCGATGGTCTTATCGGGCAAAAATTAGAAAATAATGCAGTAATCACGGTAAATTATATTGTTACTGATGGTGAAGAGGGTAATGGCGCTTCTTCATTTTCTTTTTCTGGAAGTGTTAGAAATGCAAGTAACGCGACAATTGACATAGGTTCAGTCTCTGTCGTAACAAATCAACCATCTCAAAATGGTTCTGATATAGAATCTATAGATTCTGTTAAATATTTTGCACCAAGAATATATTCATCTCAATATAGAGCAGTAACATCAAGAGATTATGAGGCAATTATAAAAAAAATATATCCGGATACAGAATCGGTTGCTATTATTGGTGGTGAAGAATTAGAACCTCCGGAATTTGGTACGGTATCGATAATTATTAAACCAAAAAATGGAACTTTTGTTTCTGATTTTAACAAACAACAAATTATTAATAAATTAAAGCAATATACTATTTCTGGAATTAATCAAAAAATAATTGATCTTAAAATATTATATGTGGAGATTGATTCATCAATTTATTATAACTATTCTCAAGTATCTGCAGTAGAATCACTAAAAACAAAAGTAGTAAATTCACTAACAGAGTACTCAAATTCTATAGATCTTAATTCATTTGGTGGAAGATTTAAGTATAGTAAGGTTCTTCAAATAATTGACAATAGTGATACTTCTATAACTTCTAATATTACTAAGGTTAGAATTAGAAGAGATTTGATGGCAATGATAAACCAGTTTGCTCAATATGAATTATGCTTTGGAAATAAGTTTCATATTAATTCTGATGGTTTTAATATTAAAAGTACAGGATTTAAAATTTCAATAGATTCGGATACAGTATACCTAACGGATGTTCCTAATACTGACGGAAAAACCGGAATATTGTCAATAGTAAAACCTTTAAGTGATGGAACTATAAGAGTTGTTATAAAATCTGCCGGAACAGTTGATTATGAAAAGGGTGAAATTAAATTAGGAACCGTAAATATTATATCGACATCTAAGGAAAACAATATTATTGAAATACAAGCATTTCCTGAATCAAATGATGTTATAGGACTAAAAGATTTATATTTAAATTTTAGTATTTCAGAAAGCACAATAAATATGGTAAGAGATGTAATTGCCTCTGGTGATGAAATATCCGGTACATTATTTACCAGAGACTATTACACATCAAGTTATTCAAACGGGAATTTAATAAGAGCGTAATATGATACAGACTGGGTTCGAATCTAGAGTTAAGGTTCAGCAAGTTATTGAAAATCAGCTTCCAAATTTTATTTTGGATGAGAGTCCAAATACGGCAGAATTTTTAAAGCAATATTATATTTCTCAAGAATATCAAAGTGGCGTAGTTGATATTGCAGAAAATTTAGACCAATATCTGAAGTTAGATAATTTAACTCCAGAAGTTATTGTAGGATCTACCGAACTATCTACCAATATTTCATCTTCTTCGGGAATTGTTACAGTTACTTCCACTAAAGGATTTCCTCAAACTTATGGATTATTAAAAATTGATGATGAAATTATTACATATACTGGAATAACTACAAATACATTTACTGGATGTGTTCGTGGATTTAGTGGTGTTACTAATTATCATTCAGATTCGAATCAAGAGGAGTTAGTATTTTCGGAATCGGTATCTGCATCCCATAATGAAGGTTCTTCTGTACAAAATCTAAGTTCTTTATTCCTAAAAGAATTTTATAAAAAAATAAAGTATACTTTTACTCCTGGTCTAGAAGACGTTGATTTTGTATCAGATTTAAATGTTGGTAACTTTATAAAAGAAGCAAGATCCTTTTATCAGGCAAAAGGAACTGATGAATCATTTAGAATTTTATTTAATGTTTTATATGGAGTAACTCCTCAGGTAGTAAATTTAGAGAATTTTTTAATTAAACCATCTTCGGCAGAATTTATAAGAAGAGAAATTGTAATTGCAGAAAGAATTTCTGGAAATCCTTCTAAATTACTAGGTCAAACAATTAAAAAATTTAATGATGATGGTACTAGTGCCTCAATTTCTGAAATAGCACCATTTACTAGAAATAATGTACAATATTTTAAAATTTCACTTTTTGTTGGATATAATGATACTTCTGCTGTTCTTGGAAATTTTACAATTACCCCAAATACAAAAAGTCTAAAAAATGTCACTATTGGGTCATCAGTAATATCAGTAGATTCTACAATAGGATTCCCAGAACAAGGAACAATCATATCTGGAAACAATACAATTACTTATACTAGCAAAAGTATTAATCAGTTTTTTGGATGTACAGGAATTATATCTGAGATTTTCTCAACAGATGATATAAGATCTGATGAAATTTATTATGGTTATGAAGATGGAGATCTAAACAAAAAAGTTGAGTTGAGACTTACTGGAGTATTATCCAAATTTGTTCAAGTATCGGATACTTTGAATTTGGATGAAGGGCAAATAATCTCAGTTAAAAATATTGGAGATTTAATTAAAAATCCACAGCAAAATAAGACATACGAAGAAGTTTTTGCAAATTCCTGGATATACAATACGGGATCTAGATATGAAATAGAAAATATCAGCAACTTTACCCTTACAAGTCCTATTGACAGGTCTAGTTTAAAAATCGGGGATGAAGTTGAAATTTTAGAAAGAGATAGTACTACTGTAGTGTCATCCTCGGGTGCATATGTTTCGGACATTATATTTTCACAAAATAGAGTTATTATTGATAATTTGGTATTTTCTCCAGAAAATGAAGCAAAATATGATTTAAGAAGAAAAATTAATACCGCAAATAGCACTATTGTTCCAATACAGTTTGGAAATAATGTTATTTTATCCGATATTCAAAATTTATATACTGATGATGAGTATGCATATGTAGCTTCTAACTCATTACCTTCAGGTAGAGATGGATATAATGGAAATTTTACATACAGAATAACAAAAGATATTAAATCATCAGTTGCACTAGAGATATCCGATGAAATAGATAATAACTATACAAGCATAGTATTTCAAAACCCTGTTCCATTTATTACTGGAGATAGAGTCTACTACCAACCATCAGGAACACCTATTGTTGGATTAGATACTGGAGATTATTATGTGCAAGTTCTAAATCCTTCCAATAAAATAAGACTATATTCATCATTATCATTTGTTGGAACTAATGATTTCTTAACATTCTCAGATTCAAATTTTGTTAATCAAACTCATAGATTTACATTATATTCTCAAAAATCTAACATAATTGGAGCTCAAAAATTATTTAAAAAATTTCCATTATCTGAAAATATCGATACCGGAACTGGAGAATTAACACTTCCAGGTTCAATTGGAATGTTAATTAATGGTGTAGAAATTAATAATTACAAATCTAATGATAAAGTATACTATGGTCCCTTAAAATCTATTAGTGTATTAAATGGTGGAATTGGATATGATGTCATTAATCCTCCGCTAATATCGGTTTCTTCCGGAACTGGATCTACAGCATTAGTTCGTCCAGTAGTTAGTGGGTCAATTAAAAAAGTTTATATTGATTCTCAAGACTATGATATCAATACAATCGTATCTATTGGTATAACTGGCGGTAATGGGTCTGGTTGTGTATTAGAACCTATTATTACAAAGAGAAAGAGAGATATTTTGTTTGATGCCAGGTTGTCAACAAATTCCGGAGGAATTAGTTCAACCACAAATCAATTGTCGTTTTTAACGGATCACAATTTAAGTAATGGAGAATTAATAGTTTACAATTCTAATGGAAATTCTCCAATTGGTATTGGGTCTACAAATTTAACTTTAGTAAATAATGCAACATATTATTCCAAAATTGATAACAATAGAACTATCAGACTCTATCAAACTAATTCAGATTACTTATCCGGAATCAATACAGTATCTTTTAGTGGAACTAATACTGCAGGAATTCATAAGTTTTCTACCGCATCATTTAAAAATACCATATCAGAGATTAAAATATTAAATGGTGGTAGTGGATACACGAATAGAGAATTAATTGTCTCTTCGGCAGGAATATCTACATCCAACAACACAATTAATTTTAAAAACCACGGATTTAATGACGGGGAACTTGTAACTTATCAATATCAAACATCTACAATTGGAATTTCAACATTATCTCAATATTATGTATTGAAAAATAATGATGATTCTTTTAGACTTTGTGATGCTGGAATTGGTGGAACTGACATATCAAACTACACTAGAAAAAATTATATTAAATTTTCTTCTATTGGATCTGGATATCAATATTTTAGTTATCCTGATATTTCTGTTTCTATACAATATACCCCTGTTGGATTTGGTACTACAAGTCAACAGATTCAATCTCTTGTAGCATCTCCAATTGTTAAAGGCAGTATTATAGATGTGTATCTATATGAAAGTGGAGTTGGATATGGATCCACAATTATAAATCTTGAAAGAAGACCATTAATAACAATAAAAACCGGAAGTGAGGCAAAATTAAAACCAATTATCACCAACGGTCAAATTAATTCTGTAAATATTCAATATGGTGGTGTTGATTATTATTCAATTCCCGATTTGATTGTAACTGATTTAACTGGTGTAGGGTCCGGAGCAGATTTAAGACCAGTCATTACTAACCAAAAAATAACAGATATTAAGATAATAAATCCAGGAATTGGATACTCCACCAATTCTACAATAATTGAAGTAAAATCTGCAGGTTCTAATGCAATTCTAAATGCTAATATTAGATCTCTAACTGTCAATAATAACTTAAAGATTGGTGATGAGATTTTAATAGAATCTGAAAATGAATTGCAGTATTCTGTTTGTGGATATTTTGAAAATTTAAGAAATTCATTTGGTGATAATGGTCTGCAAGTATCTAATATAATCGGATGGGCATATGATGGAAATCCAATATATGGACCATATGGATATTTTGATTCGGAAGATTCAAACTCTGTTCCTAAATTGTTAGAATCTGGATATGCACTAAATCCTTCCAATGTTGTCGATAGACCTTCATTTCCATCAGGATTTTTTGTTGAAGATTATGAGTATACAAATTCTGGAGACTTGGATGAAAATAATGGAAGATTTGGAAGAACGCCAGAATTTCCAAATGGAGTATATGCATATTTTGCAACTCTTGACACTTTTTTGACCCCAATATTTCCCTATTTTGTAGGAAACAAATATAGATCTAATACTTTAAATGAAAATTCTACTTTAAATCAAACATTTGATTTTAATAACTCAAATTTACTTAGAAATACTCTACCATATAAAGTGTCTGATGATTATGCAAAAAATGATTTTATAACAGAGACTAATGAAATTACGAACCAAGAGTCAATTGTTGAATCAGTATCCGAAGGATTTGTAAATGCATTTGATATTATTAATTCCGGATCCGATTATAAAGTTAATGATGTTTTAAATTTTGATGGTGCCAATACTTCTGGTGGTGGATTAGTAGCAAGAGTCTCTTCAATAGAAGGAAAAGATATTACAAAAATAGATACTTCAGTAGAAACTTATGAGAATTCTATTTTTACATATAATGACGGAGAAGAAGTAAAGGTTACCATTAAACCATATCATAATTTTTCCAATAATGATTTTGTTGTGATTTCGGGATTTTCGACCAATCTATCCAAGTTAAATAATTCATATAAGATTGGAGTATCTTCCTATTACTCAAATGTTCTTAAGGATGTTCCCTCATCAACATCTGGATTCACAACTGAGATTTACATTACTCAACTTCCAACAAGGGTATCTGTAGGAAGTAGTATTAGAATAGGCAGTGAAACACTATCGGTGCTTGAAGTATATGAAAACCTTAATATACTTAAAGTACAAAGAGGATCTACTGGAGTATCTCATACGGCAACTACTCAAATAAACTTTATTCCAGATTCATTTACTATTTCACAAAAAATAGATTACTTTGAGTCTAATGTAAATAATAAGGTGTTTTTTAATCCAGTACAATCAGTAGGAATTGGTACTACACCTGGAATTACAAATAAACTAACATTTGAATTTGGAGATTCTAATATTACCAGAATTGTCCCAACACAGGGAATTTATATTGAGAATCATCCATTTACAAATAATCAACTAGTAACATTTACAAATAATGGTTCAAATATTGCAGTTTCTACTTCACCAACAGGAACTCAATTTAATTTACCTCAAAATGTATATGTAACTGATAAGAATATTAATACTATTGGAATAAAAACCACACTCAACTCTTCTGAGGTATTTTTTATTACTAATGGTAGTGATAATGATAAGTATTCATTTGAAAGTGTATATCCACAGATAGTTGGAAAAGTTGAAAGAGTTAAGTCTACTGTTTCAGTATCAACTTCTCACGAACTTTCTAGTGGAGATGTTATTAGTTTAAGTATCGAACCAAATCTTTCTGTAGGGATTGGAACTTCCACATCAATTTATATCAAAAGAGATTTAATAACTGACAATATTTTAATTAATCCAATTGGATTTAGTTCAACGGCAATTAATACTACAACAAATACTATTTCAATTAATTCACATAACTTAAAAACTGGAGATAAGGTTTTATATTCATCCAATTTAGTTGCATCCGGATTATCAACTGGATTTTATTATGTTTATAGAGTTAATGAAAATATAATAAAACTTTCTGAAACATATGTAGATTCTAAAACTGTTCCTCCAACAACTGTAAATATCTCCAGTACTGGTGGGTCGAGTCAAAGTATTTCATTAATAAATCCACAAATTAAATCATTTAAAAATAATAACTTAGTATTTAACTTATCCGATAGTTCTTTAGTGGGATATAAATTTAAACTTTATTATGATAATCAATATAATAATGAGTTTATTTCAACTCCATCATCCGACTTATTTACATTATCTGGTATAGGAACCATTGGAGTTTCTACTAATGCTTCTTCAACTATCAATTATAGTGAAAATCTACCAACTAAATTATACTACAATTTAGAAAAATCCGGATATATTAGTACTTCTGACAAAGAAGTGAGTAATTATTCTGAAATATTATTTGTGAATAGTATATACAATTCCAATTATACAATTTCTGGCGTAGGGTCAACAACATTTAGCATTTCTTTATCAGAAAAACCGGAAAAATTATCATATACTCAAAATGAGTGTGATAAATTGCAATACACCACAACATCATTATCAGCAAAAGGTTCTATTAATAAAATTAATATTATTTCTGGTAGTTCTGGATATAAAAAACTTCCCACATTTGTAGGATCTAATTCTATCGATGGAAAAGATGCCTACATTACTCCAAAATCAACGTCCATAGGTAATGCAAAAGAAGTAAGAATCATTAATGAAGGATTTCAATATTCATCAGATAAAACTTTACAACCAACTGCATTAATATCTCCACTAATTACAATTAAAAATTCAAATACAATTGGTATTATTACAGTTACAGATGGTGGAAAAGGATATACTGATGCGCCATCAGTAATAATTGTGGATTCAAGCACTGGTGAACAAATTGATAGTGGAATATTAGAAGCAAAACTGTCCGGAAATTCTATTGATTCTGTAAATATCATACAACAACCAAAGGGTCTTCCAGAAACAACGGTACAATTATTCACCACCAATAATACTAATGGAATTAGTATTCAACAAGTTCAATCTTCTTCAAGTGGAATTTTTACTTGCTTCATAACAACACCAACTTTAGGATTTTCCGCCTTCCCATTTTCTAGTGGAGATAAAGTATTTGTAGAAGGAATTCAAAAATTTAGCACTGAAGGGACTGGATTTAATTCTGAAGATTATGGATATCAATTCTTTACGATTAATAACTATAGTAATGCTGGAACTCTTGATTCAGTAACAATTAACATTTCTGGATTAACCACAAATACGGGGATAGCAAAAACAATTCAGGATTCTGTTGGAAATATTATAAAAAGCACAGATTATCCCATATTTAATGTTACACAAATTCAATCTGAGTTTATTATTGGAGAAAAACTAATCTCAAATAATACTGAGAGAGATTTAGAAATTTCCTCTTATGAAAATTCATTTATTAAAGTATCTGGAACTTATGATTTGTCTGTTGGGGAAATTATTGTAGGAAAAGAATCTGGAAATGTAGCGACAATAGATAAAATTGAATCTGGTATTGGTAGATTTAAGGTTGACTACTCAATTGAAAAAAATATTGGATGGTCTAATGATATTGGTAAATTGGATCAAGATAATCAAGTTGTTGCTGATAATGATTATTATCAAAATCTTTCCTATACTATAAAGAGTCCAATTACATATCAAGAATTAAGAACACCAGTTAATAGTTTAGTTCATACAAGTGGATTGAAGAATTTTGCAGATACTGGAATTACATCAACTGCAAACTTTGATGTTGTAACTTCCAATAATAATATAAGTATACTTTATGACATAATAGAGGAAAATAGAGTAGATACAATTTATGATTTTGATTTAGTAAAAGATATTGATTTAGTTGGAACTTCTTCAAAGTTTTTAAAATTAAAAAATAAAAAATTAACTGATTATATTGAGTGTAGAAGTAATGTAGTTTTAAAAATAGATGACATAAATCGTCAATTTTCCGACTCTGATGGAAATCCAAGTGAATTTATTAATTTACTAGAATTAAATACTGGAGTATCTTATGATAATATATTGGTCAGGGTTTCCAGTCTGGACAATACCGAAATTCAATTAACGGAATTAGTTTTACTGAATGATGGAAGTAATTCATTTTTGGCTGAAAAATCAACACTAGTCAACGCTGGAGTTGGACTTACGCATATTTCTGGAGAACCTATAGGAGAATTTATATTAATTACAGATGATGTAGATGATAGTAATTACTTAAGATTTGTTCCAAAAGATCCATTCAATATTGATTATGATATTAAATTAATTAATAGCAATTTTAATTCTGTTTTGCCAGGAATTGGAACAACTTCTGTTGGATTTATCAATTTAACTGGTTCAAATAGAACTGCGACAACTGGAATACAAACTTCAATTATATCCGTACAGGCAAATAAATTTTCTTCATTATATTCAAATATTCAGATTATTGATTCAGTAACAAATCAAATGAACTTTGTTGAAGTATATTTGAACCACGATGGGACAGACACTTATATATCAGAATATTATTTTGATTCTGAATTTTTAAGCAATTATTATTCTGGAAATAACATAGGCTCATTTGGTGCAAGCATTTCTTCTGGAGTTTTATCATTAAACTATATTAACAATTCCCCAAATTCAGTAAATGTTAGATCAAAGATTGTTGGGTTTGGAACAACATCTGTGGGTGCAGATACATATAGATTCATATCTCCAGGTCAAATACCAGGAAATGAAAGGAGTGCTATATATCAATCAACTTATTCATCTACAGTTTCTTCAGCATCAACTGTAATATCACTGAATAAAACTAATTTTAATGCAGTCAAATCTTTAGTAGAAGTAAGTGTTGGGTCAACAAGTGCTCTTCATCAAATAATGTTAGTGCAGGATGAAACTAACATTTATGTTCAACAATCACCTTTTCTTTCTGTCGGAAGTACAAACGGAATTGGAACTTTTGGTGGAGAATATTCTGGTAGTAATTTCATACTAAAATTTTATCCAGAACCATCAGTAACTTCTGAGGTTAATATTTTAGCATTTAATCAGTGCTTGTATACAACTTTAGATACACAAAATACTGCTCCAAGTTTAAGTTATGGAACAATAGAAGAATCGATTGATATTGAGCAGTATAATGCAATTAATGGAAATAGAATTAATAGAAATAATTTTAATTTAAAATCCAATGGAATTGAAATTTTTGCAAAAAGATTTAATCCTACAAATTCAACAATTTTAGATCCATCAACGGGAATATTTACTATACAAAACCATTTTTTCAGCAACTTAGAAGAACTTATCTATACACCAAAATCAACATTTATTGGAGTTGGTGCTAGTGCAATGGAAATTGGTGCTGGTCCGACATTGTTACCTTCAGAGGTATATGTCATCAAATTGTCAGATAGTACATTTAAATTAGCAACAACTAAGTCTAATGCTATTTCTGGAATTGCAGTTACATTTACTTCATATGGTAGCGGTAATGCACATCAACTAGAAATGGATAAAAAACTTGAAAAAGCACTAATTACTATTGATAATATAGTTCAATATCCATTATTATTTACTCCAATATCATACACTTTGCTTAATAATGGTGGACAAATAAGTGCAGGTTCTTCAATATTTGCCTTGAGTGGAATATCTACAATTATACCAAAAGATATTCTAAAAATTGATAATGAATATATGGGAATAATTAATGTTGGATTGGGAACAACCAATGTTGGACCAATTACAAATAGTGGAAATATCAATTTAGTCGAAGTCACTAGAGGATTTGTTGGGTCATCGGCATCGACTCACACAGATTCTACTTCAGTAAGAATTTATAAAGGATCTTATAATATTGTTGATGGTGATATTTTCTTTGCAGAATCTCCAAGAGGAAATCCTCAAATAATTAAAGATTCTAGTAATTTGACTTTTGAAACTTCCGATTTTACCGGAAGAGTTTTCTTGAGAAATGATTATACATCAAATCAACTATATGACGATATTTCAAGTCAATTTACAGGTATTGGTAGAACTTTTACATTAACTGTCGGTGGGGCAAACACTGTAGGGTTGGGAACCAGTGGAGGAAATGGAATTTTATTCATAAATGGTGTTTTCCAAACTCCAACAACTCTCAATAACCCAGAAAATAATTTTAGTATTATTGAAAATACTGTTTCAGGAATATCTAGTGTGGTATTCTCTGGAATTAGAGATCCAGATAATCTTAATATTATTACTTCGGAGTTTGATGTAAATCAAAACCAAACCCCTAGAGGAGGAATAATTGTTTCCTTGGGTTCTTCTACTGGTCTTGGATATGCACCTCTTGTGGGAGCAGCAGTAACTGCCGTAGTTGGGGCAGGGGGTAGTATAGTATCTGTTGGACTAGGAACTACCGATAATCTTGGTTCTGGATACAATGGTATTGTTTCCGTAGGAGTTTCAGTATATCAAAATGGACACACAGGAGCAGCAGCGACGATATCGGCAACAGTTGGAGCGGGCGGCGTCTTATCATTCGCCGTTGTTGGAGGAGGTACGGGGTATACGAATCCTCAAGTATTTGTATCAGAACCTTCATATGAAAATTTAAATGTAATCGGAGTATCTAGATTAGGAGTTGGAGCAACAACAAATACTGGAATAGGTCTTTTACTTAATGTCGAAGTTGGAGCAAGTTCTACAACTGGAATAGGATCAACATACTTTGAAGTTTCTAAATTTAGTATTTCAAGACAGGGTTACTCGTTCCGAAGAGGAGATGTATTTAAACCAGTTGGATTGGTGACTGCTAAAGGATTGGCATCTCCATTATCAGAGTTCCAATTGACTGTGGTTGATACATTTTCAGATTCTTTTGCTGCTTGGCAGTTTGGTGAGTTTGATTATATAGATTCTATAAAAAATTATCAGGATGGAGTCAGAACAAGATTCCCACTATATTATAATAATGAATTATTGAGTTTTGAATCTTCAGAAGGTTCTCAAGTAAATCTTTCAAATGCACTATTAATTGTTATAAATGGAGTAATTCAAGATCCTGGAGTTGCATATCAATTTGATGGCGGAACTAGTTTCATATTTACAACTGCTCCAAGACCAGAGGATAATGTTGCAATTTTCTTCTATAAAGGAACTGATGGTGTTGATGTTATTGTAAATGATTCAATTAATGAAACTTTAAAAAGAGGTGATACTGTACAAGTTCTTAAAAATAATTCAATTCCAGGAACAATAACACAAGACAAGAGAATAGTATTTGATTTATCATTCTCCGATAAGTTTGAAACTAATTTATATTCAAACCAAGGTGTTGACTCTGAAAATAATAAACCATTAAGTTGGATTAAGCAAAAAGTTGATAGGAAAATTAACGGAGAAGACGTTTATAAAACTAGAGATTCTATTGAGTCTTTAATTTATCCAACCGCTAAGATTATTAAAGATTTTTCAACCACAGATACTCAAATATTTGTAGATAATGCAGAATTCTTTGAGTATGATAATACTATTAGTCCAGAACCTTTTAGTTCTTTAATTGTCAATGGAATTTCCACTAATGCAAGTGGAGCAGTAGAATTAATTTCAAATATTACTTTAATTAACGGATTCTCTGGAATTATTACAGGAATTACAACCACAACAGGTAGTGGAGGTAATCCACTGGCACTTAAATTCCATTTAAATTCTTCATCATTTACAGGTCTATCTACTGGATATCCAATTTATATCTTTGATACAAGAGTTGGGAAGGGAGTCACTTCTATTAATACTTCTAATTCTGCGGTGGTTGGAATTGGAACAACTTTTATAGATAATATTTACTACATTCATCAGTTCTCCTCTAGTGGTACTGTTGGAATCATTACTTGTAATATATTATCAACCACATCTACGACTGGACTCTCTTCTTCTGGAAGTATATCAAATCCTGTTGGTAAATATTCTTGGGGTAGAATGTCTGGATTTAGTAGGTCAGGTTCTCCAATTTCAATAGGAGTAACCGGAAATACTGTGGATGTTGGATTAACAACCTTTGCAACGATTCAAAGAAGGGGAATTGGAATTAGACAAACAGGAGCACTTCCAAAACTCTTATAAATACTTAAAAAAAATATTAATATGGCAGCAATCGTAACAGATCAATTTAGAATATTAAATGCGAGCAATTTTATAGACTCTGTTGTAGATAGTAGTAATTCTTATTATGTTTTTTTGGGTTTAGATAATCCTGCACAAGTTGGATTTGGAAGAACTACTACTTGGAATGATGATACTCCAAATCCAACTGATAATTTAGAATATTTAAGTCACTATAGAGATACATCTTTATTTGGTAAAAAAGTTACGTCTAGCAATATTAGAAGACTCATAAGAAAGGTTACTTGGACTTCCAATACATCTTATGAGATGTATAGACACGATTATAGCATTCAGAATCCAACACCAAATTCAAACTCAAGTAGGTTATATGACTCAAATTATTATGTAATTAATAGTGATTTTAGAGTTTATATTTGTATAGATAATGGTTCTTCTGGTACAAATTTAAAGGGAAATAAATCTCAAGATGAACCTACATTTACAGATTTAGAACCATCTGCAGCTGGAATAAGTGGAGATGGTTATATTTGGAAATATCTCTTTTCAGTCTCTCCAAGTGATATTGTAAAGTTTGATTCAACAGAATATGTTGTTGTTCCAAATGATTGGACAACATCAACAGATTCTCAGATTATAAGTGTAAGAGAAAATGGGGATTCTGGAGATACAAACCCAAATCAAATCAAAAAAGTATATATTCAAAATGGAGGAAGTGGATATAGTTCTGGTGTTGTTGATATTCTTGGTGATGGATCTGGTGGTAGAGTTTCTATAACAGTCAATAGTAGTGGATCTATTGTATCTACTCAAATTGTTGCAGGTGGATTTGGATATACTTGGGGAATCGTTGACTTGGGAAGTCTTCGTCCTGGTGGAAGTCTTCCAAATCCAGCAAAACTAATACCAATCATTCCCCCATCAAACGGGCATGGATATGACATTTATACTGAATTAGGAACAGATAAAGTATTAGTATATGCCAGATTTGATGACTCAACAAAAGATTTTCCAACTGATACCAAATTTGCTCAAGTTGGAATTATAAAAAATCCAACTACTTTTTCATCTGATACTGTTATCTTTACGGAAAATCAATATTCATCTCTAGGGGCGATTAAATTAACTTCAGGTTTTACTGGAACTCCAGTTATCGGAGAAGAAATGACTCAAACTGTAACCAATGGAACTGCAAGAGGTTATGTGGCTTCATATGATAGTGAAACTAAGGTATTAAAATATTTTCAAGATAGATCTTTATTTTTTGGAAATAGTTTAGATCAAACTGACCGAAATGATAACTCTAAAGTTTATAATTTTGAATCTTCGGCAAATCCTATCAGTCCATTTGCAGGATCTATTGATACTAGTTTTGGTTCTCTCACCCCAACAAATAAAGTTACTGTTGGAAATAAAGTTATAGATTTAGGAGTAACTTTTACAGCAGGTCTTGCAAATCCTGAGATAAATAAAAAGACAGGAGATATAATTTATATTGATAATAGACCCCTGGTAACAAGAGACATTAGGCAAAAAGAAGACATTAAAATTATCCTGGAATTCTAAAAAAAAAAATGACACAGAAAACAGATTTAAACATCAATCCATATTATGATGACTTTGATTCTGAAAAGAATTTTTATAAAGTCTTGTTTAAACCAGGATATCCAGTACAGGCAAGAGAGCTAACAACTCTTCAATCTATTTTGCAGGATCAGGTAAAGTCTTTTGGAAGTCATATATTTAAAGAGGGATCGGTAGTTATTCCTGGAAATATTGCCTATGATGGAAATTTCAATTCCGTAAAACTTAATCCAACTAATTTTGGGGTTGATATTTCTATCTATATTAATAATTTTATTGGCAAAAAAATAACAGGGCAAATATCAGGAACAACAGCAATAATTCAATTTGTCGCGCTCCCTGATGGAGAAAATGTAGAGGATTTAACAATATATGTAAAATATTTGGATTCTGATAATAATTTTCAGTTTAATCCTTTTGAAGATGGAGAATCATTAGTTGCAGAAGAAAATATAACTTATGGCAACACTACTATTAATGCAGGAACTCCATTTGCATCATTAATACTATTGAACGCAACATCTGTAGGTTCTTCAGCATCTATTGGTGATGGAATTTATTTTATTAGAGGTTATTTTGTTAATGTATCTAAACAAACCATAATTTTAGATAATTATACAAATACACCTTCATATAGGGTTGGTCTAAAAATTGACGAATTAATTCTCAATGCTGGGGATGACAGTTCATTATACGACCCCTCTAAAGGATTTACAAACTACGCAGCACCTGGAGCAGATAGATTTAAGATTGATTTAACTCTAACAAAGAAATTAATATCAGATATTAATGATACTGATTTTGTTGAACTTTTGAGAGTTGAAAATGGAAAAATTAAAATAATTGAGCAAAAAAGTCAATATGATATAATTAAAGATTATATGGCAGAAAGAACTTATGATGAATCTGGTGATTATACTGTAGAGCCATTTAATCTGTCCGTAAATAATTCTTTAAATGATAGATTGGGTAATAACGGTTTGTTTTTTAATACAGAAATTACTGAACAAAAAAACACACCATCAGAAGACTTGATGTGTTTAAAAATATCCCCAGGAAAGGCTTATGTAAGGGGATATGATATAGAAAAAATTTCAACAACTATTATTGATGTTGATAAACCGAGAGATACTAAATCTATTCCAAATGTAAATATTCCCTTTGAGATGGGAAATATTATAGGAGTAAATAATGTATCTGGAACACCAAAACCAAAATACGCAATAGATTTATATAATCAACTCAATTCTACCGGATCCATAATTGGTAATGCACGAGTATATAGTTTTAGTTTAACTGATGCTGCCTATAGTAATGATATCACTAATTGGGATCTGTATCTTTATGATATTCAAACTTATACAACTCTTGTTCTAAATTCCACAATATCAAGTACAGAATTACCAGCAACATCATTTGTAAGGGGAAAAAGTAGCGGCGCTAGTGGATATGCAGTTTCTGCTGGTGGAGCATCTGATACAATCAGCCTAAGACAAACTTCCGGAACATTTTCAGTTGGAGAACAATTGATTATCAATGGTCTTGATTTTCCAAGAACTATCAAAACCGTAACTGCATATTCAACCGAAGATATTAAATCTGTAAAACAAACAACTGCAGTATCTGGTCTTCCAGTAGATTTTACCGCCGATTGTTTTCTTGAAAGATTTAGACTTCCAAATGGAGTGACTCAAGTAACTATCAGCGGAGGAAATACTGTAGTAAGTCCTGGAAAATTTTTCACTGGCATAAAAGTTAATTCAATTATTAGGTATCAAACTACCACAGGAGATGAGTCATTTAACAGAGTAACAGCAGTTTCTCCTGAAGGTACTTCATTAACTATTACTACAACTCCTGGAGTTTCTGGAATATATTCTGGTTCAGTTACAAACGGAACTTATAATAATATTTTCATTGGAGCACCAGTAATAAGAAATGAGAATTCTGGATTCCTATATGCACAGTTACCAGATCCTAATGTTTCTTCAGTAAATCTTTCAGATTCATTACTAACAATTTCTGAACAAATAACAGGAGAAACTACTGATTCTAATGGAGTATTAACATTTAACTTGTCAGCAGTTGCTGGTATTACTAGTGCATTTTTTACAACATTTGATGAAGAAAGATACTCAGTACACTATAATGATGGCAGTATCGGATCTGTAACTTCGGATCAATTTGTTTTGAGTGGAAATACGGTAACTATCAGTGGATTGTCCGCTTCTCAGTCAAATGTTGTCGTAAATGTCACATTAGTTAAAAATGGAATTCAAAGCAAAGTAAAAACATATAATAAAAGTAAAACTTTAACTGTAGCAAGATCGAAGTATCCACAATCAGGAACTGGTATTAGTTCTTCAATTGGGGATGGTCTTACATACAATCAATTTTATGGACTAAGAGTTCAAGATGAGGAAATATCATTAAATTACCCAGATGTGGTAAAAATTATTTCAGTTTATGAGTCATTTGATTCTTCAGCACCCACCTTAGATCAGATACAATTTGGCGCTAGTGCTAATGTATCGACAAATGCTATTATTGGTGAAAATATTTTAGGAAATAATAGTAAATCTATCGCAAGAGTTGTTTCAAGTCCATCTTCCAATATTCTTAGTGTAGTATATTTAAATTCAGAAAGATTTGAAGATTTGGAAACTGTTACATTCGAAGAATCAAATATAACTACAGAAATTGAAGCAATAACTCCAGGAAAGTATAAAGATATTACCAATTCATATAGACTTGATAAAGGGCAGAAAGATCAATATTACGACTATTCTAAAATTGTTAGGAATAAGAACACTACAGAGCCATCAAAACAACTTTTAGTTGTATTTGACTATTATTCGATTCCTTCTAATGATAGTGGCGATGTATTTACTGTGTTAAGTTATGACAAAGACCGATTTACACATGATGTTCCTTTCATTGGACCAAGATCTGTAAGATCTTCTGATACTTTAGATTTTAGACCAAGAGTTTCAATTTTTACCTCAGCTAGTTCTTCCCCATTTGATTTCTCATCAAGAACTTTAGAACCCACACGCATTTTATCACCAAATGAAAGTTCACTACTTGGTTACGATTATTACTTAGCAAGAATTGATAAATTATATCTTGATAAGAATAAAAACTTTATTCTAGAAAAAGGAATATCTTCAAATACCCCTAAGGCGCCAGATAAAAATGATGCGGTAATGGAAATTGCAACCATAAAATTACCACCATATCTTTATAATCCAGCAAATGCAGTAGTGACATTAAAGGATAATAGAAGATATACAATGAGAGATATTGGTTTAATTGAAGATAGGGTAGAAAACTTAGAGAGAGTTACTTCATTGTCTTTACTTGAAGTAAATACGCAGACTTTACAAATTCAAGATGCTGATGGCAATAATAGATTTAAGAGTGGATTTTTTGTAGATGATTTTAAAAATTATTCCTTCATTAATAGGGGATTATCTTCTATTAGAGTTAATACATCCACAAATGAAATAACACCGATTACTAGTAGAAATTCACTTAAATCACAAATTGCACCCGAATCTGCAGTTACTGATGAAAATTTAGATTTTTCGGAAAATTTTAAGTTACTAGATCCAAATGTTGTAAAAACAGGAAAAGCAGTAACTTTAAAGTATGAATCTACTGGATGGATAGAACAAGCATTTGCAACAACAGTTGAAAATGTAAATCCGTTTAATGTAATTGTTTATAGTGGTGATATTAAGTTAAGTCCGGAAATTGACAATTGGGTGAGAACAGTTCAACTTCCAGATAAAAATATTGACATAACATTAAATTCTAGTAGAACGCTTACTAACAATTTAACAAGTGATGTTTTTGTTACTCTAACACCGATTAATACTCAAACGAGTAAAACTGTTAATTTGCCAACTATAAGGGGAGGAGGTAATAGAACTGTAACGTCCTCAACTGATACTGTAACGTCCTCAACTGCCACTAATACTACTTCTACTATTTCAACAACTGAAAATTTTGATACCACAAGCAATACTGATACAACGATAAGAAATGTATTAATATCTTCATCTAAGGAATCATTTATGAGATCCAGAAATATTCAATTTTCTGCATCTAATATCAAACCATCTACACAATTTTATCAGTTTCTTGATGGAAATAGTGGAGTTGATTTTATTCCAAAATTAATTGAAATATCAAACCCATCTAAAGCATTTGTGGTTGGGGAAACCGTTGTGGGAACATTTGGTGGTAATAATTTAATTTCATTTAGAGTTGCAACACCAAATCATAAGTATGGTCCATATAATGCACCATCCACTACATATACAATTAACCCATATATTAGAACCGAATCCATAGCATCTGGATATAGTCAATCATCAAAAATTTTGAATATTGATACTGTTTCATTATCAGAAGAGGCTCAAGGAAAGTATTCTGGATATTTACTTAAGGGTATGCAATTGGTTGGTCAGACTAGTGGTGCTGTGGCAACTGTTGGTGATTTAAGACTTATTTCTGATAATTTTGGAGACTTGATTGGAACCTTTTATTTAAGAAATCCAAATACAATCCCAACTCCAACTGTAAGAATTTCTACTGGAACTAAAACATTTAAGTTGAGTTCAAGTTCAACAAACGATCCAGGTCTTCCAGGAAGTTCAGATACTTCAGTTGCCGAAACAAACTTCAATTCTGATGGTACGCTTGAACAGTGGGAAAATACTGTTACGGCAACTACTAAAAATCTAACAACAAAAACATCCACTAATCTTACAACAAATACAACAACTTCAGTAACAACGATAAACACTCATACTAGAACAACTATCCAGAGATTTGTAGACCCTCTTGCACAATCTTTTGTTGTTGGTGGAAATATAGAGGCTCCAGATTCTTCTAGAGAAGGATTGGCAACTGATGATTCTAATGGTGCCTTTTTAACTGCCGTTGATTTATTCTTTGCCAAAAAAGATAGTGGAAATGCTACGGTAAAAGTTGAAATAAGAACTGTAGAACTGGGAACACCCACAAGGATTGTTATTGGAAATTCGGTTACATTAAGACCAAGTGAAGTAAATGTTTCTTCAGATGCTTCTATTGCCACTAAAGTTACTTTTGATGAGCCAATTTATCTTCCACCTGGGAGAGAATATGCTGTTGTAATTATTTCAGAAAATAGTGATCAGTATGAGATGTGGACTGCGGTCATGGGAGAAAAAACTGTTAATACAAAAGATCTTCCAGATGTTAGTGCCGTCACTTATTCAAAACAGTTTGCGATGGGAAGTCTGTTTAAATCCCAAAATGGATCCATATGGACAGCAAACCAATATCAGGACCTTAAATTTAAACTTTATAAGGCACAATTTATTGAAAATCAACCAGGAACAGCATTTTTCTATAATCCAACATTGGATGAAAGTAATGGATATGTTCAGACATTAGAAAATAATCCATTAACAACATTACCCAGAACTGGTTCATTAGGAATTACCACAACAACAGATTCATCAGTAATCTCAAATTTAAGTAATGGTAGAAAAATTGTAGATGGAACAAAGAATTATGTTTATGGATATGTAAGTGGAACAGGGAGTGCAGTGGTAACAGTAGGATTAACTACGGGTGGAAGTAATTATGTTACGGATTCTAATGTAAGTACTTATAATATTACTGGAAATGGTTCTGGACTTGTGTTGAATATTACTGCCACTAATGGAACAATTACTGGAATAACAACTGCAAATTTAGGAAATGGATATGCGGTAGGAGATGTTGTTGGTATTGTAACTTCTACAGTAGGTACTGGAACTTCAGTGCGTGGACGTGATGCAAGAATTACAATTTCATCAATTACTGGAGTGGATACACTATACTTGGAAAATATTCAAGGGGATACTTTTACAGTTGGTGGTGGATTAAATTACTATGATAATTCCAATACAATAGTTTCTCTTGCAAGTACTGTAATTAGAAATTTTGCACCTTCAACTAATCAATATTCTGGAAATTATGTAAGAGTAGAACATTTCGATCACGGAATGTATGGAAATACAAATAAACTTAGAGTTTATGATACAGAATCTAGTACTGCACCAGTTACAATTACTTCATCTCTAACCTCAACATCAACAACAATTTCTGTTGCAATTGGAGATACTTCAAACTTTGCAACTTTTGAAGGAGTTTCCGTAAGTGGATCTAATCCTGGATATGCAAAAATTGGAAACGAAATAATTAAGTATGAGTCTATTGGTAGTGGATTCTTGGGTACTATTACCAGGGGTATTGATTCTACTATTTCAATTGATCATGGTATCAATAGTTTAATGTATAAGTATGAATTAAATGGAGTTTCATTACGCAGAATTAATACAACTCACGATATTAGTGATTTAGATATCGGATTGGATGGTTATTATTTGGAAATTGATAGAACTGCAAATGGAGTAGATAGAAGTGGTGATGGATCTCCTGCAGGAATGCCCCAACTGCAATTTACCTCCGAAGCAAACTTAGGAGGTTCTAAAGTTCTTGCAACTGAAAATATTCTTTATAGTTCCGTGGTGCCAACATATGACATCATTACTCCAGGATCTTCGACATCAGTTTCCGCTGTGATTAGATCTGTTTCTGGAACAAGTGTAAGTGGAAATGAGACTTCATTCTTGGATAATGGATTTGAACCAGTTCAGTTGAATGCATTAAATACACTAAAAACTGTGAGACTCGTATGTTCTAAAGAGAATGAAACGGAATATCTTAATAATTTACCTAGAAATAAATCATTTACAACAGGAATAACTCTAAGTACAACAGATTCTAATATATCACCCATAATATTTTTAGATACTGCATTTACCGAGTTTATTTCCAATCGTCTAAATAGTCCAGTTTCCGATTATGCATTAGATGGAAGATCTAATTCCATACTAGATGATCCACACGCAGTAGTGTATGTTTCAAGAGCAGTAAATCTGGTACAACCAGCAACCTCTCTTAAAGTTATTTTATCTGCATATCGTCACGAATCTGCTGATTTCAGAGTTCTGTACAGTTTGGCTAGACCAGATTCTTCTGAAGTTGAACAATCATTTGAACTATTTCCTGGTTATGATAATCTTACATCTACGGCATCCGGACTTTCGGTAGTTGATTCTTCTCTAAATAACGGAAAACCTGATTCTTTCGTAAGTTCTAGTTTGGATAATCAATTCAAAGAATATGAATTTACCGCAAACAATCTTGGATTGTTTAATGGATATGTAATTAAAATTGTAATGTCCGGAACTAATCAGGCATATCCACCAAGAATTAAAGAACTTAGGACGATTGCTGTAAGATGATTAGAGTAAAGGGGCATACAAATCTTTATAGGGATGAAAATAGCGGAGCTATTGTTAATTGCGATTCTGTCGCATATAATCAATATCTCAATATAGTTAATAATAGAGAATCTCAAAAAAAAGAATTGGATATGATTAAACAAGATATTGGCGAAATTAAATCTTTATTGAGAGAATTGCTAAATGGATCCGAATGATATTGAATTGAAAACTATCAATAAATTGTTTGAATATGAAAAACATTCTAGATTTATAGACGAATTAAGTGTTGAGGAATTAAAAAATTTTTCAAAACTTTACTGCAAATTATACTTAAGGCAGCAAGAAGTTTTAGCAACTATGAGTAAGATATAAATAAATTGTAGAGCTAAAAAAGATAGATGGCAGCAGTATACGTTAATAACTTAGTCATCAATTCTGGTTCTGATTTTAGTCAGTCCTTTACTTTAGAGGGATCTGATAACAATTCTCCACTAAATTTGAACAATTATGAAGTTGATGCTCAGATGAGAAAGTGGGCTGGTAGTTCTACAGCCATAACTTTTACATCTTCAATTGAAGAACCATCTACTAGTGGTAAAATATTAATATCATTATCGTCCGAAGAAACATTATCTATAAAACCCGGAAGATATGTTTATGATGTTGTAATTACTGATGTTTCTCAAATCAAAAATCGCGTCATTGAAGGAATGGTTCTCGTAAGAGAAGGAGTAACTAGGTAATGTCCGATATAAGAGTAAAAGTTGGACAACAAAATACTATAAAATCTAGGGTAGGTCAGCAAAATACAGTTAAAGTTGTATCTAGCGTTTCTGGAGCTGCTGGTGGACTTGCCTTTACTGCAGAAAATGTAATTGGTGGCATAGCATCAGTTACATCTCTTAACGTTAGTGGATTATCTACATTTATAGGTGTTACAACTTTTAAAAATAATGTTTATATTGATGGTGATTTATATGTTAATGATGACATTTTCTTTGATGAATTTACTGCTCGTAACATTAACGTAACTGGAATTGGTAGTATTATTACACTCAATAGTGTAAACTCTACTTTAACTAATATTAATTCAACCGGAATTAGTACACTTGGTATTGTTAATGCATCCCAATTTTATGTTTCCGGTGTCTCTACTTTTGTAGGTGTTACAACCTTTAAAAATAATGTTTATATTGATGGCGATCTTTATATCAGTGATGATTTAGTATTTGATGAATTTACTGCTCGTAATGCAAATATTACTGGAATCCTTACAGTAGGACAATCAATTTATTATCCGATAGGACAACCTTATGGTGTTGCATATTTTGATTTAAATGATCGGTTAGTTTCTACCGGTACTACTTCATCGGCAATATCAGAAACTAACTATATACTTACAACTGACAATTCAGGAATACCAACCTGGTCTAGTGTTATAGATGGAGGAACCTATTAGTGTCTAAACCAGCAAGTAGACAAGATCTCATAGACTATTGCCTAAGACGCCTAGGTGCTCCTGTACTGGAGATTAACCTTGCCGATGACCAAATAGATGATTTAGTGGATGATGCCCTACAGTACTTCCAGGAGAGGCACTTTGATGGCGTAGAAAGAATGTATTTAAAATATCAATTGACACAGGCAGATATTAATAGAGGTTCTGCCACAACCAATGGTGTTGGGATAGTTACAACTACTGGAACATCAACAAATGTAAGTGGATTGGGAACTATAACCTCTAATTTTTACGAAACATCAAATTTTATTCAAGTACCAGATTCCATAATTGGAATAGAAAAAATATTTAAGTTTGACACCAGTTCTATTTCTGGTGGGATGTTCAGCATCAAATATCAGTTATTTTTGAATGATTTATATTATTTTAACTCCGTTGATTTATTACAATACTCTATGGTTAAATCTTATCTTGAAGATATTGATTTTCTACTAACTACGGATAAACAAATTAGATTTAATAAAAGACAAAATAGAATGTATTTGGATATTGATTGGCGAGCGCAGCAAGTAGGTAATTTTTTGGTAATTGATTGTTATAGAATTTTAGATCCAAATACCTTTACTAATGTTTATAATGATAGTTTCTTGAAAAAATATTTAACTGCCACTATGAAAAGACAGTGGGGTCAAAATTTAATTAAATTTAGAGGAGTCAAGTTGCCCGGAGGAATTGAACTGAATGGTAGAGAATTATATGAAGATGCTGAAAGAGAATTGGCGGATATAAAACAAAGAATGGCTCTTGATTATGAATTACCACCCTACGATTTTATTGGATAATAATGGCACTAAATCCTTTCTTTCTTCAAGGTTCACCAAATGAACAAAGACTTGTCCAAGAGTTAATCAACGAACAGTTGAGGATTTATGGGGTAGAAGTAATTTATATCCCTAGAAAATTTGTAAGAAGAGAAACCATTTTAAGAGAAATTTCATCATCTAAGTTTGATGATAATTTTGCACTAGAAGCATATGTGAATAATTATGAGGGATATAGTGGGCAAGGAGATATTCTTACTAAATTTGGAATGAGTTTAAAGGATGATTTAAGTTTAATTATTTCCAAAGAAAGGTTTGAGGATTTTATTTCTCCTTTTTTAGAGACAGAAAGTGATGAAGAAATTGTTTTATCATCCAGACCTAGAGAAGGAGATTTAGTATATTTTCCCCTAGGACAAAGATTATTTGAGGTTAAATTTGTAGAGCACGAACAACCATTTTATCAGTTGGGTAAATTATATGTTTATGAGTTAAGATGTGAATTGTTTGAGTATGAGGATGAAGTTATTGACACTTCTATTGATGAAATTGATACTCAAATTCAAGATGAAGGATATATAACAACGTTGAATTTAATTGGACTTGGAATACCTGCAACAGCATTAGCAACCATTGGAACTGGTTATATTAGAGAAATAACCTTGAATAATGATGGATATGGTTATACCTCTCCTCCAACTATCGGCATATCTTCTGCACCTTTGGGAGGAACAAATGCGGCGGCAGAAGCAATTGCAGAATTGAAATCTGGATTTTACGCTATAAAACAGATAGTATTGACTAATGCTGGTACTGGTTATACTGTTGCTCCAAATATCTCAATTATTGGAAATGGTGTCGGTGCTGCTGCCACCTGCGGAATTGAAACCTCACAGTTTGGTGTTATTTCCATAGATCTCTACCAAGATCTGCAATGGACTGGTGGAGTTGGATATTCAACGGCACCTTATGTAAGTATTGTAGGAAATGTTGGTTCTGGAGTAACTGCAACTGCAATATCATCAGTGGTTGGAACTGCTCAGTCTGTATCTTCTATAAGTATTACAAATCCTGGAGTAGGATACACTATTGCCCCTCAAGTTGTTATTGATGCACCACCAATTTTAAGTGGAATTGGAACCTATATCTTTAACGAAATTGTAACAGGATCTAACTCTGGTACAACAGCAAGAGTTAAATCTTGGGATTTTGATACAAAAACTCTTAAAGTTTCTTTTGTTAATAATGTAACTCCTAATGGATTTTTCCCTGGTGAAACAATTACAGGATCAATTTCTAATGCTCAATATTCGGTAAATACTTATAGCAATTGGAATCCTTATGATAATTACGGAGATAATTTGCAGATTCAAACCGAAGCAGAATCTATTTTAGATTTTTCTGAATCTAATCCATTTGGTTCTTATTGATACTATAAATATATAATACGATAATGATTGGATAATCGGGTATAAAAAATGCTAGGGACCTATTTTTATCACCAAATTATTAGAAAGACCGTTACTGCATTTGGAACTCTTTTTAATGATATTTACATAGAACATAAAAATTCATCTGATGTAGCAATCAGTCAGATGAAGGTTCCTCTTGGATATGGACCTATGCAAAAGTTTCTGGCCAGGATTGAGCAGCAATCGGAATTGAATAAGGCAATTCAGATTACTCTCCCCCGAATATCATTTGAAATGACTTCTATTCAGTATGATTCTACAAGAAAGGCAAATGTAACTCAAACATTCAAAACTTGCGGTAATGGTGATACTGTAAAAAAAGTTTATATGCCCGTTCCATATAATATTGGGTTTCAATTAAATATTATGACGAAGTTGCAAGATGATGCTCTGCAGATAGTAGAACAGATTCTTCCAAGTTTTCAACCATCATTCAATCTAACAGTAGATTTGGTAGATTCTATCGGAGAAAAAAGAGATATTCCCGTGGTTTTAGATAGTGTATCTTTTACCGATGATTATGAAGGAGATTATTCAACTCGGAGAACCCTAATATATACTTTAAATTTTACTGCCAAAACTTATCTGTTCGGACCAATTTCTGATAGTACAGAGGGTCTCATTCGTAAGGTTCAAGTTGATTTATATACGAGTACTGATACTACAACTGCCAAGAGAGAAATGAGATATACTCTTGTTCCAGACCCAATTGACGCAGGTCCGGATGACGATTTTGGATTTAATGAAACTTTTGAAACATATGGCGATGCTAAAACATATAGTCCAACTCAACAAAGAGATATTTGATATATTATGAAAAATAATTATGAAGATTTGGATAAAGCACTGAATATTGAAAGTAGTATTGTTGAGGTAGAAAAGTCTATCACACCAATTGATATTATTCCGACACAGAATAATGATATAAAAAAAGATTATGAATATACAAGAGCAAATCTATATTCATTAATTGAAAAAGGTCAGGAGGCAATTAATGGAATTATGGAACTTGCTGGTGATGGTGGAAGTCCAAGAGCATATGAAGTGGCGGGGCAACTAATTAAGAGTGTTGCTGATACGACTGATAAACTCATAGACCTACAGAAAAAACTGAAAGATGTTGAGGAAGATAATACTAAAGTTTCAAATAATGTAACTAATAATGCTGTTTTTATTGGTTCAACTTCTGAACTTTCAAAAATACTGAAGCAAGGTTTTCTAAATAATAAAGAATAGTGTTTTCCTAAAGTGCCTAAATTAAAACCCCACCAGACGGTTGAAAGTATTGCGAAAAAGCATCGTCAGGATATTTCTTTTGTAAGAAATCAACTTAAGATGGGTATTGCTATTGAAAAGGAGCACACTAAGGATAAAGATCTTGCTGCTGATATTGCTCTCCAACATCTTGATGAGTTTCCAGATTATTACACTAAGTTGAAAAAGATGGAGTCTGATGCTAGAAAAGAGCATAAAAACTTTAAGGATGTGAAAGAGAGTCTTCGTGATTGGTTTGGCAAATCAAAATCAAAAGGTAAAAAAGGAAAGCCTGGTTGGGTTGAAGTAATCTCCGGAGAACCTTGTGCCCGTGAAGAAGGTGAAGAAGATGAAACACCCAAGTGTGTTTCTTCGGATAAAAGAGCAAGTATGACTAAATCTCAAAGAATATCTGCCCAAAGAAGAAAAAGTGCCGCAGACCCAAATCAACCAGAAAAATCTGGTGCTGCCAAACCAACTTATGTTTCAACAGATACCCCCAAAAAGAAAATGAACGAAGAATCAGATGTTAAAGGTAAAGGAAGCGGCACAAAAGACGCTTGTTATACTAAAGTAAAGTCAAGATATTCTGTCTGGCCTTCGGCATATGCTTCCGGAGCACTTGTAAAATGTCGCAAGGTTGGTGCCGCTAATTGGGGAAATAAATCAGAATCAATAAATCTATCACCAAAAGATTCTATTTCAGAAGAAATGGGTATGAGATATTGCCCCAAATGTGAGAAAGATGAGACTAGAGATGTATGCAGATATGGTCCCAAGTACTGGGATATGTTTTCACTACCTTCTAGATTATCTCCAAATCAGATGAAGTTTAGTATTGCTCAGGTACATCCTGCTAATGAGTCTAAGGAACCAGACCACGAATATTCTATGGCAAGGTCTGAACTTTCTACAATTATTTCTGCTGCCAAAAGACTTCGTGGCAAACTGAATGGTGAGGGTAATATTGAGGCGTGGGTTCAATCAAAAATTACAAAGGCAGCAGATTATATTGATGCCGCTGCCGACTACCTAGATAGTGGTGAGCATAATGTTCAAGGGTCAATGGATGAGGCGTGTTGGAAAGGTTATAAGAAAAAAGGTATGAAGACTATGTTTGGTAAAAGATATCCAAACTGCGTTAAGGTTAAGGAATCTAATGATGAATATTCTAATTGGAGGGAGGATTTTGGTCTGAATGAAGCATCCGCTGCTTGGCAAAGAAAGGAAGGTAAAAATCCCGAAGGTGGTTTAAACGCAGCAGGAGTTGCATCTTATAGAAAAGAAAATCCAGGTTCAAAATTGCAAACTGCCGTTACTACTAAACCATCAAAATTAAAACCCGGTTCTAAGGATGCAAAACGCAGAAAATCATTCTGTGCTCGTATGAGTGGAATGCCTGGACCTACGAAAGATGAAAAAGGTCGTCCAACAAGAAAGACATTATCCCTAAGAAAGTGGAACTGTAACTAAAATGAAATCCTTCAATCAGTTTATTTCAGAAAGTGTTAATATTGCTGGAAATTTCAACGGCAATCTTTATATGAATGGTTCAGAATCTCAATCAGAACCCGTTGGAGAGTCTTTTACCGCAGATATAGTTTGGGAAGGTAAAATGTATAGATTAGAAGTTGAAGGCAAGATGTTGAACAAAAATGAACTTGCGGAGCAACTTCAGGGAGAATATCCTGGAGCAATTGTACATAACATTTACCCCCAAACAACAAATTCTTTAAAAATTAAGAACTCACAAAGATATCAACCAGAAAGACTAACTTGGACTGATTAATTATGGCACAGTTTAATAAGAATACGCAGGACTTTCTGAATCAAGAAAGAAGTCTTTTTGAAGTCCCAATGATTGCGACTAAAGATGGAGAAGTTGTAAGTGAAACAAATAGATTTCCAGTAGGTATTGGAACAACTGGATTTGTTGCGATTAATCAAGGTGGTTCTCCAGTCACATTCAACAATCCATTTCCAGTATCATTAGGTTCTTCCAATATTACGATTACTGGTGATGTAAATGTAGGAACAACAGTATCAGTCACAAGTACTCCACAAGACCCAGTTCATACGCACATCACAGAAGTTGGTTCAAGTGGTATTTTAGAAGACGAAGGTATTCCATATATGCCTATTGGTATTGGAACTGCACAAAATCTAAATCTTTCATATCTTCCAGTTGGCATTTCCACATTACTGAATACTGTATCAATCTCTAATACTTCCTTTTATGTTCTAAATCCAGTTACTTCTGTGACTGTTGGTGGAACTGTTTCTATTGCAAATACAGTTTCTATATCCAATACTTCTTTTTATGTCTTAAATCCAGTAACAACAGTAACTGTTGGTGGAACAGTATCAATTGCTAATACAGTATCAATCTCTAACACTTCATTCTACATAACCAATCCAGTAACAACAGTCGCAGTATCAGGTATTGGTTCTACTGTTACAGTTCAAGGAACAGTAGGAATTGGAACAACAGGGCAAGTATCACTCAACCTTAATAGTGCTCCTGTAAGTTCTAGTAATCCCCTACCAGTTACGGGAACAGTATCAATTTCTACAACATCATCAGCATCTGTTACACTTCCATCAACTTCAAGTGATGCATTTGGTCGTTTAAGAGTATCAAACCCACTCACACTTTTTGATAGTTCTCACAGATATAGGGACAATAATCTCTGGAGTAGTTTAGTTGTAGGAACTGGTTCTACAGTTGGATTTGTAACCGCACAGGGTTTGATTAATATTGGAATTGGAACTACTGCTGGTTGTTCTGTGACTAGAGAAACAACAAAAGTATTCGCATATCAACCAGGAAAGTCTTTGCTGGTATTGAATACATTTGTAATGAACCCCAAGAAAACAAATCTTCGTCAAAGAGTTGGATATTTTGGTGCTGATAATGGAATGTATTTTGAGGTTGATGGGGATACTGCATATTTTGTAGAGAAAAGTTTATCTCTTGGAACAACGACAAGAGTTGCACAGGAAGACTGGAATGTTGATAAATTAGACGGTACAGGTCCTTCTGGTTTTACATTAAATTCATCCAAAGCACAAATCTTATGGATGGATATTGAATGGTTGGGTGTTGGTTCCGTAAGAATAGGTTTTGTAATTGACGGAGCATTCATTCACTGCCATACATTTCATCACGCAAACATAATTGAATCAACTTATATCACAACAGCATCACTTCCAGTAAGATATGAGATTGCTAATACTGGAATAACCACAAGTACAAGTAATCTCAAACAGATTTGTTCTTCAGTAATTTCGGAGGGTGGTTATAATCTTCATGGATTACAGCAGGCAGTAGGAACACCAATCACCACCCCAAGAACTCTTACAACTGCTGGAACATTTTATCCTATCGTAAGTATAAGACTCAAAACATCACCAAATAATTTAGATGCGATTGCAATTATCACGGCACTTTCGGCAATGCCAATCGATACAGGTGCCTATAATTGGCAGATTAGAGCATCTGGCACTACTGGGGGAGGAGATTGGGTAAGTGCTGGTGATGATAGTGCTGTGAATTATAACATTACTGGAACTTCTCATACTGGTGGAAGAATACTTGCGAGTGGATTTTTTACTGCTTCAAATCAAGGATCAACTCAAATTGATATACCCCGAGAAGCACTCTTTAAGTTTCAGTTAGAAAGAAATGGACTAACATCAACACCTTTTGAAATTACTCTTGTTATTGCTTCTAATGGTGGTGGTGATACTGTAGTTGGTTCTATGGACTGGGAAGAGGTTAGTAGGTAATTATGGATATTCAAGACATTCAACTAAAGATAGGGGACGCATATCTCTCCAATCCAAATCTAAAGAGAGCAAATACTCCAATACAATTTACTGAAGAACAAATTATTGAGTTCTTAACTTGTAAGGAAGACCCTGTTTATTTTGCCAAGAAATACATCAAGATTGTTAATGTTGATGATGGTCTTGTTAAGTTTAATATGTGGCCCTTTCAGGAGAGATTGGTCAGCAACTTTCATAAGAACAGATTTAACATAGCGAAGATGCCACGCCAAGTTGGCAAAACGACAACGGTAGTATCATACTTATTGCATTATATTGTTTTTAATGACAACGTAAATGTGGGTATTCTGGCAAACAAGGCATCAACATCAAGAGAAATCTTAAGTAGACTACAATTATCTTATGAGAATCTTCCAAAATGGATGCAACAAGGAATTGTATCTTGGAATAAAGGTTCATTAGAATTGGAAAATGGGTCAAAAATTATTGCGGCATCAACTTCTGCATCTGCTGTTCGGGGAATGAGTTTTAATATTATTTTCTTGGACGAATTTGCATTCGTTCCAAATCATATTGCCGACGATTTCTTTGCATCTGTATATCCGACAATTTCATCTGGTAAGTCCACCAAGGTTATTGTAGTATCCACACCCAAAGGTATGAATCATTTCTACCGTATGTGGCACGATGCAGAGCGTGGTAAGAACTCATTTGTGGCAACAGAGGTCCACTGGTCCGAAGTTCCGGGAAGAGATGAGGAATGGAAAGCACAGACAATTGCTAATACTAGCGAAGAACAGTTTAGGGCAGAGCATCTTTGTGAGTTTCTGGGGTCGGTAGGAACACTTATCAATCCAAGCAAACTGAAAATATTAGTCTATGATGACCCAATAAAAAGAAGCAAAGGTCTTGATGTTTATGAAAATCCAATAGAAGACCACAGTTATTTAATTACGGTTGATGTTGCTCGTGGAATAGGAAACGACTATTCGGCATTCGTGGTTTTTGACATTACAAACTTTCCCTATAAGGTGGTCGCAAAATACAAAAATAATGAAATTAAACCGATGCTGTTTCCCAGTATCATTAATGAGGTGGCAAGAGGATATGATAATGCCTGGTTACTTGTAGAAGTAAATGATATTGGAGATCAGGTTGCCAATATTCTTCACTATGATTTGGAATATGATAATATTCTAATGTGCTCTATGAGAGGTAGGGCAGGGCAATTAGTTGGGTCTGGATTTAGTGGTAAAAAATCTCAACTTGGAGTTAGAACAACTGCAGCAGTTAAAAAATTAGGTTGCTCCAACTTAAAACTACTGATTGAAGATGACAAACTATTCATTAGTGACTATGATATCATTAGTGAACTTACCACATTTGCCCAAAAACATAATTCATTTGAAGCAGAAGAAGGTTGTAATGACGACTTGGTAATGTGTCTTGTCATTTTTTCCTGGTTAGTGGCTCAGGACTATTTTAAGGAGATGACGGATAATGATATTCGTAAAAGAATATATGAGGAACAAAAAAACCAAATTGATCAAGATATGGCACCATTCGGATTTATTTCGGATGGGTTAGAAGATATGGAAGTATTTGTAGAGCAAGAAACCGGAGACCGATGGATGAATGCCACCTCAGAGAACGGAATACAGGAACAAGAAATTTGGAGTGTAGATGAATATGGTGACCGGTCTTATATGTGGGATTATGGATAAGTTATTGAAAGGGAAGGAAATTATAAATACTTTTAGAATAATTCGGGATAACGGAGAATAAAGATGCCGCTAAATTTAGCATCTCCTGGAATTGTAGTAAGGGAAGTTGACTTAACCTCTGGTAGAGTTCAACCAGCTTCTAATAAAGTAGGAGCAATTGTTGCACCATTCGCAAAAGGACCTGTAGATTCGCCAACATTAGTAGAGAATGAAAATGATCTACTGAATACTTTTGGTGAACCTTATTCCACAGATAAGCACTATGAAAGTTGGATGGTTGCCTCATCCTATCTTTCTTATGGTGGTTCATTACAGGTAGTCAGAGCAGATGACACCAACACCAAAAATGCCTTTGTTGGAACTGCAAGTAGCGTTAAGATTAAGAGTTTGGATAATTATGAAGAACTTGGATATGATGAAAATACCATTACTGGTGTTACTGTAGCAGCAAGAAATCCTGGTTCTTGGGCAAACGGAATTAAAGTAGCAATTATTGATTCCAAGGCAGACCAAATTTTAAGCGGTATATCTACAACTTCAGTAACAAATACTACTTTTGTTGGAGTTGCAACAGCATCTGATGGGGATATTGGGATCACCACCACATCTGTTACTGGTATTACAACAACCGGTATTGCAGTTGGGCAAACTCTAAAAGTAGAAACTGGAATTATAGGGTCCGGAACAACTGTAACCGCAATTGGAGTCGGAACAGTATTCATTAGTCCCGCATCATTAAATAGCATTTCTCTCACTAATGTAGAACTTTCTTTTGGAAGTTACACATCCACAACAACCGGAACCACAATTCAAGTTGGTTATGGCGTAACTCAATCTCTTACAGGAAAGACCGATACTTCTTCTGGAAGTTCAGTATCATTAACCGGTTCTTATCTAAAAGGAATTATTACTGAGGTTGGTGCAGGTTCAGTTGCGGTTAAGATTTTAAGTCGTGTATCATCCGGAAATACAGAAACTCCTGTTGATTATCAGCAAGATGGAACTTACTGTTTTACCGAAACTGGAAGTGTTGGTATCGTAACATATAGTTCAGGAAATACACTAGGAAGTGCTGCTTATACCAGCGAAGTTGATTGGTTCAGTCAACAATACATCAACCTTGATAAAATCAAAACCACAATCCAGTGGAATAATATAGCACAGTCTCCCGGAACTTCGGCATTTGCAGAACCAAGAGGATCTAGATTTGATGAAGTTCATGTTGTACTTATTGATGAGTTAGGAACTATTACTGGTAATGCCGGAACAATTCTTGAGAAGCACTTAGGTCTTTCTAAGGCAACTGATGCCGAGTTTTCTGCCGGAAGTACTTCTTATTGGAGAAAGTATATTGCCGCAGGTTCTGCAAATATCTTTGCTGGCGGTGCTCCTGCCGGACTTACCACAACAGGATATGATCCGAATCAATTTGACCTAACAACCGATAATGGATGGGACCAACCCGCAGAAAATGTTATTTTTGGTGCCGCAGGTTCTAATACCTACACATTAGCGGGTGGTCTTAACTATGATGGCGGAACCAATCTTAATACTGCTGGTGCTCTTACTGCAACTCTGGCAGAACTTAAGGATGGATATGATTTATTTGAGAACACAGAAGAAATCAAAGTAGATTTCTTATTGATGGGATCTGCAGGTTATGCAAAGGAAACCGCACAAGAACTGGCAAATAAACTCATCTCGGTTGCCGAACTTAGAAAGGATGCAGTTGCCTTTATTACTCCATATAGAGGTGCCGCTCTTGCAGACAATCCAGCAGAAGGAGACATTACTGTTAGAGCGCCAGAAGATATTACCAGAAATGTAATTAGTTTCTTCTCACCTATAGCATCTTCTTCTTATGCAGTATTTGATTCTGGGTACAAGTATATGTACGACAGATTTGCAAATACTTACAGATATGCCCCCCTAAATGGTGATATCGCTGGTCTGTGTGCTCGTAATGACATTAATTACTTCCCTTGGTATTCTCCAGCAGGAACCGCAAGAGGTGCTATCTTAAATGCCGTCAAACTTGCTTATACGCCAAATAAGTCTCAGAGAGATCGTCTTTATACTAACAGAATCAATCCAATCATCTTCTCACCGGGAGCGGGTATTATTCTGTTCGGTGATAAGACCGGATTAGGAAGAACATCGGCATTTGATCGTATTAATGTTCGCAGACTCTTCATCTATCTTGAGGATGCTATTTCTCGTGCCGCTAAAGATGTACTGTTTGAGTTTAACGATGAAATTACAAGAACTAATTTTGTAAATACTATTGAACCATTCTTGCGTGATGTTCAGGCAAAGAGAGGTATCTTTGATTATGTCGTAATTGCTGATGAAACCAATAACACAGCAGCAGTTATTGATGCTAATGAGTTTAGAGCAGACATCTACATTAAACCAGCAAGATCGATTAACTTCATCGGTCTTACCTTTATTGCCACCAAGACTGGTGTTGATTTTGAAGAAGTAATCGGCAACTTTTAATTAACAGAGGTTAAAAACTATGGCAACCAGAAATCAATTAAATCCACCTCCTTTAAGGAAGATTACAGACTTCAAGAGTAAGTTGTCTGGTGGTGGTGCTAGAAGTAACCTCTTTGAGGTTGTTCTTTCATTCCCAGATGCTGCTCCCGCTGACACTAATGTTCTTGACAAATCAAGATTTTTAGTCAAAACTGCAGCACTTCCAGGATCAACGGTAACTCCATTAGAAGTTGCCTTTAGAGGAAGAACTCTAAAACTGGCAGGAGACCGTACCTTTGAGACTTGGACGATTACCGTTATTAACGATACTGATTTTGCCATTCGTTCGGCATTTGAAAACTGGATGAATGTAATCAACCGTGTTTCTGATAACACCGGAGTCACCGATCCTGCACTATATCAGGCAGATGCATTTGTTTATCATTTAGATCGTGATGGTTCAACTCTAAGAGCATATCATTTTTATGATTTGTTCCCAACAAATATCAGCCCAATCAATTTGGCATATGAAACTGATGCCATTCAGGAATTTACTGTAGAAATGCAAGTTCTCTGGTGGGAAGCAGTCAGGGGTAATTCTCCTGCTGCGGGTGGCGAAGATATCAACTAAATAAACTATAACAGGTAAGCATACTTTATAAGATGGCGAAACTTTTTGGTTTTTCAATTGAGGATAATGAAAAAAAATCCAAGTCTATAGTCTCCCCCGTTCCTCCTAATAATGAGGACGGGGTTGATTATTATATTCAATCGGGTTTTTATGGGCAAACTATTGATATTGAAGGTGTTTATAGAACTGAATATGATCTAATTAGAAGATATCGTGAGATGTCTCTTCACCCAGAATGTGATGGAGCGATTGAGGATGTTGTGAATGAGGCGATTGTAAGTGACTTATACGATTCTCCAGTAGAAATTGAATTAACAAACTTAAATGCAAGTGATAAACTCAAGAAAATTATAAGAGACGAATTTAAATATATTAAAGAAATTATGGACTTCGATAAGAAGTCTCATGAAATTTTTAGAAATTGGTATATTGACGGTAGATTATTTTATCTCAAAGTTATTGATGTTAAAAAACCTGAAGATGGAATTCAGGAATTGAGATATATTGATCCTATGAAGATGAAGCACGTTCGTCAAGAAAAAAAGACGAGTAATAATGCTGGACCAAATCTATCGGCACTTACTAATTTTAACGTAAATCAGGTTACATATCCGGAAATTGAAGAATATTTTATCTACACCCCAACAACAAACTATCCATCTGGTATGCTTGGGTCTTCCGCTAAAGGTGCGGTAAAAATTGCTAGAGATTCCATCACTTATTGCACTTCTGGATTAATCGATAGAAATAAGGGCACCGTCCTTTCATATCTTCATAAAGCAATCAAGGCACTCAATCAACTTAGAATGATTGAAGATTCTCTTGTGATTTATAGATTATCCAGAGCACCAGAGCGTCGTATTTTTTATATTGATGTTGGCAATCTTCCAAAGGTAAAAGCAGAGCAATACCTCAAGGAGGTGATGAGTCGTTACCGCAATAAATTAGTTTATGATGCACAGACTGGTGAAGTTCGTGATGATCGCAAGTATATGAGTATGCTTGAGGATTTCTGGCTTCCAAGAAGAGAAGGCGGTAGAGGTACTGAAATCACAACTCTACCCGGTGGTCAAAATCTTGGCGAACTTTCAGATATTGAATATTTCCAGAAAAAACTTTATAGGGCACTTGGAGTTCCAGAATCAAGAATTGCTGGTGGTGGTGATGGATTCAATCTGGGGCGTTCATCAGAAATTCTAAGAGACGAACTTAAGTTTTCTAAGTTTGTCGGGCGCCTAAGAAAGCGTTTTGCAAATATGTTTAATGATATGCTTCGTACTCAACTTCTGTTAAAGAACATAGTAACTCCAGAAGATTGGGAAACAATGAGCGATCATATTCAGTATGATTTCTTATATGACAACCATTTTGCAGAACTAAAAGAAGCAGAATTACTCACAAATCGTTTAACTCTTGTTACAACGATGGAACCCTATATTGGAAAATACTTCTCAACTGAATATGTCCGCAAAAAGATTCTTCACCAAACTGATTCGGAAATTATTGAAATTGATGAACAAATTGATGATGAAATTGAAAAGGGTATTCTTCCAGATCCTAATGCTGCTGTTGATGAAATGGGCAATCCAATTCCAGAAGGTGGTGAAGTTCCACCAGCAGAAGGAGTTCCAGAAGAAGTTCCACAAGAAGCGGTTGCTCCGGAACCTCCCCCAGAGCCTAAAGGTGGCAAGATATAAATAATCTTATAATAATAAATTGTTTTTATGGAAGAACTTATCGATTTGATTGCAACAGATGGTTCAGCATCTGATGTATCCGACAGAATTAAAGAGATATTATACGCAAAAGCATCGGACAGAGTTGATTCTGCCCGACCTTATGTTGCGGCATCGATGTTTGGTGACAAAGACAATACAGAGGACCAAGAGTAATGGCAATTAAGGTTGTACAAAATGTAAATAGAATAACTGCCAATGTATCTACGGCCACTACTAGCAATCCTATTGCTCTTAAAAGTGGATATATAAGAGTATCTACCGGATTAACATCGGTGTATGTTGAGACTGGTTCAGATCCGGTTTCCACCATCAATTCTTTCCAAATTAGTCCCTATGGTAATGAAGTATTGAAGGAAAGAATTGCAAGACAAAGAATCGCAGGAATTACCACAGGAGCATCAACTGTTATTTCATTTGATGAAAATGCATCAAATCCATTTTTACTTGGTGATTATGTCACCATTCAAAATGCACAACCAGCAGGAATTAATACAGAGCATAAATTAATTACTGCAATAACAGATGGTTCTGTGACAATCTCACATAATAGTTCATCTATTGTTGGAGTAATTACCGTAACTAATGCAAATCTTGCAAGAAGCGTAAAGGTAAGTGCTCTTGCCGCATCAGGTGCTCAAGATGTTAGTATCACAGAAATCGTTCAGTTAGTCACCGAATAAAAATGAAACTCATCACAGAAGAAGTCTCACAAGTTAAGTTTATCACCGAAGGTAAAGGTGCTGAAAAGAAAATGTATATTGAGGGAGTTTTCCTTCAAGGTGACATTTGTAACCGTAATGGTAGAATGTATCCTATGCAAACTCTTGCCCGTGAGGTAGCGAGATATAATGAATCTTTCGTTGCAAAGGGTCGTGCTCTTGGAGAACTTGGTCATCCCGATGGACCTACCGTCAATCTTGACCGTGTTTCTCATAAAATTGTTTCCTTAGAACAAAAAGGATGCAATTTTATTGGTAAGGCACAACTTCTTGAAACTCCTATGGGTAAGATTGCAAAATCTCTTATCGGTGAAGGCGTTTGCCTGGGTGTTTCTTCTCGTGGTGTCGGTTCACTTAAACTAACTAATGAAGGTCATAAAATTGTTGGTGAAGATTTTATGCTCGCAACTGCTGCTGATATTGTTGCCGATCCTTCTGCTCCCGACGCTTTTGTTCAGGGAATTATGGAAGGTAAGGAGTGGGTTTGGGAAGGAGGTATTCTTCGTGAAAGACTCGCAGAACAAACAAAAAGCAGAATTAATACTCTTGTAGATGAAAAAACTCTTCAGGAGCATAAGGTTCAATTGTTCCAAGATTTCTTAGGAAATCTTTAATTTATAAATAAATATAGATTATAACACAGATCTAAAAAAATGTCCGTTGGTAGAAATTTACAAGAAATGGAAAACGTAGTAACCAAAGGAGCCACACCTGCCGAAACTCCCTCAAAGAGTGCAACTCCTGTTGTAACTCCCGGTCAAACGGGTTCTTGGGAAGATTTAGGTGGTCCTACTCCCGAAAATTATCGTCCCGATGACGATTCGGCAAAACTCAAGGATACAACTCTTGCACAAGTTAGAGATGTTGTGAATGCTAAGGCATCTGCAGCAGATTCTATGAAAGGTGTAAAGGAAGAGACGGAAGAAGATGAAGATCTTGTTGATGGAGAAGAAGTCGATGAAGACGAAGAAGTAGTTGCCGAAGAATCTCACAAAGAAGAAGGTTCAAAGTCAAAGAACGGCAAAAAATCTCCTAAAGAAGAAGATGCGGATGAAGAGGACGAGGACGAAGAAGATGAAATGAAGGAAGAGTTTGACATCGAAGAAGATGTTAATGCTCTCCTTGCTGGCGAAGAACTCTCAGAAGAGTTTCAAGAAAAAGCAAGAACAATCTTTGAGACAGCAATTCGTTCAAAAGTTGCTGAAATCAAAGAAGAACTTCAAGCATCCTATGAGGAATCTCTTGTAGAAGAAATTCAAGTAATTAAAGAAGGTCTTGTTGACCGTGTTGATGCATACCTTGAGTATGTTGCTGATGAGTGGATTTCTGAAAATGCACTCGCAGTTGAGCACGGTCTTAAGACTGAAATGACCGAATCATTCCTCCAAGGAATGAAGGGTCTTTTTGAAGATCATTATGTAACAATCCCTGAAGATAGATATGATGTAATCGAGAGTATGGTAGATAAACTTGATGAAATGGAAGGAAAACTCAACGAGCAAATTGAAAGAAATGTTGCTCTGAATAGAAGATTAGCAGAGTCGGTTGCTGATGTAATTTTTGCAGATGTCACTGAGGGTCTTGCACTTTCTCAGAAGGACAAACTCGCTTCTCTTGCCGAAAATGTTGAGTTTGATAGTGAAGCAAACTATCGTGAGAAACTGGTAACTCTGAGGGAGTCTTATTTCCCAACCAGAACAACTGGTACTCAAAGAGATGACTCGGAAACCCTATCCGAAAGTACTGATGTTCAGTCCCAACAACCACAAGTTGAGGGGAGAATGGCATCATACCTTCAGACTTTAGGAAGAGTCGCTAAACTGTGATTTTTAAATTATAACAATCAAACAAAAACTTCAAATAGGTAAAACAAATGCAAATGTTCAATGCAGAATATTTGCAGGAGAAGTGGGCACCAATCCTGGATTATTCCGGAATGGATCAGATCAAAGATGCACATCGTAGATCTGTAACCGCTATCCTGCTAGAAAACCAAGAAAGAGAACTCCGCGAAGAGCGTGAGTTTCTTTACGAATCTCCAACTAATAGTGGAAACACTGCTGGTTCGTCCGGTGGATTCGGTGGAAACGCTTCGAGCCCTGTAGCAGGTTTCGACCCCGTTCTGATTTCACTAATCAGACGTTCAATGCCCAACCTGATCGCTTATGATCTGTGTGGCGTTCAACCAATGAACGGTCCTACTGGACTTATCTTTGCGATGCGTTCACGTTACACCACCCAGAGTGGAACTGAAGCATTCTACAACGAAGCAGATACAAGATTCTCTGCTCAGAACGCTGAAGGAACTCTCCCATCGGGTAACGTTGGTTTTGGTACGACTGCCGCTCAGTCAGGAACCAACCCAAGCGTTCTGAACGATAACGGAGGAACCTATAACGTTTCCACAGCGATGAATACCGGAGACTCTGAGGGTCTTGGTGGTGCTGGTTCGGCATTCAACGAGATGGCTTTCTCAATCGAGAAAATCACCGTTACTGCTAAGTCACGCGCTCTGAAGGCTGAGTACTCACTTGAGCTCGCTCAGGACCTTAAGGCAATCCACGGTCTGAATGCTGAAGCGGAATTAGCAAACATTCTCTCAACTGAGATTCTTGCTGAAATCAACCGCGAAGTTATCAGAACCATCTACAAGAGTGCTAAGGCAGGTGCTCAGGCAAATACTGCTACTGCTGGTACTTTTGACCTCGACGTTGACTCCAACGGTCGTTGGTCGGTTGAGAAGTTCAAGGGTCTTATCTTCCAAATCGAGCGCGATGCAAACGCAATTGCACAGCAAACTCGTAGAGGAAAGGGCAACACCATCGTTTGCTCTGCTGACGTTGCTTCAGCACTTGCAATGGCTGGTGTTCTCGATTACACCCCTGCACTTAATGCTAACCTGAACGTTGATGACACCGGCAACACCTTTGCTGGCGTTCTTCAAGGTAAGTATAAGGTTTATATTGACCCATATTCGGCAAACGTTGCTCCTAATCAGTATTACGTTGTCGGTTATAAGGGTTCTTCACCTTATGACGCAGGTCTCTTCTACTGCCCTTATGTTCCTCTCCAAATGGTTCGTGCCGTTGGTGAGAACAGCTTCCAACCAAAAATCGGGTTCAAGACTCGTTATGGTATGGTTGCTAACCCATTCGCTAAGGGTTCCGATACCACCAATCCTGGTGTTATCACAACCGACTCTAACGTATACTACAGAAGAGTCAAAGTTGCCAATTTAATGTGAGCCTTTCTCACAATTCCACAAGGGACCTTCGGGTCCCTTTTTTTATATCTAAATAAAAATAAAAATGTCCTGTTCGTTTCCCAACCAAATTGATAATAGAAACTTCCTATCACCAGTTGGGTTTAAGTTTTCACTAGCAAAAGAACCTAAAGTTGCCTTTTTCTGCAATACGGCAAGAATACCAGAAATTACATTATCACTCAATACTCAACCAACATACTTAAAGGATATTGATGTTCCTGGTGATAAAATTACCTATGGTGATTTATCTTTAAGATTTTTGGTTGATGAGGATATGGAGAACTATATGGCAGTTCATAACTGGTTGACAGGTCTTGGATTCCCAGAAACAACACAACAATATAAAGATTTAATCTCCATAGTAAATGACGTAACACAACCTCAGGATCCGAAAAGAGCATTTAGTGATGGAAGTCTTTATATTTTAAACAGTAATTATAATACAACTGCCGTGGTAAAATTCAAGGATTTATTCCCAGTATCATTAAGTTCTCTTGAGTTTGATGCCACACAAACCGACATTCAGTACTTTACAGCAGACGTAGCTTTCAAGTATACTGTGTATAATATTCTTGATAATAATAATCAACCCCTATGAACCTCAGTCTTGATGAAATCCAGGAAATGTGGCAAAGAGATTCTGTCATAGACCCCGATAACTTACACGATGAATCTTTAAAAATACCTCAACTTCATTCCAAATATTATACTCTATATAATACCATCACTCTTCTTCGTGAAAAGGCAAGAGAAACACATAACAGAGTTAGGTTGGAACGCTATAACTACTACACGGGAAAGGCAACAGCAGAGGTCTATGCCGAAGAACCATTTCCGTATAAGGTAAGGGAAAAGGATGCCATACAGAGGCATATGGACGCCGATGAGAGACTGTCTAAGATTGATTTAAAGATTAGATATTATGATGTTATGCTTAAGTTTCTTGAGGAAGTGATTAAGATGATTACGAATAGAAATTACTCCATCAAGAATGCTATAGACTGGCATAAGTTCACGGCAGGGTACAACTGACCGAATAAATACTCATAACTGATATTTTATGAATGTCTCATTTGGTGATATCAAAAAAGAATGAGGTTTATCTGCAAATAGAGGCAGAACCTCATATCTACTATGAATTGAAAGACGCATTTCAATTTGAAGTACCTAATGCAAAATTTTCACCTTCTTATAAGAATAAGTGGTGGGACGGAAAAATTTATTTGTTTAGTGTAGATACAAGAGAAATCTATATTGGTCTTTTAGATAAGGTAATTCAGTTCTGTAAGGACCACAATTATACTTATGAGTTCACGAATAATAAGTTTTATGGTCTTCCTTTTGAGATAAATGAGAACATCTCAAAGGAAGGTGTAAAGGATTATATGACGGCAATCAGTAGACACGCCCCACGCGATTATCAAATTGAGGGAGTATACGACGCCTTAAGACATAATCGTAAATTATTGATATCTCCAACTGCTTCGGGAAAGTCATTGATGATATATTCTCTTGTGAGATACTACGTTGAGAAGCAGCAAAATATTCTCGTAGTTGTTCCGACGACTTCCCTTGTAGAACAAATGTATAAAGATTTTGCAGATTATGGATGGGATGTTGGTTCATACTGCCACAAGATATACGCTGGTAAGGAAAGAGAAACTGATTCCCAAGTTATTATTACCACTTGGCAGTCTATTTACAAACTTCCCAAGCAGTATTTTTCCAGATTTAATGTAGTCGTAGGAGATGAGGCACACCAATTTAAATCCAAGTCATTAATATCTATAATGACGAAACTTTGTGATGCAAAATACCGTTTTGGATTCACCGGAACACTTGATGGGTCTCAAACTCATAAGTGGGTTTTGGAAGGTTTATTTGGACCTTCATATAAAATTATCAAGACGGATGAACTGATGCAGAAAGGTCATCTTGCCAAATTGGACATTAAGGTTTTACTATTGAAGCATCCTCCCCACAGGTTTGAAGTATTTGAGGATGAGGTTCAGTATATTATTAATCACCCAAAGAGAAATAACTTTATAAAAAATCTTGCTCTTGATTTAAAGGGTAATAGTCTTGTTCTTTTTGCCAGAGTAGAAGGTCACGGGCAACCACTTTACGAACTCATAAATAATAGCAAAACTGACAATAGACACATATTCTTTGTTCATGGTGGGGTTGCTACCGAAGAACGAGAATTAGTCAGAGAAATTACCGAAAGAGAGAATAATGCAATCATCGTTGCTTCCTACGGCACTTTTTCTACTGGTGTCAATATCAGAAATCTTCATAATGTTATATTTGCTTCGCCTAGCAAATCAAGGATACGAAATCTCCAATCCATCGGAAGAGTCTTGCGAAAAGGAGAAAACAAAGTAAAGGCAACTTTATATGATATTGCCGATGATATTAGTTACAAGTCAAGAAAGAATTATACACTCAATCACTTGATAGAAAGAATCAAGATTTATAATGAAGAAAACTTTAATTATGATATTGTAAATATACCACTTAAAGATTAATATGGGAGAGGAATTTTATTGCATTTTAAAGTTAGTATCAAGTGAAGAAATTCTATCGCTTATTATGATAGATGAGAATGATGGTGATCCAATTATTATTCTACAAAATCCTGTAGTAATGAAACCTGTAACAACCTCTACCGGTGATTCTTATGTGAAGATTAAACCTTGGATAGAAATGTCTAGTGATGATATGTTCTTGATTAAACTTGATAAAATAATAACTATGACTGAAACAAAAGATACTAAGTTAATACAATTATATGAATATTATCTTAAAGATGATTCAATAGAAGTATATAAACCGGCTGGGGAAGTTAAACCTTCATCAACGATGGGTTATGTATCTTCGGTAGAGGAAGCAAGAAAGAATTTGGAGAATCTCTTTAAAGATAATAAAGAAAGCTAAGACTTATCTTCAACGGGGACAAACCTAGTCTATACGGTTTTTCAATACTTGTCAAGCCCTTGCAGTATGTGCTATAATAATTACAACTTATACTAAAAGTCCGATGCTATGCCTAAAAAGAAATCAGAACATTATGTGAACAATAAAGAGTTATTAGAATCTCTTATTGTTTATAGAACTAAAGTAGATAAGGCAGCACAGAAGTATTTTGAGAAGTATGATAAGTATCCTCCTAAGTCTGGTGCATGGGAAGGAAAACCTAGAATTCCAGATTATATTGGAGAATGCTTCTTGAAGATTGCCACTCACCTTTCATATAAACCTAATTTCGTAAATTATATGTTCCGTGAGGATATGTGCTCCGATGGAATAGAGAATTGTGTTCAGTACATTCACAATTTCAATCCAGAAAGGTCTCAGAATCCCTTTGCTTATTTTACCCAAATTATTCATTATGCCTTTCTGAGAAGAATTCAGAAAGAAAAGAAGCAATTGGAGATTAAAAATAAAATTATTGAACGAACCGGATATGATGAGGTTATGACAATTGATGACGGCTTGCTTTCTGGGAACAATTCAGAGTACAATAGTATGAAAGACGCTATTCAATACAAAAACGGAAACCGATGACCCGTATTGCAATTTTAACGGACACCCACTGGAGCGCCAGAAAAGCTTCAAGAAATCTTCACGACTATTTTCAATTATTTTACGATAATGTTTTCTTCCCTGCTCTAGAAGAACACGGGGTAGAGACGGTCATTCATATGGGCGATGCCTTTGATAATCGTAAAAGTATTGATTTCTGGGGTCTTGATTGGACTAAAAAAGTAGTGCTAGAACCTCTTAGAAAGTACCAAGTCCATATGATTGTGGGTAATCACGATATTTTTCTTCGTAATTCTACTGAAATTAATGCTCCAGAACTACTTCTCAAAGATTATCCAAACATAAAGACATATAGTTCTCCAACGAATACGAAGGTTGGTGGAATTGATATGACTTTTATTCCTTGGATTTGTAGTGAGAACTATGATGAAACTCTAAAAGTTATTCGGAAGTCAAAGGCAAAGATTGCGATGGGGCACCTTGAACTCAAAGGGTTTCGGGTCAATAAACATCTTGTAATGGAGGAGCATGGACTGGAAGCAAATCTTTTTTCAAACTTCACAAAGGTATTTTCTGGTCATTACCACACTCGTTCTGATAATGGAACTGTGTTCTATCTCGGTAATCCTTATGAAATGTATTGGACGGATGTAAATGACACTCGGGGATTTCATATCTTTGATACCGAAACTCTAGAACATACTCCAATCAATAATCCTTATAAATTATTCTATAACATTTATTATGAAGATACTCCACATCAGACTTTTGATGCCTCTGAGTATTCTAATAAGATTGTCAAAGTAATCGTCCGTAAGAAATCTAAGCAAAAAGATTTTGAGAAGTTTATTGACAAACTCTATAAGATTGGCATTCAAGACCTGAAGATTGTTGAAAACTTTGAGATTCAGGAAAATGAAAACTTTGTAATTGACGAAGAAGAGAATACAATTTCAATTCTGAATCGTTATATTGATGAATCCGAATGTGACTTTGATAAGAGTACTATCAAAGGTATATTCCAAGACCTCTATAAACAAGCTTGCGAAGTGGAGTAAAATGTTTCTTCTCACTCTTAAGGGTCGTAAAGATGATGGGGCATATGCCGTTCAAGACCAATATGGAGAAAAGGTTTTATTCTTATTTGAAGAAGAGGATGATGCCACTCGGTATGCTATGATGCTTGAGTATGATGAAGACTACGAAAAAGAAATGGAAATCGTGGAAGTTGATGATGAACTTGCCATAAAGACTTGTAAGCATAACAACTACAAGTATGCCGTAATTACTACTAATGATATTGTAATTCCTCCTAAAAATGATAACCTTTAAAAAAATTCGATGGAAAAACTTTCTTTCTACCGGACAGCATTTTACAGAAATTGATTTCCAAAAGAATCATACAAACTTAATTATTGGAACGAATGGTGCAGGAAAATCAACTGTACTTGATGCTCTTACTTTTGTATTATTCAATAAACCATTTCGCAAAATCAACAAACCTCAATTAATCAATCAAACAAACGAAAAGGATTGTTTAGTTGAGATTGAGTTTTCTGTCAATAGTCGTGATTATTTGGTTCGTCGTGGAATCAAACCAAATGTCTTTGATATTGAAGTAAATGGAAAACAACTTCATAAGGAATCTGATGACCGTATTAATCAGAAATTACTAGAAGAAAATATTCTAAAGGTCAATTATAAATCTTTCACCCAAATCGTGATTCTGGGTTCCAGTACCTTTGTGCCTTTTATGCAACTTACGACTGCCAATCGTCGTGAGGTAATTGAGGACTTATTGGATATTCGGATATTCTCTACGATGAACACTATTATCAAAGAAAAGATTCGTACTAAAAAGGACGAAATAAAATCTCTTGAGTTGAAGAAGCAAAACCTTAAGGACAAGGTTGAAATGCAGAAGAGTTTTATTGAGGAACTTGAGAATCGTGGTAATGCCAATATAAATGCCAATAAACGGAAAATTTCCGATTTAGATGCTGAAGTTGGTACTTATATGACCGAGAATGCCAAGACCGAAGAAGACATTTTCAAATATACGAAAGAGCAAGAAGAAGTTATTGGTGCCGCAGAGAAGTTAGGAAAACTTAATAATCTTAAGGGTAAAATCTCTCAGAAAGTATCTACGATTACTAAAGAGCACAAGTTCTTTAGTGAAAATACGGTATGCCCTACTTGTACTCAAACTATTGAGGAAGAGTTTCGGTTAAATAGAATTACAGACGCTCAAAATAAAGCAAAGGAACTCCAGAAAGGTTTTCAGGAACTTGAGGAGACTATGAAGTTTGAACAAGAACGAGAGCGTCAATTTCTAGCACTATCAAAGGAGATTACGAAACTCAACCATGAGATTTCTCAAAACAATACTCGGATTTCACTCAGTCAGAGACAAATCCGAAACCTTGAATCTGAAGTTCAAACTATTACCGAACAACTTAAAAATAGAAATACTGAAAATGAGAAGTTAGAAGAGTTTAGAGACAATCTTCAAAAAACATTTGATGACCTTTCGGATAAAAAAGAAGAAATCGTTCATTATGATTTTGCCTATTCCTTACTCAAGGATGATGGTGTAAAAACGAAGATTATTAAAAAGTATCTCCCGTTCATAAATCAGCAGGTGAATCGTTACTTACAGATGATGGATTTTTATATTAATTTCCATCTTGATGAAGAATTTAATGAGAGCATCAAGTCACCCATTCACGAGAACTTTTCTTATAGTTCTTTTAGTGAGGGTGAGAAGGCAAAAATTAATCTTGCTCTAGTATTTGCTTGGAGAGAAATTGCAAGAGTTAAGAACTCTGCAAATTGTAATATCCTTTTGTTTGATGAGGTGTTTGATGGTTCTCTTGATGGATTTGGTACTGATGAGTTCCTTAAGATTATTCGTTATGTGATTAAGGATACTAATGTATTTGTAATTTCACATAAGACTGGACTTGAGGACAAATTTAATAGTGTGATTAAGTTTGAGAAAAAAAATGGATTCTCATATAAAAGTGAGGTATAGGACACTTTCCCAACTGGACCTCTTGACTTCCGTGATTATAGATAGTATTGTGTTCTCATAAGCAAAGGGAAAATGAAACTTCCAAACTGGCAACACCATTCACGCAAGGAGCAGAAGCGGAGACTCAAACCGCAGGCACTCCGACAGGCAAAGGCACGACTCAAAGCCTTTAAGAAAAAGCACTCTTCGGAGTGTTTTTTTTTATAAATAATTAGAAAGTTTTGGAAAAATGAGAGAACAAGAAGTTAGAGAACTTTATGAAGCTTATTTACAGGTTCATCAACCTCAAGAAGTTGTAGAAGAAGTAGAAGAACTTGATGAGAATGTTCAAGATGCTGTAAAAGGTGCTCTTGAGAAAGGTGCTAATTTTATGAAAACAAATCCCGTTGGAAAAGTAGTTTCTAAGATTGTTGCTCCTGCTGGTAAAGGAAGAGGAACTCCAACAGCAACAAGTGGTGGATATCGTCCTGAAGAAGTGGAAACAGACCTTTTTGACACCATTCTTGAGCACCTAGTTTCCGAAGGTTATGCCGACACTAATGAGAGTGCTCTGGTCATTATGGCAAATATGAGTGAAGAGTGGAAGCAGAGTATTTTGGACGAAGAGAAGAAAGAACTTCCCCAAACAAAAATGTATCGTAAGGCGGGGGAACTTGCTCGCTCTGGAATTGCTACTGGTGATGAAGGAAAGAAGAAAAGGTCTGCTAAAATTGTAAGTGCCATTACAAGAGAGACTGAAAGAAAAAGATTTGATGAGATTGGCAAATCTCCAAAGCATAACTAATAAAAAACCACTTCCAAAACTGGCACACAGAGGGTCCTCAAGACCCTCTTTTTTTGTATAATAGGTTCATAAGACAAACGAACTCCGATGACCGTAAATTTTGAAGTAAAAGGTATGCTCGCCCGTCTTCTGGCAACGGAAGACCTGATTGTGGAACACAAGAAGGTTGAGACTGCCTGCTTTAATGTTCATACACGGGTTCTGACGCTTCCTATGTGGCAGAAGGCAAGTAATTGTGTCTATGATATGTTGGTTGCCCACGAGGTATCCCATTCACTTTATACGCCTGATGAGGACTGGAGTGAGCAAGTTCAGGTTCCTCAGCAGTTTGTGAATGTATGTGAGGATGCTCGTGTAGAGAAACTCATCAAACGCCGTTATGCCGGATTGGCAAAGACCTTCTATGGTGCCTATCGGGAACTTCAGGAAGAAGATTTCTTTCAGATTGGTGATGATGACCTTTCAACACATAATCTTGCCGACCGTGCAAATCTTTACTTCAAGGTTGGTAATTTCTTGACTCTTGAATTTACCAATAAGGAGCAAGAAATTGTTGATATGATTGGTAAGGCAGAAACCTTTGATGAAACTCTGGATGCTGCCAAGGTTCTTTATGATTACTGTAAGCAAAAGCAAGAAGAACCTACCAAACTCCCCAGTCTTGATAATCACGAAAAGTCTTCTGGTTCTGGTGCGGGAGACCAATCTGAAGAACAGCAAGAACTTTCTCCCGAAGAGGATGGTGAAGGTGATGGCGATAAGCAACAAACCTCTGGGTCTGAACAACAAACTCAAGGTGAAAAATTTGAGGACCAAAATACTCAACAAACTGGTGGGGAACACTCTGAACCGGAGGTGAAGACTATGAGTTCTCTTGAGGAAAACCTTAAGGAACTAGTGAATAACAACATTCAAGAAACTAATTATATTGAAGTTCCTAAATTGAATCTAGATTCTGCGATTATTTCTAATCAAATTATTCACGATTATTGTAAAGAAACTTGGAATAATCAAATCTATATTCACGAAGATAGTGGAATCTTTACCGCAGTAGATGCCGATTATGTAGATTTCAAGCGTTCGGCACAAAAGGAAGTCAATTATCTAGTGAAAGAGTTTGAGTGTCGTAAGGCAGCAGACTCCTATGCCCGTGCATCAGTTTCTAAGACTGGTGTTCTGGACTGTACGAAACTTCATACCTATAAGTATCAGGAGGATTTGTTCAAGAAAGTAACCACATTTGCCACCGGTAAAAATCACGGTCTGGTTTTTATTCTGGACTGGTCTGGGTCTATGAGTAGCGTTCTTATGGATACTGTCAAGCAACTTTATAATCTTATTTGGTTCTGCAATAAGGTTAATATTCCTTTTGAGGTTTATGCCTTTACAAATGATTGGAACTATAGGTCTTCATATGATGCCGATGGTAAAGTAATCACTCCTAAAGAACATACCGTTCGTAAAGAGAATGAACTCGTGGTTGATTATACATTTGGTCTTCTGAACCTATTTACCAGCAAGGTAAAAAGTTCGGTTCTTGATACTCAACTCAAGAATATCTATCGGGTTGCCAAACAGTATGACCGCTCCAATTATGGTAATTGTAAGTATTCTGCTCCCCATAAACTAACTCTTTCCGGAACTCCACTGAATGAGTCACTTGTTGCCTTACATCAAATTCTTCCACATTTTCAGAAAGAACATAAACTTCAGAAAGTCCAGTGTGTAATTCTGACTGATGGTGAAGCAGCTCCTCTGAAGTATTATCGGGAAATCAAACGACACTGGGAAAAGGAAAGTTTTCTAGGAACTCATTACATTCAAGATAATTCCTACCTTCGTGACCGTAAGACTGGAAATGTTTATAAGTTTTCTGAAAATACTTGGAATAACAATACATCTTTTACGGACCTTCTTCTCAGAAATCTCCGTGACAAGTTTCCCAGCGTGAATTTTATTGGAATGCGTATTCTTGATAGTCGTGATGCCGGGCATTTTATTCGGAATTATACCGGATATATTGGAGATGAATATCACAAAGTAATGACACGCTGGAAGAAAGAGCGCAGTTTTGCCCTTACTACTTCTGGTTATCATACTTACTTTGGTATTTCTTCCTCTGCTCTCAATAGTGATAGTGAGTTCAAGGTTGCCGAAGATGCCTCAAAGGCACAAATTAAATCTGCTTTTGTCAAGTCTTTGAGTTCTAAAAAAATGAATAAGAAGATTCTTGGTGAGTTTATTGAATTGGTTGCTTAACTAAATACTCAAAAAGTGCTTATAAAAATGAAGACCTTTCAGGAATTTATGGTAGAATGCTATTCTATCCAAGAGACTTCTCTTACTCGCGTAATGAGTAAGTCTGAAAAGGGTGGAATGGCAATTCTTTCTGGGCAGCGAGGTGACAAATCAAAAGCAGAAAACAAAGCAAGGTCTTCAAGAACCGAAAGAAGAATTAGAGGTGCCGGTCTTCCAGGTCCAACAAAAGTATCCGGAAGATATACTGAAAACCCAGGAACTCCAGATGAGAAAAAAGTGGGTGAAAAATCTCACGTAGTTTCTTCTGGTAAAATGGGTAAGAAAATCTTTAAGAGGACAGTTGAGAAACTGGGCACAGAGGCTGGACTTAAGCACAAAAAGAATGTAAAATCAGGGTCATCAAAGGATGATCAGGACTCCGTTCTGATTCAACGCAAACCAGGAGGATCTGCTACACTGAAAGGAACATCCAAAACATCTTGGCCTGGTAAAGGTAAGAATGTTGGAGTTGGAAAAATGAAACCAGGAAGAACTGGTGAGTTTGATACAAAAGTCAAAAACAAAACATTTACTTATGAAGAAGACTAACAAATTGAGATTAGAACACGTTGTAAATCACGAAACCAAAGAAGTTTGGGTGAAGTGTGACAGTGCGATTACTGCTATGGGTATTCCTGCTATGGTGAATGAATATTATCCTGGTTATAGGGGTCACTGTGCGAGTCTTGAGTACATAGATAAACTGCGAAACCAGCAGGTCCAATCTTAAAACCGTCCATAGGGGGTCCCACGACCCTCTTTTTTGTTGTATAATTACTTCAGTTAAACAAAACCACCTAACTACATTATGTCCCGCAAAACTGCCGTGAATGACGCCCAACTAATTGAAGCAATCAAAGAACTCTATGGTACTGAAATTACTTCTGGCGACCTCAGGGGTTTCTGTGCCTCTCGTTCGCTCAACTACCAAACCGTAAGTAATAAACTCTCACAATACAAAACTTCTCGTGGCAAATGGAACCTTGAAGTGACTCAAGAGCGTGTAGAAGAGATTGAGCGTTCTTTCCAAAATGTTGCAGTTCTTCCCGAACATCACCAAAACCTTATTCCCGATAAAGATGATACCTTCGTCAAGTTTGGTAGTTTTGCTGACGTTAAAAAAATTCTTCAGTCTCGTCTTTTTTATCCTACATTCATTACGGGTCTTTCGGGTAATGGTAAAACGTTCAGTGTGGAGCAAGCGTGTGCTCAACTGAAGCGAGAACTGATTCGTGTGAATATTACGATTGAGACTGATGAGGATGATTTGATTGGTGGTTTCCGACTTGTGAATGGTGAAACTGCTTGGCACAACGGACCCGTGATTGAGGCACTTGAGCGTGGTGCCGTATTGCTTTTGGATGAGGTTGACCTTGCTTCCAATAAAATCCTGTGCCTTCAATCTATTCTTGAAGGTAAGGGTGTCTTCCTGAAAAAAATCGGACGGTTCGTCAAACCCGCTCCCGGATTCAACGTGATTGCCACCGCAAACACCAAAGGAAAGGGTTCTGAGGACGGTAGGTTCATCGGCACCAACGTGCTCAACGAAGCGTTCCTAGAGCGGTTCTGCGTGACCTTTGAGCAACCATATCCTGCTGCTGCTACTGAGATTCGCATCCTTCAGGGCATCGCAGCATCTCTGGGTCTTACCGAGATTGATGATTTCTGCAAGCGATTGGCAGATTGGGGTGATGTAATCCGTAAGACCTTCTATGATGGTGGTATTGAGGAAATCATCTCCACCCGCCGACTGGTTCATATCGTCCGTGCCTACAGCATCTTTGGTGATAAGGCAAAGGCAATTCAGGTTTGTATCAATCGTTTTGATGATGAAACCAAAACTGCCTTCTTGGAACTGTATGATAAGATTGATGCTGATTTTGTAATGCCTTCTGAAACTCTTGAACTGACTATTGGGGGTGGTAGGGAGATTGACATTGACCTTCCTTTCTGATATAATTGGGGGAGGTTAATTATGACTTCTCCCCTTATGTTTGGACCTGAAGACGAACAAAATCTTATCAATAAATTCAATCTCACTATGAATGGTGAGACTGGCATACTTAATGTTACAAAAACTCCTGTTACTATGACTGATAAAACAAATCATCTTTGGAAATACAACGAAGATAAAATCCTTAAAGATGTTGAGGATTATGTGACCACTACCTATCACGGGCATTATTGTGGTGATAGTGATGGTTATGCCGATATTCAGACTATTGACCTGATGGCAGCAAAGAAGCTAGCAGCAGGTTTCTGTCAGGCAAACATCCTCAAATATGGTTCTCGTTATGGAGACAAGGATGGTCGCAATAAGCGTGACTTGATGAAAGTCATTCACTATGCTATGCTACTTCTCCACTTTGATGGGCATTATACTCGTAAAGATAATGGACTTACTGAATTCAATCGCTGATTATTATGAAACTGAAAGAAAACACTATGAAACTCTCTGACAATACCCTGACTCTTCTCAAGAACTTTGCTGGCATCAATCAGTCTATTCTCGTCAAGCAGGGTAATAAACTTCGTACAATTTCTATTGCCAAGAACATTCTGGCAGAGGCAGAAATTACCGAAGAGTTCCCCCGTGAATTTGCGGTTTATGACCTGAATCAGTTCCTGAATGGTTTGAGTCTTCATCAGGACCCAGACCTTGATTTTACTGAGAATTCTTATATTACCATTCGTGAAGGTAAGCGTAGGGTCAAGTACTTCTATGCCGACCCTAACGTAATCATTTCTCCCCCAGAAAAAGAAATCAAACTTCCTTCTGAGGATGTGTGCTTCCAACTTGAAACTGGTGCTCTGGAGAAACTGGTGAAAGCAGCAGGAGTTTATCAGTTGCCCGATATTTCGGCAATCGGTGATGCTGGTGTGATTCGTCTGGTAGTTCGTGACAAGAAGAATGATACTTCTAACGAATACTCCATCGTTGTGGGTGAAACTGACGAACAATTTACTTTCAACTTCAAGGTTGAGAACATCAGTAAGATTGTTTCTGGTGCTTATAATGTAGTTGTGTCAAGGAAACTTCTGTCACAATTTACCAACACGAAGCACAATCTTTCTTACTGGATTGCTCTGGAACCAGACAGCACTTTTAATTGATTCTTTCTTCTTTATTATGGAATTTCTACTCTATTTGACTCCTGCTGGTCAGGAAATAATTAGCAAAATTATGCTAAAGAATTATAATGTTAGAGAAAATGCTCCAGTCTGTAGAGACAAGCAGTTATTTGGACTTCTAAAGTCCCCAGACTTTATAATTTGTTTAGATAATATCAAAAACACAATTAGTCCAGTAAAGCATTATGTAAATGAAACTGTATATCACGAAGCAGTTCATGTAGCACAGGCGTGTAAGGGTGGTAAGTTGGGAATATCTGCTTCTCTGAACCAGTATAAACTAAATGATGTTATGAGGTCAGTAAAGGCAACTGGTTCATATGCCATTTACGAAACAGAGGCATATTATCTAGAAGATAAACCAGAGGAAGTTCTTCATCAACTTAAGAAATATTGTTTCTGATGAATATTTTTGTTACTTCTGAATTTCCGGCAGAGTCCGCAATTTGTCTCCCTGACAAACATATAACGAAGATGCCCTTAGAGGCGTGTCAAATGCTTTCTATTGTGGCATCCAAGTGGTATCATAATTATGGAACTCTTCCTAAAAAAGATGGAACTCCATATACAACTGAAAAAGGTGCTTTCCGCAATCACCCCTGTACTCGGTGGGCAGCAGAATCAATTGATAATGCTTACTGGTTAATCAAGTGGGGTATGAATCTCTGTGATGAGTATTCTGTTCGTTACGGAAAGACTCATTCGTGCTACAATACTCTTCTGGATGCTTATTACTTATTTCCAAAGGGTAAATTGACTAATGTAACTCCATTTGTTCGTGCTATGCCCGATGAATATAAATTTGACACAAGCATTGACACTTTTACTGCTTACAAGATGTATATTGCATCCAAGCCTTGGGTTAGCAATAATTATCTCCGTATGCCACAAAGGCGTCCAGAATGGGTATGAAAGCAATTAGAGTAGAGGTGGCAACAATAGTAAATATTCTCGTTGATGACGATGAAGACCACTGGGAAATAAAACAGAATGCGTTACACGCAATTCACGATAAAATACATTTTCTTGAAAAAGATTCTTTTTATATAAATTATGACAAATGATTTCTTATGGTGCGAACGACACCGCCCAAAAACAATTGAAGATTGTATTCTTCCTGAACAAACTAAAAAGACCTTTCAAGACTTTCTAAATAGTGGCGAACTGCCTAACTTGCTTCTGTGTGGTCCTGCTGGTGTAGGAAAAACCACCGTGGCAAAGGCATTATGTAATGAATTAGGAGTAGATTGTTATGTCATCAACGGATCCGACGAGGGTAGATTCCTTGATACTGTCCGAAACAATGCGAAAAACTTCGCTTCGACCGTCTCACTTTCGTCAGATGCTAAACACAAAGTCATCATTATTGATGAGGCAGATAACACGAGCAACGATGTTCAACTCCTCTTACGGGCGTTTATTGAGGAATTTGCTGGTAATTGCCGATTCATCTTTACCTGCAACTACAAGAACAAAATCATCGAACCCCTCCATTCCAGATGTGCCGTCATTGACTTCACAATCAAAGGAAAAGAAAAGACCAAGTTGGCAGGATCCTTCTTCAAGCGTCTACAAAACATCTTGGATAGGGAGGGCGTCAGATATGATCCGAAGGTCCTTGCAGAACTGATAAACAAGCACTTTCCAGACTTCAGAAGGGTCACTAACGAATGTCAAAGATATTCTGTTAGTGGTGAAATTGATTCGGGTATTTTGGCATCTTTTTCGGACATCTCCGTAAATGAACTAAACAGGTATCTGAAAGAAAAGAACTTTGCCGAGGTTCGTAAGTGGGTTGTTTCCAATTTGGATAATGACATCAATATAATTTTGCGTCGTATCTATGACTCCTTGTATGATGTTCTTGATGGACCTTCTATTGCTGCCGCAGTATTGGTTGTGGCAAAGTATCAATATCAATCAGCATTTGTTGCCGACCAAGAGATAAATCTACTTGCCTGTCTAACTGAAATTATGTGTGAATGTGAGTTCCTATGAGACCTGAAACAAGAGAAGCGATGGAAATGCTTTTTACTGCTAAGTGGAATCTTCCAAAGGCAGCAGAGCATTGTAATCTTACTCATAAGGAGTGTAAGATTGTATTTAATGAGTATTGTAATTTTCATCCTAAAACTTATGAAGTCTCTTAAGACCCCTTTAAGATACCCTGGCGGCAAGTCCCGTGCTTGTGTCAAGATGGACCCTTTCTTTCCAGACCTACGAAATTATGATGAGTTTCGGGAACCATTTATTGGCGGTGGGAGTGTTGCAATTCACATCACAAAGAAGTATCCACTCTTGGATATTTGGGTGAATGACCTTTATGAACCTCTGGTAAACTTCTGGCAGCAACTTCAGATGTTTGGAACAGATCTGAAAGATAATCTTAAAGGAATAAAATTAGCAAACAATAACCCAGAATTAGCAAGGGATCTATTTCTTTATTGTAAGGATAAATTACACGAAGAAGGACGTTCAAATCTTGATCGTGCGGTTGATTTTTATATTATTAATAAGTGTTCTTTCAGTGGTCTCACAGAAAGTTCTTCTTTCTCTCCTCAAGCATCCAATGCCAACTTCAGTCTTCGTGGAATTGAAAAACTGCCAGAATACTGTAAACTGATTGAGAAATGGCGTATAACTAATTATTCATATGATTATTTGATGGATGGAAACAAAGGTGCGTTTATGTATCTTGACCCTCCTTATGATATTAAGGATAATCTCTATGGGCGCAAAGGATCAATGCACAAAGGATTTGATCACGATAAGTTTGCTGCTGATTGCGATGCTAATGATATGGACCAATTGGTGAGTTATAATTCAGACCAACTTATAAAGGATAGATTCAAGAACTGGAATGCCACAGAGTTTGATTTAACTTATACTATGCGTTCGGTTGGTGAGTATATGAGAGACCAAAAACAACGAAAGGAACTTTTGTTGTTCAATTATACTAAAGGTCCTAAGATACAATTTAGTTTTGATGGGTGTTATAATTATGATAGATTGAAGAAGGAGGGATTGGTTGATGCCTGAACTAAAGGACTGGTTGAACTCGATCAATCAAACAAAGAAGAACCTGATTGATGAAGACCCTTCAACTGAGAAGGGGTATGCGCCATATATTATCAATCGGTGTCTTTCCGGAGAAATTGATTGTATTATGTTTGTGAATGAATTGAATCAGTATCATTTTCTTCCTAAAAAAATGCAATATGACTTTCTTATAAATATTCTGAGAGTTAAGAGGAGATATTCTCCTTGGCTTCGTAAAGATACAATCAAAGATCTTGATATTGTCAAACGTTATTATGGTTATAGTAATGAAAAGGCACAGCAGGCTTTGAGGATTCTAACAAAAGAACAACTAACATTTATTAAATCGAAATTTGAAACTGGAGGAACAAAATGAGTGTCGTTCAAGAACCGATTATACAATGGTCGCCTGATATGATGATAGAAGTCATTCTGAATGAACCAGATGATTTCTTAAAAGTTCGTGAAACTTTGACTCGTATTGGAGTTGCCTCAAGAAAAGAGAAGAAACTTTATCAGAGTTGTCACATTCTTCATAAGCAAGGTCGTTACTTTATTACACACTTTAAGGAACTTTTTGCTCTGGATGGCAAACACGCAAACTTAACTGTAAATGATATTCAGCGTCGTAATCGTATCGTTCAGTTAATTGCTGATTGGGGATTGGTTGAAGTAGTTGATGTGAGTAAGGTTCAGGATATTGCTCCATTAAATCAAATCAAAGTTCTTCCTCATAAAGAAAAGGCAGATTGGATTCTGGAAACCAAGTATAATATTGGATCTAAAAGGAAAAAGGTTGAAGAAACCGAATAATACAGTAGGGAGTTCAACACTCCCTTTTTTATTATGAACTGATATATAATAGTAAGGACGCCTTCGGGGTCCACACAATCAAACCTCGCTTTATAAGGAGATACTATAATGACTAATCTTTCTAGATACACATCTGCGGATCTTCCTGCCTTGATGGACAGGATTACACGCAATAGTATTGGAATGGACGAATATTTTGATCGTCTATTTAATCTTCACGAAACTACAAATAATTATCCACCTTACAATCTAATTCAGGTAAATAATGTAGAGTCTCATTTAGAGATCGCACTTGCAGGATTTAAAAAGGAGGAAGTAAATGTCTTCACAGAGTATGGAAAACTTTTTGTCGAGGGGCAAAAATCAGATACAGAATCGGATAGGACGTTTGTCCACAAGGGTCTGGCTCAACGAAGTTTCAAGAGAGCATGGACACTATCCGACGATACCGAAGTCCGAGAAGTCACCTTTGAAGACGGACTACTTGTCATTCGACTAGGAAAGATTATTCCAGAACACCATAGCAGAAAAGAGTACCTATAAATATAATTGAATATCGTTGCCGCAGGGAGGTAACTGGCAAAAACCAGTTGACACCTCCCTTTTTTATGCTATAATGAATTGAGAGGAAAACTAAAAATGTCTGTAAAAATTGCTCTATTAAAATCTGGAGAATCAGTAATTGCCGATATTAAGGAGTTGATTTCTGAAGATAAAGTATGTGGATATTTGTTCACGAATCCGCATAAAATGAAGATCAGCAATTCAATCTTCTTAACAGAAGAACCAATAGAACCAGAAGATGGTACAGTTAGTGTAACATTTTCTTCCTGGATTCTCTTTACAAGTGATAATGAGATTCCAGTTCGTCTAGATTGGGTTGTGACAATTGTTGAACCAGTAGAGGCTATCAAACAAATGTATGAGGAAAAAGTAAATGGAAAGGAATGTGAAGTGTCTTCTCTTGAAGGTTGATACTATCTTAATTACCGAAATTGTTGAGATTGGATCCGAACTTGGTGAACCTGATTGTAAGTTAATTAATCCATATGAATTTTTTAGTGTGGATGATATGAAACCCTGGCCCGAGGTTACTAATCAGACCGAATTAATGATTCATTCTGATAGTATTCTCACAATCGCAGAACCAACTCCCGAAATCGTTAACAAGTATCTTGAATTAACTGCCTGATGAATTTTTATACAAACGTGCAAATGGTTGGGGACCACTTCTTGGTTCGTGGTTATGAAAATGGTAGACATTTTATGACCCGTGAGAAGTTCTCTCCTACTCTTTTTGTTCCGTCTAAAAAAACAACCAAATATACGACACTTCAGGGAGAATATGTAGAACCTATTCAACCTGGTTCTGTAAGGGATTGTAGAGAGTTTATTAAGAAGTATACTGATGTACAAAACTTTAAAATTTACGGAAACGACAAGTACATCTATCAATATATTTCGGACAAATATCCGGAAAATGAAATTAAGTTTGATATTAGTAAAATTAAACTTACCACAATTGACATTGAGGTTGCATCCGAAAATGGATTTCCTGATGTGGAAAATGCGGCAGAAGAAGTACTACTCATTACACTTCAAGACTATAATACGAAACAAATTCGTACTTGGGGATTGGGTAAGTTTGATAATAATCAATCAAATGTTTCTTACCGAGGATTCTCTGATGAGTATAGTCTATTAAATGATTTTATTCACTGGTGGATGATTGAGGATAATACTCCAGAGGTTATTACTGGTTGGAACAGTGAACTTTATGATATTCCCTATCTCGTTCGTCGCCTGGATAGAGTTTTGGGTGAGAAATTGATGAAGCGTATGTCACCCTGGGGTCTTGTGACTGAGGATGAAGTTTACATATCTGGAAGAAAGCACATTTCCTATGATATTGGTGGTATTAGTCAATTAGATTACATTAAACTTTATAAGAAATTCACTTATAAAGCGCAGGAATCTTATCGTCTAGATCATATTGCCAGCGTAGAACTCAATCAGAAAAAACTGGATCACTCTGAGTTTGATACTTTTAAGGACTTCTATACTAAAGGTTGGCAGAAGTTTGTAGAATACAACATCGTTGACGTAGAACTTGTTGACCGTTTGGAAGACAAGATGAAACTGATTGAACTTGCCTTGACTATGGCATATGATGGTAAGGTAAACTATGAGGATGTGTTTTCTCAGGTAAGAATGTGGGATACGATTATCTATAATTATCTTAAGCAGAGGAATATTGTAATTCCTCCGAAAGAAAAAACTGATAAAGATTCCAAGTATGCTGGAGCTTATGTAAAAGAACCAATTCCTGGAAAGTATGATTGGGTGGTTAATTTTGACTTAAACAGTCTTTATCCACATTTGATTATGCAATTTAATGTAAGTCCCGAAACACTTGTTGAAGAAAGGCATCCTAGTGTAACCGTGGATAAAATTCTCAATCAGGAACTTACTTTTGATATGTATAAGGATTATGCAGTTTGCCCTAATGGTGCTATGTACCGTAAGGACATTCGTGGTTTTCTTCCAGAACTAATGGAGAAAATGTATAATGATCGTGTTGTATATAAGGAGAAGATGATTGAGGCAAAAAAACAGTATGAGAAGAAAAAATCAAAAGAACTTGAGAAAGAAATTGCAAGATGTAATAACATCCAAATGGCAAAAAAGATTTCTCTTAACTCTGCTTATGGTGCTATTGGGAATCAGTATTTCCGTTATTTCAAACTAGCAAATGCTGAGGCAATTACTCTTTCGGGTCAGGTTGCCATTCGTTGGATTGAAGAGAAGATGAACTCTTATCTAAACAAAGTTCTTAAAACTAAGAGTGTTGATTATGTTATTGCTTCTGATACTGACTCCATTTATCTCAATATGGGTCCTTTGGTTGAAACTGTATACCAGGGAAGAGAGAAAACTACTGAAAGCGTTGTTTCGTTCCTTGATAAGATCTGTAAGGTGGAACTTGAAAAGTATATTGAAGGTTGCTACCAAGAACTGGCGGACTATGTAAACGCATACGATCAAAAGATGCAAATGAAACGGGAGAATATTGCCGACCGTGGAATTTGGACTGCCAAGAAGCGTTACATTCTGAATGTTTGGGATAGTGAAGGTGTGCGATACACCGAACCTAAATTGAAGATGATGGGTATTGAGGCAGTCAAGTCTTCAACTCCGGCACCTTGCCGCAAGATGATTAAAGATGGTCTGAAGATTATGATGAGTGGAACTGAAGATGAGGTGATTCGATTTATTGATGAGTGCCTCCAAGAATTTAAATCTCTTCCACCAGAGCAAATTGCTTTTCCCCGAACGGCATCTGATGTCCGTAAATATTATTCATCATCAAATATTTACGCATCCAAAACTCCAATTCATGTTCGTGGAGCACTTCTCTTCAATCATTATATAAAAGAGAAAAAACTTACTAACAAATATTCACTTATTAATAATGGTGAGAAAGTTAAGTATATTTTCTTAAAAAAACCCAATATTATACAAGAGAATGTTATTTCCTTCATCTCCGAATTTCCAAAGGAATTGGGACTTGACAAATATATTGATTATGAACTACAATTTGAGAAGAGTTTCTTAGACCCACTCAAGTCTATTTTGGATTCGATTGGATGGAAAACCGAACATACAACAAATCTTGATTCATTTTTTACCTGATGAATTTACCTATTAACGAAAAAGAACTGAATACTATTATTAGTGCTATGAGGATTGGTGGAGATACTGCTCTTTATCAAAAACTTTGGTCTTATAAAATGAATTATCTCAATAAACAAAAACAGGAAGATAAATAACTACACCTGTTGAGAGTGCAATTTCACAGGAAGATTAGGTGCTTCAGGGCACCTTTTCTATTATAAATAGTAATGCACTCTCAATAGAATATAAATGAACTATCTAAAGCATTATTGCAATCTTATCAGGAAAGTAGAGAACAGAACTCCACCTGAAGGTTATACAGAAAAGCATCATACATTTCCAAAAAGTATCTTTGGAAATAATAAAAGGATTGTAGTTCTAACATCAAGGGAACATTATATCGCTCACGCTTTATTGGAAAAGATTTATATTAAGAGGTGTGGAATTAAGGATAAAAAAACTACTAAAATGATTCACGCTCATATTTTAATGAAATCAAAAGGTAGATATTATAATTCTCATCTTTATGGAATCGCAAGAATTAGAATGTCCGAATCAAAGAAAGGTAAAAAACCATATGTTATGACTGAGGAAACTAGAAATAAAATGAGTATATCTAAAAGTGGAGAAAATCATCCAAAATATGGAATACCCTTAACTCAAGAACATAGAAATAAATTATTAGATTCTTGGAAAGGAAAAATTCATAGTGAAGAATCTAAGTTAAAAATAAGTGAAGCAAATAAAGGCAGAATTCACACAGAAGAAACCAAGAAAAAATGGAGTGAAGCAAGAAGTGGGGAAAAGCATTATCTTTATGGAAAGAAACGAGATATTGAAATTGTAAATAAAATAGTGGAGAAGAAAAGTAAAGAATTTTCAATTATAAATCCTCAGGGTGAAATTATTTGTGGGAAAAATATTACTAAATTTTGTAAAGAAAATAATTTAGATGTTGGAACTACTTGGAATCTTCTTAATTATAAAAGGAATACGAAATCACATAAAGGTTATCGTGCTGTTCCTCAACAAAGTTGACTTGAAGTGGTTTTTGTAGTATAATCATTAAAAATGGGTAGAAAAATGGCAGATTCTGGATTAAATTTTTTGCGTGACATAGTGAAGGAGATTGGTGGAGAATACACTCAACTCGCTTCGGATATTGATGAAACTGAAACTTATGTGGATACGGGTTCGTACATTTTTAATGCTCTTGTATCCGGCAGTATATTTGGTGGTGTATCTGGGAATAAGATTACTGCAATCGCTGGTGAAACTTCTACTGGAAAAACTTTCTTCAGTCTTGCCGTCGTTAAAAATTTCCTTGATAATAATCCTACTGGATATTGTCTGTATTTTGATACTGAAGCAGCAATCACAAAATCCCTTCTGGAAAGTAGGGGAGTTGACACAAGTCGTCTGGTGGTTGTCAATGTAGTTACGGTAGAAGAGTTTCGTACCAAAACACTCAAGGCAGTTGATATTTACCTAAAGAAAAAAGAGGATGAAAGAAACCCTTGTATCTTTGTATTAGATTCTCTGGGAATGCTTTCTACCAACAAAGAAATTAATGATGCTCTGGCAGAGAAGGATACTCGTGATATGACGAAGGCACAACTTATCAAAGGTGCCTTCCGTATGCTGACTCTCAAATTGGGACAGGCAAAGATTCCTATGCTAGTGACAAATCACACCTATGAGTCGATGTCTCTTTATGGTGGTAAACAAATGTCTGGTGGTTCTGGATTGCAATATGCAGCGTCTACAATTATCTATCTTTCTAAGTCAAAAGAAAAAGATGGAACGGAAGTAATTGGAAACATTATCAGGGCAAAGACTCACAAATCACGTTTAAGTAAGGAGAATCAAGATGTTGAAATCCGTCTGTATTATGATGAGCGCGGTCTTGATCGTTACTACGGTCTTCTTGAACTTGGTGAGATTGGTGGACTCTGGAAGAATGTAGCAGGTCGTTATGAGATTGATGGTAAGAAACTTTATGCCAAAGAAATCTTAAAAAATACCGAAAAATATTTTACACCAGAAGTAATGGAAAAACTTGATGTGATTGCCAAGGGTGAGTTTAGTTATGGTGTATGAAAAATATTCGTATAATAAAAACTAATGTAAATGTTTCTAAAATATTAGAACAACTTAAGCAATATCCTGAAGACTGGGGTTCTCAAAAAAATATTGAAGACTCCGAACAACTAGACCCCACAGAATATACTGTTACTGTGGATGTGTTGCAACTTATAATGGGTGGAGTTGAAAAAGAGAACCAATATGTCGGGAATACTGAAATATGTATTAAAACCCCGGCATATGAAAAACATACGGAGATTCTTAATTACTTGGGAAAGTATTTTAAGAAACTCCGTCGTTGTGGATTCTTGGCACTTCCAGTCGGTGAAATTGTGGGTTCTCATATTGACGAAGGAACTTATTATCTTACGAAGGATAGATATCACCTTTCCATTCAGGGAAAATACGAGTATACTGTTGGGGATGAAACTACAACTATTGAACCGGGAACACTATTTTGGTTCAATAATAAACTACCCCATAAGGCAGTTAATATTGGCGACAACATTAGAATTACTTTTGTATTCGATGTTCCGCATCATAAACGAAATCTTTAATTAAAATAATGGAACGACTTGAACTTACAATCCTTAGAAACTTAGTATTTAATGAAGACTATGCCAGAAAGGTTATTCCTTTTATTCAACCGGAGTACTATGAGCAAAGAGTAGAAAAGATAGTTTTTGAGGAAATTGTTGAGTTCATCGTTAAGTATGGTTCTTCAATTACAATAGAAGCACTCAATATTGAGATTGATAATCGTAGAGATTTGACAGAATCTGAAAATAAGGAAATAGTAGAATTACTTTCTAAACTTAATGATAGTCCTGTGGATAAGCAGTGGATACTGGATACTACCGAAAAGTGGTGCCGTGACCGTGCTATTTACTTGGCACTCATGGAGTCCATTCATATTGCCGATGGTAAGGATGATAAAAAAGGTAGAGATGCCATTCCCAGTATTCTTTCCGATGCCTTGGCAGTATCTTTTGATAATAATATAGGTCACGATTATCTTCAGAATTATGAGGAACGATATGAGTTTTATCATCGTAAAGAAGATAAGATTGAATTTGACCTAGAATATTTCAACAAAATCACAAAAGGTGGATTACCTAATAAGACTCTGAATATTGCTCTTGCCGGTTGCGTTCATCCAGAAACTATAGTTAAAATTAGATTTAGGAAGATTTCTTGATTTTGGAGTTTGGTGCTGGTTCTCCAGTTCCAAACTTCCAACCTTCATTTAGTTTTATATCAACTTCTTCTGGTGATATTCTTTTCCATCCCTTTGTTCCGGGCAAATGCATTACCTTTTTTCCTTTATGCGCCTTTCCCCCTAATGATGATCGTGTTTTTCTTCCTTCATTAGATGCCCAATAACTAAATTCTTTTGACCCCATCTTCTTTCCTCCAAGAGATGCCCTTTCTTTTCTTCCCTCTTCGGTGCTCCAATAGTAAAAATTTTTTGTTTGATTTGTTAAGTAATCTTGTTTTTGACTTTCTATTCCTTTTATTGTCCATTTTTTTCTTTCATTTGATGGAATGGAAAAAATACCAATATTATTGTCACGACAAAATTCTCCTGTTATTTTTCTATATTGTGGAGATAAGTTTGCTCCCAACATTTTCATAGACCTTAAATCATTTGGATTTTTATATATCTTCCACAACAAATAATGTGCCAATATATGTTCTCTAACATTTAAATATGTTAGATTAAAATCTTCATCACTTCCCCCCATATGTTTGGGAATAATATGATGTTCGTGTAACCCAGAATATTTTTTATAGTTTTCTTTTCTTGACTTATTGCCTTCACATAAGTTAGAATAGATTTGATTAAACATTTCCCTGTCCCTGCTAATGGTATTTATACAAAATGTGGATTGAAAAAGAAACATCGATTGCTGAAATCAAAACATTACTTGATAATGGATATGAAGTGGAGGTTGATTCTCCCGATGGATATGTTCCTGTTAATTTTTTTATTAATAAGGGGATGTATGAAGAATATGAATTGCTTATGATGGGGGGTAATAAAGTTAGTTGTAATGAGTCCCATTTGTTTGAAACTACTGAAGGTTGGATTTCCGCTAAAGAAATGGAACAATCTAACTTAATATACAAATTGATTACTAACGAGGGTATTAAAATTGGTCGGGTTTATAAAAACAATAAACAAATACCTATTGTAGATATTAATGTAAATCATCCAAATCATAGATATTACACTAATGGAGTTTCCTCTCACAATACTGGAGTTGGAAAATCTCTCTTTATGTGTCACGTTGCCAGTTCTGCCTTACTACAGAATAGAAATGTTCTTTATATTACTCTTGAAATGGCAGAAGAAAGAATTGCCGAAAGAATTGATGCGAATCTTCTTAATGTTCCAATTCAACAACTGATTGATTTACCACGCTCAGCATTTGAGAATAAAGTAAATGGTATTTCCAAGAAGACTCGGGGTTCTTTGGTAATCAAAGAATATCCTACTGCTTCGGCACACTCCGGGCACTTCAAGGCACTTCTGAATGAACTTGCTCTGAAGAAATCATTTAGACCTGATATTATCTTTATTGACTATTTGAATATTTGCTCCTCCTCACGATTTAAGAGTGGTAGTAATATCAATTCTTATACTTTGGTTAAGTCTATTGCCGAAGAACTTCGTGGTTTGGCAGTAGAGTTTAATGTTCCTATTATGAGTGCGACACAGACGACTAGGAGCGGTTTTGGTTCTTCCGATGTAGAATTGACCGATACTTCTGAATCGTTCGGTCTTCCTGCTACTGCCGACCTTATGTTTGCTCTGATTAGTACCGAGGAATTAGAAGGTCTAGGGCAGATTATGGTGAAGCAACTTAAAAACAGATATAATGACCCAACAATCTTTAAGCGTTTCGTTGTTGGAATTGACCGTGCCAAAATGAGACTTTATGATGTAGAACAGTCCGCACAAAACGACATACTTGACAGCGGTAAAGAAGAGGAGTATAATAATGAAGAAAATAAACCAAAAAAATCATTTGAGGGATTTAAATTTTCATGACACAACGAGTTGATTTTAATAAGTATCAGAACTTCGTAGATGCCGTAACTTCTGATGCATCCAAAGATTTCCTTGCTCTTTCTGACCGTATGGTTCAGTTGGATGAGAAAGGTGCTAATATTGAGCGTCTTCTGACTGCCTCTGTGGGAATTAATGCCGAGGGTGGTGAGTTTTTAGAAATAGTCAAGAAAATGGTCTTTCAAGGTAAGTCTTGGAATGATGAGACCCGTACTCACTTGATTAAGGAACTGGGTGATACGATGTGGTATGTGGCACAAGCGTGTATTGCTCTTGATGTCTCTTTTGATGAAGTAATTCAGACTAATATTGATAAACTGATGAAGCGTTATCCAGACGGATTTTTTGACGCATACTATAGTGAAAATCGTGAAGATGGAGACATTTGATGACTAAAACAGTATCTGTTAAGATGGATGTTCGGACTGCCGCTGCCGTTCGTCAAATTCTTTTTGAGAATCAAAAAGGTTATACCTATGATGAACTTTCTGTTCCTCCTCGTATTTCTGACATTCGTGCCGTGATTTTAGACCTTGATGAAAAGATTGGTGCTGTAGTTGGTGAATGACCCTTCGGTAGTCTTAAGCACTAAATAAAAATAAAATACTTATGGCAGAATCTATTCCAGCAAATAGAGGTGATTTATTTGAGGTATTTTTTGCTGCCGCAGTTGCTGCTCGGTTTGTAAAAAGAGCAAAACTAAAGACTTCAAAAACATTACCAACTGTAAATACATCTGATGTTGATATTATATTGACTGAAATGATGAAGCGTGGGTATGCTAAACAAGTTAATGATGTTGGGAGTGCTGTAATTGATACGGTTTCAGTAACAGTATCTGTTCCTAGAAAGGCTCAAGATTTTTTATCAGTTAGAGCAAATTGGAATAAAGTTTCAGATTTAAGATCCGGTGCAGTATCATTTGTTAATTCTCATAGTAGATTGAATGCTCAAGCAAGGGGACTATCAATTAATGAAAGAGAAGATAATATTAGAATATCTGCTGCAGGAACATTAGACCAAAAAGGAACTAAAGCAGATGTTAACGTAGAAGTTAATTCCCCCACCAATCCTGATAAAAGGTTTAGAAATATTGACTATTCTTTAAAGGTTTCTGGTGGGGAACAATTCCATCAAGTATCGGGACAAGGATTTGATAAGTTTTTAAGTATTTTTGGTGAGATGGGTTTAGATGTATCTCCAATTCAAGAAAAATATCAGAAATTTATTGATAATTTTTTTGATATTGAAGTATACACTAAAAAGTATCCATCAAGGGAATCGGCAAAGTCTACTGGTGGTGGAGAACAGTTAAAAAAAGCGGCAAGACTTGTTTATGCATATGCAACTGAAAAATTAAATGAAGGATTAGATACTGTAGAATCTACGGATACTAAAGTTAAATTTGCTGATTATATTATTTTTGGACTATCTAGAAATGTAAATACCGAACTAGTTAAATTTACAAGCACAGGTCAAGTAAAGACCAGAGTTGCCAATAGAGAGTTTAGAGATATACTTGCAAACAGTAGATATAGTGCTAGAATGAATGCATCTGGAGACCCCAAAATAGAGATTTATCTTTCAAAACCGGATGGAACTAGACTTTCTGGTAATAGTAATTTAATTATTCAAATTAGATATAAAATGGAAGTAGCAAGTTCAAATGCTTCTATGGGAAAATCATATAGATTTTATCCAAGAAATTACCTTGAAGCACAACCAGGAATGTTTCTAATATGAAAGACCTCCAAGCATTTCTTAATAATATTATTGATATCTTCACCACTAAAAAATCATTACCAAAAGATGTAATGAATGATTTTATAAAGTATTTTTACTTTACTCTTGATAATGAAATTAAATTAAATAAATCAGAATTGTTAAAGAATAAATATATTAAGATTAGAAAAAATGGATTAAACTATATTGTTGCTAATAAAGAAGCAATAATGGCGAATATTCGTAAGAAAAAATTAAGTAAGTAATGAAAAGTTTCTTTCAGTTCATATCAGAAGCAACTTCTGCAGCAGACCAAGCTCAGCGTGTTGGATTGCAGGGTGACGGGCACGGTGGTTGGTATGATAGAAGAACTAATGAGTTTGTTGCCAAAACAGAAGGTGGAAAGTTAAAGTTCTATAATAAGAGACAGAGAGTAGGAAAGGACCCAAATCAAACTCCACACGAAAAGGATGTTCCTTCTCCAAGTTATAATGACCCAAATGCTCAACAACCACCACAGCAGCAGCAAGAACCAGCACCAGAGCAGCAACCAGTAGCACAGGAACCTCAACAACCGGTGGCAACGCCACCACCAGTTCCTAAGACCAAGGGAACTCTTACGATTGCTTTTGGTCGTTTTAATCCCCCTACGGTCGGACACCAGCAATTGATGGATGTTGCCGCTGCTTCATCACAGGCAGATGGTGGAGACTATCTAATCTATCCATCCAGAAGTCAGGATAAGAAAAAGAATCCGCTGGACCCTGATACAAAGATTTCATATATGAGACAGATGTTTCCTGCTCATAGTGAAAGAATTGTGAATGATGCCGCAAATAAAACTATCTTTGATGTTCTTAAGAAGGCACATAATGATGGATATACGAATGTTAGAATTGTGGGTGGTTCTGACCGTGTAAAGGAGTTTGAGAAACTTTCTGGTAATTATAACGGGCAACTGTATGCCTTTGATAATATTGAAGTAGTTTCTGCCGGTGATAGAGACCCCGATGCCAAAGGTGTTGAGGGAATGTCGGCTTCCAGAATGAGACTTGCCGCTGCCGAAGGAGATTTTCGTAAGTTTAGAGAAGGTCTTCCGCCAGAGATGAAGCGTAAATCGGCACAGGAATTATTTGATTCCGTAAGAGCATCTATGGGTATTAATGAAAGTTGGAACCTCTGGGAAATTGCTCCTAAGTTTGATTACCAGACTCTTCGTGAGAATTATATTTCAGAAAAAATCTTCCAAATCGGTCAACTAGTTGAGAATCTGAATACCGGACTTGTTGGAAGAATCCTGCGTCGTGGTACTAACTATCTGATTTGTGTAACCGAATCTGGTATGATGTTTAAGTCCTGGATTAAGGATGTAATGGAAACAAAGAAATATACCGAAGTTACGATGAATAGAAAGATGAGAGAACCTGGAAAACCAAATACTTTAGTTGGAACATCTGGATTCTATAAGTATGTTGCGGATATGACTCCCGAGGCACCCGAAACAAATCTACAATACGGAGCAAAACCCTATCGTGGTTATAAGGTATCCAATATCAGGGAGTTTATAAATAAGTATAGAAAATAGTAAAGTAGTAAAGTCTTAATATGAAAAATCATATTGCCGAAGAATTGCCAGCAAGAAAATTTGCTCCTGCTGCTGCCGGTTCTGGTCCTACTGACAAGAACGATAAAAAAGAAGATTCTGGAAAGTCTCCTGAGAAAAAGGCAAAGCAGGCAGTATATGATATTCGTTATAGAGCAAGAAGAGAAGATATTCCACTTCCTCAGGCATTTTCTCAATATATGCAAAATAGCAGTATGGGAGGTGAGGAAAGAAAGATGGTCAAGGCAAAACTATTCGGCAAAGAAGGTAGTAGTATGAAGGCAGAAGATTTTAATCCTGCATTTAAGAGTGCCGCATCAGATTCTCTTGCGAAGGCACTCTTTAAGGTTTTTGTTGAAGGAACCGAGCAAGAACAAGAACCAATTTCTCTAACCTATGTTGAAGAATTGGATTCGGCAGAGCACAGAAAGTATAAGGTAAGAGTAACCGATAAGAATACTAAAAGGTCTTATGTGAGAATGGCAACCCGTGAGAAAATTAATCAACTTCGTGCGAATCCAAATATTGAATCCGTTGAGATGACTCAGTATGGCGAACCTTATGAGGGTGAGAGAAAGAAGGGTTCTCAAACGGCAAGAGTTGCGGCAGGTAAAGGATTAGACCCCGTAGGTCAAGAAGATGGTGATGTTGATAATGATGGAGATAAGGATAAGTCCGATAAGTACCTAATGAAGAGGCGTGGTGCGATTGGAAATGCTATCGCAACTCGTAAAGAAGAGTTCATTCACGAAGCAGAAACCGAAGATTCTAATACCACAAAAATTGATTATAAAAAAGGAAAAGTTAAGAATAAAGTAGTTGTTGCTCCCGAACAAGGTAAGGGACTAATGGCACATAATGAACTTGAGGGTGAACTGATTGCCGAAAAGGCAGTTAGTCAGGCACAACAGCGTTTTATGGGTATGGTTTATGCTGCCAAAAAAGGAAAACCTGCCGCAAGTCCTGAAGTTGCCCAAGCTGCAAAAGAAATTACCAAAAAAGAAGCAAAGAAGTTTGCATCAACCAAGCACAAAGGTCTTCCAGAAAAAGTAAAGGAAGAAATGGAATGTGGTTCTGATGATAAGAAAAAAAAGAATGGTGAAGAGGAAGACCCCCGTTCTATGAAAACTGTGAGGGATAGATTAAGAACTAAACTTGGATTGATGGGTCTTAAGATGTCTTATGAACCAGAAGGTGAGCAGATTGATGAGCTGAATCGTTCCGAAAGAGAAACCGGTATTAATACAAAGACTGGTAGACCAACTCAAAAAGGTGGCGACCCTAGAGTTAAAGAAAGAAATAAACCACCCCTGAAGTATGGTGGTTCAAGGCAAGAACCAAAGAGTGGAGAAAAACCACCCTCTCCTAGTGAGGAGGCTAGAAAAAAGGGTGTTCTTAGTCCTTTAGAACGTAAAGCAGCACTACGCCGTAATGCTAGAAAAGCAGCAGCAGACTTTAGAATGGATACTAGAGGAACCTAGTTCATAAATAAAACAGAACTCTTCACACGAGGTAATTATGACCACTGGACTTATCTGGGCATGGATTGTTGCAAATGAAGCGACAGTAGCAACTATTCTTCTAGTTGTTTCCGAATTACTTGGTTCAATTCCACAACTAAAAGCAAATGGAATTGTTTCTTTTGTAATTCTTCAAATTCAAACACATCTTAAGAAAAAAGGTGCAGTAGACCCTACTCCCTGAATTAAACTAAGTTAATAATAAGGAGACCAAAACCAAGGTCTCCTTTTTTTATAAATATTATCAGAAAAGAATTTTATAGGTAAGAAACATGGCTCTTTGGGGCAAGGCAGACAATTTATTTTCTCCCGGTACAGTTTCAGTAAACTACTCTACTGAAACTATTACTGGAGCTGGTACTTCATTTACCGCTGCTGGTATTTCAACTGGAACTACAATTGTTATTGGTGTAGGAGGTACATACGGGCAGGCAGTAATTTCCGGAATTACTTCGGATCTAGTTGTTTCAATTGCAACAACTCAATATCTGAGTGGAGCAGCAATTTCTGGAGTTGGATATACTTTAACGCAAAAACCAGTTTATACATTAGAAGATTCAAATTACGCAGGTATTCAAACCACTTCTACTGGTTTAACCAATGCAGTTTATGGTGTAGATGAATACGAAGCTGCTGCCAACGCCGCAACTGGTTCTAAGTATAAAGTAGCACACGCCGGTTGGGTTGGGATTCACACTTACATTGACCAGCACGGATACTTAAGAGTCAAATCAGAAGTTCTCGTAGCTATGTCTGGTATTAGTTCTAATGTACCCGCAACTTATGGTGCAACAGGTGATGCTCTTGATGATGCCGTATTCCCAGACCGTTACATTACAATTACTACTCAACCAGTAAGTCTGAGTGGAGTTTCTACAACTGCGGCACAATCATTTAGTGTTGTAGCAAGTGCAACCCCAACAGCACCTCTCACATTCCAGTGGCAGTATGCTTCTTATGTTGGTGCAGGATTTACTAACCTTGCCAACGGTGGAATTTACAGTAATGTAACTACGGCAACAGTCGGAATTGGTTCAACAACTGTCGGTGCTAATATTCCTGATGGATACCAGTATCGTACCGTGGTTACTTCAACTGGTGGAGCAACAGCAACTTCTAACGCAGCAACTCTTGATTACGCATAATAACCTATGAGATTTGATGAGTTGAATGAGAATAATTATATATTATTTGCCATTAAGTATTATGAAAATCCTCAATCAGTCACGATGGAGGACTTTGAGTCTGATTTGAAAAGAATAAGATATGTAAAAAGATTATTAAAAAGATATAAAAATACCGGAGAATTAAAAACTCATCTCATCTTAAATCATCTCATTATTCTCTTTAATGTTTTTAATGATGCCGCAGTTCCTTTATTATTCTATAACTTAGAAAAGGAACTGTGGCCGTCTATTAAAAGTTTTTTACTGTTCTTAAATCGTTTACCGGAATATCCCAAAACTCAGATACACGAAATTGTTGAAGATTCTGAGTGCCTATCTCAACTACAAAAAATCTAATGGATATAAACAAGATTATTGATATTATTCATAATCTCAAAGAGGAGGGTGAGGGTGGTGCTGCCCCTACTAATAGTCTTGCTGGTGGAAAGATTGCCGGTACAGTAGAAGCAGGTGATAATCCTCCAGTAGATTTGAGAAAAGGAAAGAGAAGGAATTGGAACCCATTCTTCAAAAATCTTGCCAGAATGCAAAGAAGAAAACCCAAATAAATAATAGCAAGACCACTACTTGATTTTTTTGTTTTGTAGAACCATATACCCACCAACAAAAAAAATGTTTACCAAATCATCTAACGAAACAAAAATAGCGGTTCTCGAAGAACGTCTTACTTCCTATGAGGTTATGATGAAAAAGATAGATGAAGCCATTCAGATAATGGGACAGACTAGTCAAAGCATATCGAAGATGTTAGCAGTCCATGAAGAAAAGTTGGATAATACTAATAAGACTGATGAGGTAATTTTTAGTCGAATTCGGGTGATGGAAGATAAAAATACAGAAGAGCACGGTAGAGTAATCGAAAGGTTTGAATCATTAGAAAAAAAGATAGATAATCGTATAGAATCTGTAGATAAAAAGGTTGATGACGTAACAAAGTTTCGTTGGTTAGTTGCGGGTGCTTTAGTAATAGTTTCTTTTGCGTTTTCTCAGTCAAGTATGGTTGTGGATGTCTTGACACCAGACGCAGAAAAGATTAGAATAGAAAAAGCAAAATAGTACCCTTTATAATGGATTTGATTGATTCCAAGTATATTGGATTAGTTTCGTCACGCCTTCAGAAATTTAAAAGAGTTAAATCAAACCTCTACAATTTTCGCTGCCCTCTTTGTGGAGATTCTCAAAAGAATAAAAGTAAGACAAGGGGATATTTGTATGCCGTAAAGACTAATACAAACTTTAAGTGCCATAACTGTGGGTCAAGTTTATCATTTAATAACTTCCTCAAAGAACTGGACCCAACTCTTCACAAACAATATACACTTGAGAAATTTAAGGAAGGTCATACTGGTAAGAACTTTGTGGTTGAAGAACCAAAGTTTGAGTTCTCAAAACCAGTCTTCCAAAAGAAACTAAATCTTCCTAAAGCATCGTCCAATCAAATTGCTAAAGAATACTTGGAAAAAAGAAAACTCAATCCGGAAAAGTTTTATTTTGCTGACAAGTTTCAGGAGTGGGTGAATACTCAAAAACCTACATTTAGTAGGATTGTAAAGGATGAGAGTCGTATAGTCATACCACTATACACTAGGGAAGGAGAAGTCTTCGGATTTCAAGGAAGAGCACTAGGACCGAATAGTGTTAAATACATTACCGTCATCTTGGATGATTCGATTCCCAAACTTTATGGACTCAATAAGGTAAATGCAAATGAGACGGTTTATATTGTCGAAGGACCATTTGACTCTGAGTTTGTAGAGAATGGAATCGCTATGTGTGGTGCCGATGTTGATGTATCATCCTGCAATTTTAAGGATGTTGTTTATGTCTTTGATAATGAACCACGAAATCGAGAAATCTGTAATCGTATGAATAAGATTATTGAGAGTGGAAGTAAGGTTGTGATTTGGTCAAAATCTATTCAGCAAAAGGACATTAATGATATGGTGCTTGCTGGACTTTCGGTTATGGATGTGTTAAAATTGAATACACGAACAGGTTTAGAAGCAAAAGTAAAGTTTAACGAATGGAAGAAAGTATGAGCAACGGAACAAAGGTTATTAAAAGAAACGGATCGATTGAGGGTCTTGACTTAAACAAACTTCACCTAATGGTAGAAGAAGCGTGTAAGGACTTAGCAGGAGTATCGGCATCTCAAGTTGAAATGCAGTCCGGTATTCAGTTTTATGATGGCATTACCACATCGGAGGTTCAGGAGATTCTAATTCGCTCTGCAAGCGACTTGATTGACCTAGACCACCCTAACTATCAGTTTGTTGCCGCTCGCCTGCTTCTGTTCGCTCTCCGCAAGCAGTTATTCGGTCGTATGCACGAGTGCCCTACTCTGATTGAACACGTTCATAATTGTGTTGATAAGGGTGTCTATGATGCCGAGATTCTGAGTCTTTATAGTGATGAAGAGTTTGAGAAACTTCAGTCCTTTATTGTACATGAGCGTGATTATCTCTTCACCTATGCGGGTCTCCGTCAGGTGGTTGATAAGTATCTGGTTCAGGACAGAAGTTCCGGTGCTCTTTATGAGACTCCTCAGTTTATGTACCTGATGATTGCTGCTACCATCTTCTCTAAATATCCAAAGGAAACTCGTTTGGATTACGTTAAAAAATATTATGACGCAATCAGCAAACACAAAATCAACATCCCAACGCCGATTATGGCAGGAGTCAGAACTCCACTTCGTCAATTTGCATCTTGTGTTCTCGTTGATGTTGATGACACCCTCGATAGCATCTTTAGCAGCGATGTGGCTATTGGTAAATATGTCTCACAAAGGGCTGGTATCGGCATTAACGCTGGTAGAATACGTGGCATCAACAGCAAAATCAGAGGCGGAGAGGTACAACACACAGGCGTGGTGCCCTTCCTTAAGAAGTTTGAGGCAACTGTCCGATGCTGCACTCAGAACGGCATCAGAGGTGGTTCTGCTACAGTTTTCTTTCCTATCTGGCACCAAGAAATAGAAGACATTCTAGTTCTCAAAAATAACAAAGGAACTGAAGATAATCGTGTTCGTAAATTGGATTATGGAATTCAAATATCCAAACTGTTCTATGAAAGATTCATCAAGAATCAGGAGATCACACTTTTCTCCCCACACTCAGTTCCCGGATTGTATGATGCTTTTGGTACAGATTCATTCGATGAGATATATGTAAATGCGGAGCAAGATGAGTCTATTCCAAGAAAAACTATTGGAGCACAAGAACTTTTTCTGGATCTTCTGAAGGAAAGAGCAGAGACCGGTCGTATTTACATTATGAATATTGACCACTGCAACTCTCATAGTTCTTATCTGGATAAGGTTAATATGAGTAACCTTTGTATGGAGATCACCGAACCCACGACTCCAATACAGCATATTGATGATGAGAATGGAGAAGTCGCAACTTGTATTCTATCTGCGATAAATGTTGGAAAATTAAAGCACTTTGATGATATGAAAGAACTTTGCGATCTTTCTGTTCGTGCTTTGGATGAGATTATTGACTATCAAAATTACCCCGTAAAGGCAGCAGAGAACTTCACCAAGAGGCGCCGATCACTTGGGATAGGTTATATTGGTCTGGCACACTATCTTGCCAAGAATGGAGAAAACTATGGAGACCCTGGTGCCTGGAAACTAGTACACGACTTGAGTGAGGCATTCCAATATTATCTGATTAAGGCAACCGTAAATCTTGCGAAAGAAAAAGGTGCCTGTGAGTATTCTCATCGTACTAAGTATGGTCAGGGTATTCTACCGATTGATACATACAAGAAGGATGTTGATGAAATTGTTCCGAATAACTTAAAGTATGATTGGGATAGTCTTAGGGAACAAGTTAAGCAATATGGAGTACGGAACTCAACACTGTCGGCACAAATGCCTTCGGAGAGCAGTTCCGTTGTGTCAAATGCAACAAATGGAATTGAACCACCTCGGGGATACTTGTCCATTAAGAAATCAAAGAAAGGACCTCTCAAGCAGATTGTCCCCCAGTATCAAACTCTTAAGAACAACTATACGCTTCTTTGGGATATGCCTAGCAATACTGGTTATATCAATATTGTTGCTGTTATGCAAAAGTTCTTTGATCAGGCAATTTCTGGAAACTGGTCGTATAATCCAGAAAATTATCCCAATAATGAAGTACCTGTGTCGGTAATGGCACAAGACCTTCTTACAACTTATAAACTAGGTTGGAAAACAAGTTATTATCAGAATACTTATGATATTAAGACTGATGAAGTGGTTGAAGAATCTAAAGAAGAACTTCAATCCCTCCTGTATGATATTATGAGTTCTGATGAAGACGACTGTGAAAGTTGCAAAATCTGACCTGAGTAAATATAAAAGTGTGAGTTAATTTGGAGAAAAAAAATTATGGATTTTAACTTTAAAACAAAACTAGAGGAGAAAAATGTGGTCAATCAAATGACAGTTTTTAACTCTCAGGAGGTAGATACTAAAAAGCAACCGATGTTTTTTGGAGCACCTCTGGGCATTCAGCGTTATGATTCTTACAAGTATCCAATCTTTGATAAATTAACTCAACAACAACTTGGATACTTTTGGAGACCCGAAGAAATCTCCTTACAAAAAGATCGTGGTGATTATCAAACATTACGCCAGGAACAAAAACATATTTTTACGAGTAATCTGAAATATCAGATTATGCTTGATTCGGTTCAGGGAAGAGGTCCTGGTATGGCATTTGCTCCCTACTGCTCTCTTCCTGAACTGGAAGCGTGTATGAAGGTCTGGGAGTTTATGGAGATGATTCATAGTCGCTCATATACCTATATCATTAAGAATGTTTATTCGGACCCTGCGGATGTCTTTGATACAATTCTTCGTGATGAAAGAATCCTAGAACGTGCCGTGAGTGTCACCGAAGCATATAATGATTTCATCAATAGTGCCCATCATTATGGAACTTCTGAACTTTGGAAACATGCCCAAGAATCAGTTCCCTACGCACAGGCAGAAAGATATGAACTCAAACGAAAACTTTTCAGAGCAGTTGCAAACGTTAATATTCTTGAAGGTATTCGCTTTTACGTCAGTTTCGCTTGCAGTTTTGCATTTGGCGAACTCAAACTTATGGAAGGAAGTGCAAAAATCATCGGTCTAATTGCCCGTGATGAGAGTCAGCACCTAGTCATTACCCAGAACATCCTCAACAAGTGGAAGGAAGGTGATGACCCAGATATGAAGAAAATCTCACAGGAAGAAGAGCAGTGGGTCTATAAGACTTTTGAGAATGCAGTCAATCAAGAAAAACTCTGGGCAGAATATTTGTTCAAGGATGGTTCTATGATCGGACTGAATGATAAACTTCTTTGCCAGTATGTTGAATGGACTGCCAACCGCAGAATGAAGGCAATTGGTCTTCGCCCACTTTATGATATTCCTGCGAAGAATAATCCTCTTCCTTGGACCTCACACTGGTTGAATTCAAGAGAAGTACAAATAGCACCACAAGAATCAGAGATAACTTCATATTTGGTTGGAGGTATTAAGTCTGATGTAAAACCCGACACTTTCTCCGGATTCAAGTTGTGACACCAAAAATACTCAATAGTGATGGAAATTACGATGAGTGGTGTGAAGAAGAAATTATAAAATGTTATAAGGATGCTGCCGAATATGATGATGTGCTTTTTGGAGACCACGACTATTCTTATATTTGGTTGAATAATAAAACTAATGAGAGTCCTTGAGGCTCTCTTTTTTTATAAATAAAACTATAAAGAACTTATAAGAAAAGATGTCTAGACTTACTGGTACTGATGCATATGGTTTGATGGAGGCATATAATAATGTATATGCCCCTCAAGAACTCACCGAAGAGCAGGTTTGGGAAGAAGTTGAGACTTGGGTAAATGGCCTTATTGAAGAGGGTTATGACCTGAGTGATTATACTTGGGAAGAGATGTATGAGTCTTATCTTGAAGAGCAAGGTCGAGCAAGAACCACGGGACAAAATTCTTCAGTTTTTACATTACCAACAACTCCTGGCGCAGGTAGTGCTGGTGGGTCTGGTAGTGGTGGTAGGAGAGGTAGTGGTTCTTCTCCTGGTTCAGTACGACCCGCTACTACTCCTGCTCCTGCCGCAAAACCAGCAGCAGCACCAGCACCCGCTGGCGCAAAACCAGCAGCACCAGCACCCGCTGCCACAAAACCAGCAGCACCCGCTGCCGCTAGACCTGCTACACCAGCACCCGCTGGCGCTAAAGTAGCACCCACAAAACCCACAGCACCGGCAAAACCAGCAACTGGTATGTTAGGTAAAACTTCATTTGAGAGAAGAACTCCAACTTCCTCCGAATTGAAGGCAGCACAAGCAGCAAGAGCATCTGGAGCATCTCCAGAGAAAGCACTTCAGGCAGCAAAGTCTGCCGGTGCCCCTAAAGTTGCTCCAAGTAATACACTAAGTAATACTGTAGCAGCAGCATCAAAACCTGCTGCATTTAGTCCAACTCCTGCTGTTGCAAAAACATCGCCTACTCCTGCTGCAAAACCAACTCCTAGACAGCAGCGCCTGAATATGGAAATGGAGTATGATACTTTTGATACTGTGCTTGAGCACCTAGTTGCCGAAGGTTATGCTGATACAAATGAAGCGGCTCTGGTCATTATGGCAAATATGAGTGAAGAGTGGAGACAGAGTATTTTAGATGAGGGTGATAATTACGATAAAAATCGTCAAAGAGCAGCAAAAAGAGCAGCAGAAAGAAATGCTGCCAGAGATGCTGGAAAGACTGGTGCTGTTCCCGGCGTAGGTTATGTAACACCAAGAAGAGAAAGAGAAACCTATAGAGATTCTGCAGGCACTGAAAGGCACACTTCTGGCGCCAAAATGCCAAAAAAAGAAGGTTGATATTATTTTTCAAGTAATCACAAGACCTCTCCACCCGGAGGGGTTTTTTTATAAATAACTAAAAAAGTAAAAAAAATGAAAACATTTACTACCGACTCTTACGAGTGTGATGCCTATGACCTTGTGCTTGAGTATCTCCTCTCACAGGGGCACGTAGAGACCGTAGAAGAGGCACATTATGTAATGATGGAGATGGATGCCGAAGCTATTGGAACTATTGTTGAGGCAGCGGCAGACCAATCTGATAAGCAAATTGATAAAGGTGTAAAGACGACTTATAAGGCACAAAATGTTCTTGATAATCAACATCAAGGTAGAAGTAAAGGATTGAATAAACTTCCAAGAGGCGAAAGAGAAGAAAAGGCAAAAAGAATGGGAGGTCGTCTAAAAAGTCGTAGAGACGATTTATTTGGAGAACGCAATAAGCGTGAAGATTCAAAAAGAGAACAACTGAAAAAAATGTTAGGTTTATAATCTAAAATCCTAACATAACTTAAAGGAGGCTTGACAAGTCTCCTTTTTTTATGTAGACTAGGTTTGTCTCCGTTGAAGGATAAATAATAGCTCTATAAGACTACTAAATGAGCTATGAGAATCCTTGGAGATATAATGGGGAGATTTTTGAGTCAACTCATATAGAAGATTATTTTGGATTCGTATATCTCATATCCTGTAAGACCACCGGTAGAAATTATATTGGACGCAAGTACCTTTGGCAGTTCAGAACACCAAAAGGAAAGAAGAGAAAAGTAAAGTCAGAATCTGATTGGAAAAATTATTATGGTTCTTGCCCCGAACTGAAAGAAGATATAATTCAGTATGGCAAAGAGTTGTTCAGTAGAGAAATTATAAGTCTTCATAAGACCAAAGGTAAGTGTAACTTTGAGGAAACAAGACAACTTTTTCTAAATAATGTACTGACCGAATCACTTGACTCTGGGGTTCCAGCGTACTATAATTCTAATATTCTAAATCGTTATTTTCGGAAAGATTATTATGATGACACTACTAGAGCAGACTCTAAGAACATCACATGATTGGGCAGTTGATCGCATACATACATTATGTGAGAATAAAGGTACTGAAGATGCTCAGGCAATTCAGGCAGAGTTTAGAGAATGGATGGACCCCGATATTTCTGAACACGATGTTTTTTCACTTGAATACTTAGGAGACGAATAATGAGAATAGACCTTCACAACTTTTTTCTACATTATGACCCAAAGAACCCAAAACATGTTGCGGCAGTAGAGCAACTTGAAGTGAATCTTGCAAGTAAGTGTCCGGACCTGATAGAGGATACTGCTAACTGGGTCAAAATCTTTAGAACAAAAATAGAAGCAGTCATTCCTGGAATTTTGAATGTTCCATATTATCCTCAGACAGATAATTATAGAGACGCTAATCGTACTTGCAATAGTTCTTCCTGTGCTATGTGCCTTGAGTATTTTAAGCCAGGTACTTTAAAGGGAGCAAAGGGCGATGATGCCTATGTTCAGAAAGTGTTTGCAATCGGTGACTCAACTGATCACACGGTTCAGACCAAAGTTCTTGATTCTTATGGAATTAAGTCACGCTTTAGTTACAATCTTTCTTTTGCTGATCTTGATCGTGAGTTATCTGCTGGGAGACCCGTTGTTATTGGCATACTCCACCGTGGTACTCTATCTTCTCCTACTGGTGGGCACATGCTGTGTGTAATAGGAAAAAGTCCTGATGGAAAATCTTATATCTGTAATGACCCATATGGGGATTTGATGTCGGGTTATACTACACCCGTAAATAAAGGTAAAGGTGCCGTTTATCCTGTTGAAGTTCTAAAGTATAGATGGTTAGAGAACGGTAAGGATAAAACTGGTTGGGGAAGAATCTTTAAATGACTATCAAATTCATAGATGCCGTAGAGAACCATAAAGACCTGGAGCATCAAAATCGTGCCTGGGCATTTCTTCAGGCATCAGTTCACAAAGAAATCTTGGATGAGTTTGCTAGGATTTATAGAAATCAAAAGATAGAACCAACACTTGATGGATTGCCTATTGAAGGTGTAGAACTTATTAAGGAATTTGAGAAATGTCATCTTAAAGCATATTACGATCCTCTTACAGGTGGTTTGCCCATTACGATAGGTTGGGGAAGCACTCGTAGAAAGGATGGAACCCGATTTATGATTGGAAACAAAATCACTCAAGAAGAAGCAGATGATTTGTTCTACTATCAACTGCGTCGTGAGTTTATTCCTGCTCTCCAAAAAATACCTTACTGGAGTGAAATGAATGACAGTCAAAAAGGGGCTCTACTTTGCTTTGCTTATAATCTCGGTGCAGATTTTTATGGTAATCCTGACTTCAATACTATTACAAGAGTCCTAAAGAATAAGGAATGGGATAAAGTTCCGGAAGCACTTAAACTCTATCGTAATCCTGGAACTAATGTTGAAGCAGGATTATTAAGAAGGAGAAAAGCAGAAGGAAAACTTTGGTCTACACCATAAAAGGTTTTGCTATTCCTTCATTTATCATTCTCTCATTCACCGTAACTGGGTCTCCAACAAAATAAAGAGTGCCGAGTATTCTTCCATACTTATCTTCTTTGAAAGTTTCAATTACCCATTCACCTTCTCGGGACAGTTCTTTTTCTAACCACGCTTTTGTCGCAAGACCTTCTGCCTTTTCTTTAAGGTCTTTGGTTCTTGTTTCTGCTGCATTAATACCTTTGAGACGAACTCTTTGAACAGTTGTAAGATTGAATCCCAAATCTATTGAAACATCTAATGTGTCTCCATCAACAATTCTTTCTATCTTCTTGATTCTATAGTTATACATTATCTTCTTCGTATGCTAATTTAAGTATATAGTATATGATATAAGCAGCACCGGCAAGTCCAATACCTAATAGTATATTTACACTCCATACTGGGTCAGTCATTTTCTTTTTCTTCGGGTTTTTTATTTAAGTTTGCCTTCAAAGCAATAATAGTTGCTAGAAGAGACATCAAAACTTGAATTGATTCTGATGTATTATCGTCACATTTACTTGGAGGTTTTGCTCCACTTTTATCAAATGCCTTTACAAGATACAGATAATGTAAACTAGTCATTACCTTGAAATTACATATTACATAATTTGTGAAAGTCATTCCAACAATTGCTGCTGCTACAAATGCAACCATCACAGGAACTATATTATCAAGTGTTGGATATTTGAATTTCATAATCGTCCTTCGGTTTGGTGTATCCATTCCTTCAACTCAGCAACATATTTTCTGAGTTCTTGTGCCTTATTTAGATGCCATTCATCACCACTCTTGAAGTACTCGTGAGTGTGATTATCTATTGCTTTAAGCATATTATGTATCGGTGCGTTCCAGTCTTCTCTATGAGGTGTATTCCACTCCCGTGGCATAAAATGTGAAAAGTAGTTTGAAGTATTTAGATTCTTGGGAGACTTATTCACCCCTAACCACTTCTCAAACTGGCACACTTGACAAAACCTAAATAATCTCATATAATGCAAAGGAACCCACTCAAAAGGTGGGTTTTGTCATAATGAGTCTGTGACGTGACACTTAGAGCCGTGGAAGATGCCCTCCGAGAGTTGGGTGTACCCCTCTTCTATACGGATGCCGAATTCTATTAAACTAAATGCTTAAAAACCTAACAAATGTAACCGTAGCGATTTTGGGTGCGGTTGCAACATCAGCGGCAACACTGCCAACACCGAGTATGGCAACATCTTCAGTAGTACAACCATTTTCAATTGTTCCTGAAGCGCCAACTCAAGAGACAGAGACCAAAGAGGTTGTTCCCGAAAAACCTAAGGTAAAACGATTAGTTTGTAAAGGATGTAATACTAATGAGTCCCGTACTCTGGAATTCTTACAGAAACGAGGAATCACTGACAAAAACGCCCTAGCAACCATTATGGGCAATATTAAACAAGAATCTACCTTCACTCCTAACATATGTGAGGGTGGTGCTAGAGTGCCTTATCACCAGTGTAGGAGCGGTGGGGTAGGAATACTCCAATGGACAAATGCTCCAAGATACTATGGACTTGGTAAGTTTGCTGCCCGTATTGGTGGAGACCCTTCCACTCTTGATACTCAATTGCAGTATATGTTACACGAAGGTGATTGGAAGATGATTGAGAACCAAATGAAAACCCCTGGTAAGTCCATTACTGATTATATGAGACTTGCTAGAAAGTGGATTCGTTGGGGTCATCACGGTGCCCGAACTGACTTTGCTTATGGTTATGCTAATAAGATGGTTCTTACTGAAGTATGATAAAAATCATAAGTCCACAATAAATACTGAGGAGTTCTATACTCCTCTTTTTTTATGTTTAATTTCAATTTTGGTAAGAAGAAACCTGATATTAAACAATATGCAATTATAGGAGTCGTACTATCTTCTGTGATTGCAATACTTTCACAGTGCTCTAGTATTCCCAGCAATCAACTTTGGGATTTACTGGATGAGATACAAAGAAAATATTTTCCACAAACTATACTAAATGAGTTTATTATCAAAGATGATGAAAAACTCAAAAGAAGAATTGGACGGGATGTGGATAGAGCAATTGATGATTATTGGAAACAATCTGGAGAGAAACCAGTAGAAGTTCCTGCTCCAATATTTTCAGAAAAACCTGTTGATGAATCCGTGTGTTATACCGAAGAATGTAAGTCACTCGGCGGAGAAATGCGTTTATGTGCTCCCTGGATGCCTGATTGCCCCAAAAACTAGCTATATAAACATATCCTATTTTATTTTGGAGATTATTATGTCTGTATCACAAGAACTACTGACTGCTATTGAAGCGTGGAAAGTAGAAGACGAAAAGTTCACTGCTGGTAATAGTGCCGCCGGTACTCGTGCCCGTAAGGCACTTCAGGAAGTTGCCAAACTCGTCAAGACCCGTAGAGGCGAGATTACCGAAGAGAAGAACGCCCGTAAGGAAGCAAAGGGTTGACTTTAGTACCCTGATGCCTTATAGTAGGTTCACGGGTGGAGGAGGTCCAAACTTCTTATAAATCCCACACCTCCCATGCCTCTCATAGAAGCACAAACAGGGAGGTTCCTTATGTCCCGATAGCACAGCGGATTAGTGCAACATCCTTCTAAGATGTGGGTCGCTGGTTCGAATCCAGCTCGGGACGCTTGGGGAATTAGCTCAGTTGGTAGTAGCACTTGCTTTGCAAGCAAGATGTCATCGGTTCGAGTCCGATATTCTCCACTTGACTTTTTAACAAAAAAGTCTTATAAATAAAAACACTTAGGTCGAAAACAATGTCTTATCCGATGCCCACAAAACAGATTAGTAATCTCGATTGCCGCTATTGGCATATTGAGGGTTCTCCCCTGTTTGCGGATATGGAAAGACATATGTAAGATGTAATCCATAAAAAGCAAATAAGAAGGGGGAGAGAAACCAAAAGTTTCCTCCCCTTTTTTGTTGCCTGTACCAGTTTCCTAAGTGCCCACCAATCTCCCCCCAGAGACCAAACGGTGGTATTCTAATCAAGTGGTTGAGGGATTGCCTCTCCACCAGAACCTAGACAACCGAATATTTATCCATATTATTTGGGTCGTTGGCAGATCGGTTTTATGCACCCGGCTTTTAACCGGTAGAGAGAGGTTCAACTCCTCTACGACCCATTTGGGAGAAAGGCTACTATTAGATATGTGTGGCGGCAGTCTGTAAAACTGTTACATAAGAACCGTTGGGGGTGCAATTCCCTCTTCTCCCACCTTGACCCTATGATGAAGTGGTTATCATACTTCTCTGTCTAAGAAGAATCACGAGTTCGAATCTCGTTAGGGTCGTTGGAGGCAAGGAAAGTAAAAGGAGCATGGGAACGCCTTCGGGATGATACCGCACCTGCCTTCAAATCAAGTTCCTATCGACTAGCGGTTAGGTCACCTCCCTTTCAAGGAGGTAACACGGGTTCGAATCCCGTTAGGAATGTATCTGGGAGTAGCTCAGTTTGGTAGAGCTGGGTGTTTGGAACGCTCAAGTCGCAGGTTCAAATCCTGCCTCTCAGACCTTGGGAACATAGCTCCAATTGGTAGAGCACTTGTTTGAAGAACAAGGTGTTATTGGTTCAAATCCAATTGTTCCCGCCTCAGGAATATAGCTCAATGGTTAGAGCAATCGGTTGATAACCGATAGATTCCAGTTCAAATCTGGGTATTCCTATTGATAAGGGTCCACCCCCACCAAACATTAGTGTGACGGGGGAGGAGGGTGAAATAGTCCCCTAGTTAAACGACCCAAGCGCACTTTAAATCAGGCGCCCTTATCAACTTGGGAGAGCACCTTGGATGGTGAGCACGACGGTGTTAGAGACGGTTCGATTCCGTCCTTTGGCAATGGTGGTTCGATTCCACCTTCTCCCCACTTGGAAGATTGGCAGAGCGGTTAATGCATCGGTTTGCTAAACCGTGAGGATAAAACCTCCGTTGGTTCGAATCCAACATCTTCCACCAGGTTGTATAGTTCAGTTGGTAGAACGCTTCTTTCATACGGAAGTCGTCGGTGGTTCGAATCCATCTACAGCCACTGTGTCGTTAGTCTAGTGGTTAAGACTGGAGATTGTGATTCTCCCTACGAGGGTTCGATTCCCTCACGACACCCCAATGAGAAATCGTCTAATGGTAGGACACCGCCCTTTGAAGGCGTTTATCTAGGTTCGAGTCCTAGTTTCTCAGCCAGCCCGATTGATGGAATTGGAATACATACTTGTCTTAGAAACAAGGTTTTACAGGTTCGAGTCCTGTATCGGGCATTGGATTTTATATCCAAATTTTGTTGGGTTAGTCTAACGGTAAGATGCAGGTCTCCAAAACCTTGCGATGGGGGTTCAAATCCCTCACCCTTCGCCTTGTTCTTTTAGCTCAGTGGATTAGAGCAGTAGGCTACGAACCTATGTGTCGGGAGTTCGAATCTCTCAAAGGACGCTTGACAAACCTTCAAAAGTTTGTTACTATATAAACTGATAGGCGCCTCTATCAAAATGTAGGAAGTGCAACACCTCTCTCTGGTCTGTCCAAAAGTCTAGATGATGTGCAAGAGGGATGAGGTAGTCACTTTGTTCTCCCCCTCCTACCAATATTCCCCTATAGCTCAATTGGCAGAGTATTTGACTGTTAATCAAAGTGTTCCTGGTTCGAGTCCAGGTGGGGGAGTTATCGGTATAAATAATAAAAGTTATACCAATAATAATGGCAAAAATAGAAACACGAACTTATGCTGAAAGAAAAGCAAAAAATCCTGATTGGGCAAAGAAAAGCGCAGAGCGTGTATCCGCTACCAGAAGGAAAAATGTTGCTATTCTAAAAGAGGAAGCAGGAAACTGTTGCTCTATATGTGGGTATAATAAGTGCATTGCCGCATTAGATTTCCACCATCTTGACCCAACCGTAAAGGAAGGTGGTATAATTGGGTCTACTCTTTCTCTTGAAAAACAAAGAGAAGAAGCAAAAAAGTGTATTCTTGTTTGTGCTAACTGCCATAGAGAATTACACAATCCGCCCTATAAGCATTGTGGTGATGCAGCAGTTTTGTAAACTGCAGAGAACAGTTCAATTCTGTTATGGGGCTTGACATAATACTCATTATGTCTTATAATTCCATGGTGTGAAGGAAGTACGCTGAGAGTGATGCCAAAAGTAAGGCACCCCGACAAGGGATACAGTAGAAGGATGCGAAACCTTCCACTCTCAACATTGCGGATATGGTGTAGTGGTAACACAAGAGTTTTCCAAACTTTTATCCTCGGTTCAAATCCGTGTATCCGCTTCCCCTAAAATATCAGGGGGTCTAAATAAACTTCGTAGTTGTAATTCTTAACGAACTATATGAATTTTCTTAAAAAACTAATGCTCGTCCCTGTTGCTCTGGGTCTTGTTGCTCCTGCTGCTATCGCTGCAGAACTCAATACTGAGGATGTCAATAAGTATGCTTCGGCAGCACAGGTTACAAGTGTTACTCAATTCTCTGATGTCCAACCTACTGATTGGGCATATCAGGCACTTACCAACCTCGTAGACCGTTATGGTTGCGTTGCTGGTTATCCTAACGGCACATACAAAGGTGGTCAGGCAATGACTCGCTTTGAAGCAGCAGCACTGCTGAATGCCTGTTTGGATCGTGTGACTGAAACTACAGATGAACTTCAACGACTGCTGAACGAATTCAAGAGTGAACTTGCAGTACTCAAGGGTCGTGTAGATGGTCTGGAGAACCGTGTTGGAAACTTGGAAGCAACACAATTCTCTACCACTACTAAACTCAAGGGTGAAGTCAATTTCATGCTTGGTGGAGTTCCTAGTCTTGAAACCAATAAAGGTGCTGATGTGGGTAACACCGCATTCAACTATGATCTGCGTCTGAACTTTGATACCTCGTTTACTGGTAAGGACTTGCTCCGTACTCGTCTTCGTTCCGGTAACTTCAGTAGCGATCCTTTTGGTTCTAGTTCTTCTTTGTTCAAACTTGATAAGGCAGAATCTACCGATAGAACTGTAGAGATCGATCGTCTTTACTACCAGTTCCCTGTAAGTAAGAGTCTAACTCTAACTGCTGGTCCTCTGGTTCGTAATACCGAGATGGCATGGATTCCTTCTGCTTATAAGTCAGAAATTCTTGACTTCTTTGCTGTTTCTGGTGTTCCCGGTGTCTATAACAAGGCAACTGGTGCTGGTTTTGGTGCTCAGTGGAAACAACCTACCAAGAAAGGTCAAGGTGGATTTGTTGCTGGTCTGAACTATGTTGCTCAGAACGGTGATGATTCCGAAACTGGTGTATTCAATGCTGATGGTGCTCTGAACCTGCTTGCTCAAGTTGGTTATCGTGCTCCTCAGTGGGGTGTTGCCGTAGGTTACCGTTATGGTACTGAAGGCACTCGTTCGCGCACCTACAACGGTCTCTTGAGTGCTAATGGTACTCTTGCTGCTGGTCAAGAATCCAATAGTGTTGCTCTTAATGCTTATTGGCAACCACAACAATCTGGTTGGGTTCCTTCCGTTTCTGCTGCTTATGGATATAATGGTGTAAGTGGTACTCCTGGTTCGGGTGATGCTACTGATTCCAATTCTTGGATGGTTGGTCTTCAGTGGAGCGATGTCTTTGCTAAGGGTAACTCTGCTGGTATTGCTTTGGGTCAAGCACCTTCTGCCGAAACCGCTGGTGTAGATGATGCAACTCTGCTTGAAATCTTCTACAAGTTCCAAGTCACCGATAACATCAGCATTACTCCTGCTCTGTTCTATGTTGATAACAATCAGCGTTATCAAGATTCCAGCAAGTGGGGTGGTGTAGTCCAGACTAAGTTCACATTCTGATAAACAACTCATAATATGAGTAGAAGCACCCATTCTTTGGGTGCTTTTTTTTGTCTTAACCAAATCTTAGTTGATTTTATCTTTCCTTTACCTTATAATTACTCTGTAGTTATTCACTTTTTATGAAACTCAAAAATCTTATTGTTGCTGGTCTGGTTGCTGCTCCTGTTGCCGCTCTTGCTGGACCTCCTTTGAATGGTGCTGGTGCCACCTTTCCAGCACCCATCTATCAACGCTGGTTCCAAGGTTATGCTTCTGAAACTGGCAATCGTGTGAATTATCAGTCAGTTGGTTCTGGTTCTGGTGTCCGTCAGTATGTCGCAGGAACTGTCGATTTTGGTGCAACTGATGAACCTATTTCGTCAAAAGAGGCAAGTAAAGTTAAGCGTGGCGTGGTTCAAATTCCTATGGTGGGTGGAACTATTGCCGTTGCTTATAACAAACCTGGATGCACTCTGAAACTCACTCAGAAGCAAACTGTAGATGTGTTTTCTGGAACCATCAAGAACTGGAAGGCACTTGGATGTGCTGCTGGACCTATTCTTGTGGTTCATCGTTCTGATGGTTCTGGAACTACTTTTGCATTTACTAATTCTCTGGATGCTTTTGGTGGTTGGAAACCTGGAGTTGGTAAGTCAGTAAAATGGCCTGTTGGTATTGGTGGTAAAGGAAATGAAGGTGTTTCTGGTACTGTTAAGACCACTCCTGGTTCTATTGGTTATGTGAATACCGGATTTGTGAAAGCAAATAAACTTCAGACAGCAGCAGTTCAAAATAAGGCAGGGCAGTTTGTTCTTCCTACTGCTAAGTCTGGTGCTATTGCTCTAAACTCTATCAAACTGGATGCAAATCTTGCTGGCGAAAATCCTAATCCTTCTGCCTCTGGTGCATATCCTATCTCCACTCTGACTTGGATTCTTGCCTATAAGACTGGAAATGGTGCAAAGACTGGTGATATTCAACAGGCACTCAATTATGCTTTGAGTTCTAAGGCACAAATGCTTGCTGATGATCTGGGTTATGTTCCTCTTGCCGGTAGCATTCTCAACAAATCAAGAATTGCCGTAAAGCGTATCGGTAACTGATATAGATATGGGGGGTTGACGAAACCTCCCTTTTGTCGTATAATAAGAAACGAGTTAGGAGGTCTATGTCGCTTATTTCTCAACGTGATAGAAAACTTGCTATAGAAGCATTAGAATACTATAAAACTGCAATTCCATTAATCATTAACTTTGGAGAACTTCCTTCTGATATCGTCATTAAACAAGATGAACAAAAAATGATGGAAGTAAATGCTCTTATAAATTGGATTAAGTTAGAACACTATAAGAATGAAGATAAATCTATGGTTCTGCTCAGAAATGAATCAGTGGAGGTGGACTCTGTGTGATAGTTCTCGTCCAATTCGTAAACAAGAATCTGGTCAAAGAGAAAATCTCCGTGATGCTATGAATGATATAGCAACTACGGTAGAATATATGATGAATCAGTCTTGACTTTAGGGGCGATTAACTCAGCGGTTAGAGTGTCTGATTTACATTCAGAAAGTCCGCAGTTCGAATCTGCGATTGCTCATTATAAATACTCAAAACTACTTTGAGTAATGGAAAAACTATTCAAACTATTGAGTGATACACAGGCATCACTTTTCGTCTTATTTCATAAAACTTGGATATATCACTGGAATGTTGTTGGACCCAATTTTAAGGAGTATCACGATTTGTTTGGTGGGCAATATGAGGAAATGTTTGAGGAAATCGACCGTATCACCGAGCATATGCGATTCCTGGGTATGAAACCTGTAAGCACCCTCACACGCATTACAGAGGTCTCTGGAGTGGAGCAGGCGTCAAATAGCACACAGTCTATTGATGCCAAGACTATGGTTGAGCAATTGATGGGAGACCATAAGAAAATTATTGAGATGCTTACCGAGGTGTCCGATGAAGCAGAGAAACAAAACTCAAAAGGAACTATTAATCTTGTTGACGATTTGAATGAATCTCACGGAAAAGCAGTTTGGATGTTAAGATCATTTACTGAATAATTAATTATAGCGATGGAAAACTTAAAAGTTAGATGTAAGCCTTGCGGAAGCGAGATTGAAGGGAAGTCTGGTAAAACAATTACTTGTGGATGTCCTAATATGGCAACCATTCGTAATAATGAAAATATTGCGGCACTTGACTTATCAAAGGTCGTTATGGTAAACTATATGAGTATCAAAGAAAAGTCTACTGTTCTTACGAATGAAGACCTTGCCTTTCAAGAAGCAAGGCGTCAGCGTAAAGTAAGACGACTTGATTTTGAAGTCCGTTAAGGACTTATTTTGGAAAGAGTCCGGTTGGTCGAGGACACCGCCTTGAAAGCGGCTGGGTGTAAAAACTTCGCAGGTTCGATTCCTGTTCTTTCCGTATTGACATGATGGGGTAGTCATGGTATTATACATAAAGAAATACGGGCATTAGCGCAGTTTGGTAGCGCGTTCCGCTTGGGCCGGAAAGGTCAGAGGTTCAAATCCTCTATGCCCGATTGCCAGTTCCGAGACTGGTACACTTGACATAAAACTCAAATCACTCTATAATAACAAGGTAAACAAATCAAAGCGATGTCTCTGACTATCAAATTCAAGAAAGAACTTAGTACTCTTCGTGCCGCCGCGAATGGTGATTTTTATCTTGATGTAAAGAGTCCAAAACTTTACAAAAAAATTCGTCGATATTATCAAAATGAAGGTGTAATGTTCTCTGAGGATGCTTTGGATAACTATGACATTCTAATTGATTATCTTATTCAGGACCTTGAAACTGTTGAAGTAAAATGATTCAATCTAAAGTTCTCTTGGAACGAGAAGAATATCGGTTTGTAGAAAAGGGTATTATTGAACTTAACAACAAACCCGATTATCGCCTTCAGAAAAAAGATTATTATACCAAACGATGGAATGATATCTATCTGTTTGATAATCAGATGCAGTGCTTGACTGCTATGGAAGACTTTAATTATGCTAAATGGTTGGACCCTGATAGAGTACCTTGTTATATAAGAGACGATGATGAAGACACGGAGAGTCTCTAAAAGTACTGGTCGGTGATGAACCCCCTTTAGTCACGGAGAGACTCTAAAAGTACTGGTGGAGTCAAATATGACCCCTTAATGCCCTTGTCGTATGGGCGATATAAATGACGACTGGTGCGGATGGAGGTTACTCCCGTCTGGTTTCCAATTTCCAGTCAAAGAATTGGTGGCGAGCAACCTGGAGAAGCGCAACTCCCCCTTGATTAAAGGGTTATTACATGCTATACAAGGAGAGTTGCATAAACTCTCCTTTTTTGCTATAATAATAAAAAAGTAGTTCTTATATGAAAGTTGCTTTAATTTCGGGAATTTCAGGTCAAGACGGATCATATCTTGCCGAACTTCTCCTAGAGAAAGGATATGAAGTTCATGGTATTATTCGTCGTGCTTCTCAAATCAATACTCAAAGAATTGATCATATTTACAATCAAATCAAATTGCACTATGGTGATTTGACTGACTCCACAAATCTTGTAAGAGTTATTCAGCAAGTTCAACCAGATGAAATATATAATCTGGGTGCTCAGAGTCATGTAAAAGTGTCTTTTGAGATACCTGAGTATACTGGTATGGTTGATGGTCTCGGCACTCTTCGTATTCTTGAGGCAGTTCGTCTTCTTGGTATGGAGAATAAAACCCGAATTTATCAGGCATCTACTTCTGAGATGTTCGGTAAAGTTCAAGAGATACCTCAGAAAGAAACCACACCATTTTATCCTCGTTCACCTTATGGAGTTGCAAAATTATATGGATACTGGATCGTCAAAAACTACAGAGAATCTTACGGATTACATGCATCTTCTGGAATTCTTTTCAATCACGAATCCCCTAGAAGAGGAGAAACTTTTGTTACAAGAAAAATCACTAGAGGATTATCACGCATTTCAACTGGGGAACAAGATATATTATATCTCGGGAATCTAAACTCAAAGAGGGACTGGGGACACGCTAAGGACTTCGTAGAGGCGATGTGGTTAATGCTTAAGCAAGATGAGGCAGATGATTATGTAATTGCCACAGGAGAGCAGTACTCGGTGCGTGAGTTCGTTGAGGCAGCAGCACCTTACTTTGGTATGAAGATTGAATGGATGGGTGAAGGTCTTGATGAGGTGGGATATGATTGGAATACTAAGAAAGCAGTCATTAAAGTCAATCCTAAATATTTTAGACCTGCTGAAGTAGAGACTTTATTGGGGGATGCCTCTAAGGCAAAGAAAAAATTAGGTTGGGAACCTAAGATTTCTTTTAATCAATTAGTTGAGGATATGTGCATTTATGGACAGTGATTCTAAAATTTTAGTTGCAGGTGCCAACGGAATGGTTGGATCTGCAATTGTCAGAAATCTTGCAAGTAAAGGATATACTAACATCATCAAAGGAACTCGTGACGATGTAGATTTTACAAATCAAGATGAAACTGAAAGATATTTTTGCTCAGAAGAACCTGAATATGTTTTTCTTGCCGCTGCAAAAGTTGGTGGTATTATGGCAAATTACAATTATCCTGGAGAATTCATATATGATAACTTAATGATACAAAATAATATCATTAATTCATCTTATAATTTTGGTGTTAAGAAACTTTTATTTCTTGGTTCATCTTGCATTTATCCAAAACTTGCTAAACAACCGATTACTGAAGATCAACTATTATCAAGCCCTCTAGAACCTACAAATGATGCTTATGCAATAGCAAAAATTGCTGGCGTTAAAATGTGTCAAGCATATTATAAGCAATATGGGTTTAAGGCAATTTCTTTAATGCCTACAAATCTTTATGGTCCTTATGATAACTTTGATTGGGAGACTGGGCACGTTCTTCCTGCGATGATTGCTAAGTTTCATAATTCCCTTAACCATAGCGAACATTGGGAAGTGAAACTATGGGGAGATGGTTCTGCTATGAGAGAATTTCTTCATGTTGACGATTTGGCTGAAGCATGTTATATTTCTATGAAAAATTATAATAATCCAGAACATATTAATGTTGGGACTGGTGAGGATGTGACAATTAAACAACTGGCAGAAACAATTTCTGATGTTGTTGGTTATGACCGTCATATCAATTGGGATGCAACAAAACCAAATGGAACACCAAGAAAACTTTTGAATGTGGATAAAATTAAAGCACTTGGTTGGAATCCCAAAATTGGTCTTCGTGAAGGTATTCAATCAACTTATAAGTGGTATTTGGAAAATATTATTTAAATTATTTCTAATGAAAGTAGCATAAAATTTATCAATATCCTCAATGTTAGATTTTTCTGTAGGATTATCTGGATGTAAACTTGAATTAATTGATAGCAGAGTACTTAGAAAATATTCTTCATCAATCAATTATAACTCAAGACTTTCTTTACAAGTTAATAAACAAGTTTTATTTTCTCATCGAATTTTAAAGAATATAGATACCCCCAAAGTTCATAATATTCAGGACGGGTATTTTGATATGGAATACATTCCTGGAAAATCTTTTGTGAAATTTTTTTCTACATCTTCTATTAAGGACATAGAATTTGTCATTGATACTTTATTTGAATATTTTGATTCTCTTATTTCAAACTATCGATTGATTAATGTTCAACCAAATATTGATGAAAAAATTAAATTTTTAAAAAATAAAACTTGTTATAAGAATTATTTGGAATACATTGAACTTTTAATTGGTAAGCAAGATGTTTATGTTCCTAAAACTTTTTGTCATGGAGATTTAACTTTTAATAATATTATTTTTCATAAAAATAGATTATTTTTTATTGATTTTCTTGACTGTTATGTTGATAGTTTTATTTCTGATCTTGTCAAATTGAAACAAGATCTTTACCATCTCTGGGGTATCAAAACTCAAAACATACAGTCAAATAGATTGGAGCAAATTTATAAACATATCTGGAATCAACTTTATTATAGATACTCTAAATTTATTGATACTGATGAATTTGATATTTTAGAAGCAATGAATAGTTTGAGAATTGAACCTTACTTGACTTTTTCTGATCAAAGAAGTATACTTGATACAATGGTAAAATCGTCAAAGTTATATGCGGACTTTAATAATTCCTATGGCGGGAAGGTCTAGTCGTTTCCCAAATATGAGACCAAAATGGATGCTAACACATCCAATGACTAATAGATTTATGGTTACGGAATCTATATTAGGATTAAATTTAGATTTTTTTGAAAGTATATATTTTATTTGCCTTCAAGAACATGAAGACAAATATAATTTTATAAAAGGTTTTACTGAAGAACTTGAAGAACTTCAATTAAATAAAAAATCAAATATTATTCTACTATCCAATCAAACTAAATCTCAGTCAGAGACTGTTTATAATTTTTTAAATAAAAATTCATTAGATGGATTCATTTTTATTAAAGATTCTGATGGATATTATGAATGTGAATTGGTAGAAGAAAAAAACCAAATTGCATATTTTGACTTAAATGATATGGATAATATTAATGCTAGAACTAAAAGTTATATTGAACTTGATATTAATGAAATAGTAACTAATATTGTAGAAAAACAAGTTATTAGTTCTACTTTTTCCAGTGGTGGATATGCTTTCTCTGATGCAAAAGAATTTTGTGTTACCTATGAGAAACTAAAAGACATGGAAGGTGAGTGCTATATTAGCCATATTATATTTGAGATGATGTTATCTGGTTCTACTTTTTATGGTCTTAAAACTTTTAATTTTAAAGATTGGGGAACGCTTGAATCTTGGAACAAGTATAAATCTCAATATAAGTGTTTATTTGTTGATATCGATGGAACTTTGGTAACAAACTCTTCTATACATTTTCCACCTTATATTGGTAATGCCGATCCTCTTCAAGACAATATTAATTATTTAAATTCTTTATATGCATCAGGTAAAGTAAAAATAATTTTGACAACAAGTAGACCAAAACATATGAAAGATATAACGGTCTCTGAATTAGAAGAAAAAAATATTTTATATGATGAACTAGTTATGGGATTACCTCATTGTAAGAGAGTGATCATTAATGATTTTGCAAAAAGTAATCCATATCCTTCTTGCGAGGCAATTAATATACCAAGAAATAGTGATAATTTAAAGGAGTTCTTAAAATGAAAATACTTTTAACAGGAGCGGCAGGTGGAATAGGATCTACTTTAGGATATTACTTATATAAAAAAGGACACATACTTACATTTATTGATAATTTAAGAAATGGATATTTGGAAAATTTAACCATTAACGGTGAAACTTTTGGAAAATTTTATAATCTTAGTATTTGTAATTCTAATCTAAATGAATTAATCAAAGATGATTATGATTGTATTATTCATCTTGCCGCTATTACCGCACTTCCTGATTGTGAAACTAATGCAGTTGAAACTATTAATGTAAATGTTTCTGGCACAATGAATATTCTTGAATGTGCTAGGAAATGGAATGTTCCCCATGTAATTTTTGCAAGTACAAGTGCAGTTTACGAGAATAATAAAGAAAAAGTTTTTACTGAAGATTTAAAAGTAAATCCAAGACTTTGGTATTCTTTATCTAAAAAAATGTCTGAGGAAGTTTGCGAATCATACCGATTAAATTATGGTATGCCAGTTACTACACTCAGATTTTTTAATGTATTTGGTCCAAGACAAGATATTCATAGAAAACACCCACCTTTGATTAACTATATTGTTAGGGAAATTATGAATAATAATTCTCCAATACTACATTCTAATGGTGAACAGAGTAGAGATTATATTCATGTTGATGATGTTGTCAAATTGATTGATTTATGTTTAGAGAAAAAACCAGATGATACCTTTAATGTTTGTACGGGGACACTTGTTTCTGTAAATCAAATCGCAAGTTATATCTGTGAAGTGTTTAACACAAATATTAAACCAATTTATAGAGAAGCATCAAAACTTTGGGATAATTATCCAGAACTATTCGATGGGTTTTATTCACTCGATAAGCAAATTGTTGCAAAAGAAACCAATAAATATTCTAAGGGAACTTATCAAAAAGCAAAACAAATTTTGGGATGGGAACCTAATACAAATATTGAATTTTTAATTAAAAAAGTGGTAAAAGAAATTTCCTTATGAAAATTGCATTATGTTTGTCTGGTCAACCACGTAATGCCATACAAACTTCTCAAAGAATTAAACAAACTCTCATAGATGGTAATGATGTAGACGTTTTTCTACATTGTTGGTATGATCCTAATAATCTAGATTATGGCAAAAGAACTCCAGGGCATTGGGGTAGATCTTGTGACATTGATATGGATAAAAAACTTTTAGATATCTATGCTCCAAAATCTTTTTACTTTGAAAAACCAAAACTTTGGGAAAATTCAAATATTAAAGTAACAGAAGAAAACATTAAAAAATGTTTTGATTATGGGTTGGATGATCCAAATGGAATAGAATTTTTTGAAAAGTATACTATTGATAGATGCCATAGTCAATGCTATAGTAAAATGGTGGTCAATTTTCTTAGGGAAAATTATTCTATTGAAAATAATGTAAAGTATGATTTTGTAATTACTTTAAGATATGATGTAAGCCCTTCTGTTAAGATAGATTTTTTAAATTCAAAATTTGAATCAGATATCTTATATTATCAAGATTTAAATCAACCTTCAGGTATGATTAGTGATTGGTTTGGAATGGGATCTCCTAAAATTATGAATGTTTGGAGTAGTCTATATTATCATTTTGAACCAGTTTATCATCAAGTAATGTCTGAAGAAAATATTTGGTGTGTTGAACTATTACTTAGAAATCATTTAAAAAATAATCAAATTAAAACAAAGTCATTAGATTTGGGGGTATCATTTTGAAACATAAAAGAGTTATTGTGTGGGGATATAAATTATATTCTCATACACATTCATATATTCATTCCGGATATTATAATGCTTTTAAGGCACTAGGATATGAAACTTATTGGATTGATGGTTCAGATAATTTTGATCCTCAAATATTCAATGATGCTTTGATTTTTACTGAACAGTGGGCAGTTATTGGAAATCCAAATATTCCACTGTTTAGCAACTCTACTTATGCAGTTCATTATATTGGAAACAAAGATAATCGTGTAGAAGGTAATCCTGGAGCAGGCGCTTATCTTGGTAAGGTTGGACGATTGATTGATGTTAGATATAATGCTGATAAATGGGTTGATAAAAATTACAACTATTCTTTAGACCGCAGTAAAGCAGCAAAGATTGGTTCTGGTTGTTATTTTGAGAAAGGTTCGGAATATGATTATTTTTATACAACTTGGGCAACTGACTTATTGCCCGATGAAATAAATTTAGAAGATATGTATATTCCCAAAGAAAATTATGTCTTCTTTGCTGGAACAATTGGCGGCGGGCAGGGTGGTCCAAAAGATTGTAAAACTGCACCACCCGAGTATGATAACTTAGTTTATTTAAATCCTTTTATTCGGGCTTGTGAAGAGGGTGGTATTGAATTTAAGTATAACTGCCCTTGGATTAGTCCTCAATCTTTTGAAGAACAGAGGAAAATAATTCAAAAATCTTATCTTGCGCCCGATGTAAGACACAAAGCATTTAAAGAGTGGGGTTATATTCCTTGTAGGAATTTCAAAAACATTAGTTATGGTCAACTGGGAGTTACTAATTCAAAACCAGTATATGAATTTTTTGATGGTAATATCATTTATAATGAGGATACATATCAATTATTCTTTGATGCTCAAAAAGAAAAAGAGAACTATGACTTAATTAAATCTCAAATGCTTTTTGTTAAAGAAAATCATACTTATATAAGCAGAGTTAAAGAACTTATTGAAGTAGTTAATTATTGATTATTATGTATCTATTATCTTTTTGCTCCGAAGGTCCACCATATGATGAGGGATTTTCTTTATTAGAAACATCTAACCAAATTAAAGAACGTTTAGCACCATTTTTTGAAGATATTTTTGTTCATACAAAACGAACTTTAAAACTTCTTCCTAATAGTGAAGACATTTGTAATTGTTATGATGAACCTTTAGACCAAAACACTCACGTTCATAATTTTGGTTATTTTGACTTTAAACCATTTCTGATTGACTATACATTAAAGAACATTCCAGAGGGTTCTTTACTTTTATATCACGATGGTAATTTTATTAAGAACGAACAGTATTGGCAAACTGATTGGGAGAACATTACATCCATTTCTGAAACTATGTTGAGTGAGAACTCAAGTGATGTTTGGTTTCAGATGGAAAGGGAAGGTTGTTATGTAAAGTCATCTGTCAAAGAATATACATTAGATTATTTCTTCAGTGAAGATGAAAAACGAGTAGTGAAAAATTCACATCTCATCAATGCTGCAAGAGTCTTGGTAAGAAATAATAATTTTGGAAGACAATTTATTTCTGAGTATCTTGACTTATGTAAGAATAAAGATTTAATCGCAAAGAGTCCTAATCATAATCCAGACCCAGAATTTCAATGGTCTTGTGGCGATCAAGATGTTTTGAACTGTTTGGTGTACCGATATATACTAGATGGAAAATTACCTAGAACTTTTCCAAGATTTTCTTTCTTATATCGGGTGTTAAGATACGAAAATAGACCATTCCTTTGGAGTGGTGTAAATAATGATAACTACCATTTTACTGGTATTAGCGAATTAAAAAATACTGAATTATTAAACTACATGGAAAATACTTCACTTGAAATTGCTGAGAATGAAATTCTTTCATTTTTAGATTTAGATAAGTTAGCAAACAGAACTGACCTTTGCAGTATCCTTGAGAAGCATGGATCAGACAAGTGCTCGAATTGGCATAATTACTCTGCTCTTTATAATTACTTTTTTAAGAATTTTAGAGACGAAAAAATTAACTTTTTTGAAGTGGGAATTTATCACGGGTCTTCAATAAAGAGCTGGAGAGAATATTTCTCAAAGGCAAAAATTTATGCCGCAGATGTTGATGAAGAAACGTTTTTAACCATTTCAGATCTTGATGTTGAATATTTTTATTGTAACCAAGATAATCCACAGTCAATTCAAAATATGTGGAAAAATGATTCTCTTAATGATATTGAGTTTGATGTGATTATTGATGATGGAAAGCACGAATTTATTTCCAATCTAAACTTTTTTAAAGAGTCCATTTATAAACTTAAACCAGGTGGCATTTTTATTGTAGAAGATTTAACCATTTCAACTTATGATTCATTTAAAGCAATACTTTTAAACTTGAAAAATGAGTATTCTTTAGATTATATTAAATTGATGAATCTTCCAAATTCAAATAATCATATTGATAATAACATTCTTTTAGTAATTAAATAGTATGGACTTAGGTGTATTTTATATCTGCTACAAAGAACAAGCGGCGATTGAGTATTCTTTGGAAAAATTTAGACAATTTTACCCAGAAAATCCAATTTACCTTGTTTCTGATAATGGTTTAGATTTTTCTTATCTAAAAGAAAATTTTGGAAATATTGAGACTATAAAAGAAACTATGGAGGTAGTTGGTATTGCTAGAGATGTAGATCAATATATTAGAGAAAACTCTGGAGATATTGACCTTTTTATGGGAATCTCACTTGAGTTTTTGAGAAGACTAAAAAATGGATGTGACTTTTGTAAAACCGAATATATGGTTTTGATGGAACCAGATGTTTTGGTAAGAGGAGAGTTGCATCCATTTGATGCTGATCTTGTTGGACCAACGGCGAATGTAATGCCCAAAATCATTCAGAAATATGTTATAATGAATGGAGGTAAAAATAATGGAACTTGGGGACCCGCTGGCGGTATCATGAAAACATCTTCATTTTATGGGATGTATGATAAGTTGATGAATGATCTTGATAAACTTTCTGGTGGTTTGGAATTAGATCCAAGAATGATTTGTTACGATTACTTACTCGCTTTTCTTTTTTCTTTATTTGGGTATACTTATACAGATAATCCAGACCAAACCGAGTGTATCAGAAATCCAAATTGGAAAAACTCTGGTCATCCATTATTGCATCAACATAGAGAACTTTATTCAACTAATTACGGAGGAAAATGGCAAAATACAAAATAGCCAACTTTAGTAAAGATCCCGCAGGTTGGGAGCATGGTAATCCCTTTCATGGAGACACTTACATTATTGATACTGTTTATGAGTGTATGAAAGATTCGGATATTTTTATTGAAACCGGAACTGCTTATGCTGAAAGTTCCTATTTTATTGCTGATAATTTTTCGGACAAAAAGGTATATACCTGTGAGATTGATGACTACAGATATTCGGTGTCTTATGATATCTTAAAGGATTTTAAGAATGTTGATATGCAAAAAATGCCATCACCAGAAATTCTTCATTATGTCTTTGCTAAAGAACCAGATCTAAAAGATAAGAAAACCGTTTTTTGGTTCGATGCACATGGGGAGTGGATGGAAAACGGACAGCATATGTATTCCTGGCCCTTGTTTGATGAAGTCAATTTTGTAACTACTAATTTTAAAAATTATACAATTTTTATTGACGACTTCCAAAACCCATATGTTTCACATGCTAAGTATGATGTTTGTGGTGGAAAAATTTGTGGACCTGGAGAAGTTATGGGAGCATTAAATGGGGTTAAATTATATGTTCCAACATATACTGATGTTACCTCAGAGTATCACGAAGATATTGTTGGAGTTGGATTGATTACTGATATGGAGGTTATTGAAAACTCAGCACAGTGGAAAGAGGTTGTTTGAAATGAATTTTAATAGTAAATTATTGAATGCAATTGATTTAGAGTTTTGTAGAAGTAAAGTTAAAGAGTATGGGTATCTTCAAAAATTTCCCCATGTTACTTGGGAAAATGATGATGCTTTGATGAAGTGGTGTTTAATCGCAGATTATTTTGAAAAACTAGATCAAACTGAAAAAACTGTCGTAGATCTTGGATGTTCTAGTTCTCCCCTACCTCACATCATCTCTTCATTGGGTCATGATGTAACCGGAATTGATATTAGCGATGTTAGTCATTCATTTTCCGGAAGTTTAGTTCGGATGGTTTTGAATGATGCTCTTGCCGAAGTTAAGGATATGGAAAATAATTCAGTAGATTATTTTGTAGATTCTTGCGCTGTAACACATTTTAATGGATCTCATACTAATAAAATTAATAATCAGGGATGGAAAGATATTGCAGAACAAGTTTATAGAGTCCTCAAACCTGGCGGTAAATTTATTATTGTTTCTGATGTTGATGTTGAAAATAAATTTGGTGAGTTTATTAAACCGGAATTAGTTGTTAAACTGATTGAATCGACGGGTTTAACTCTGATAGGTTCTTGTGATTATTCTGAACCAGATCCTTTTACAATTCATTGTGGGAAATATACTCTACAAGTTGCAAATTTTATTTTTGAAAAATGAATTGCGCTTTTTTATTTTCTGGACAACCTATTTTTTATGATGAAAATATTAGTTATTTTTCCAATTATCAGATAGATGAAAATGATAAGGTTTGCTCTCATCTTTGGTGGGATAAATCTTATCATAAAAAAGTTTATAAGTTATGGTTTACTGATCGGTTTGGTGATGAAAATTTAGATAAACAATTTATAGAAAGATATAAGGTAACTGATTGTAGTGTTGAAAAGCATAAAGATTTTGATATTACATTCTTTAAAAAATTTAATTTTGATGTTTGGAAGGGTGAAAGTATAGAGCATTATAAAATCATTACTCCAATAGTTTTATATGGTCTTCTAAGTCAAACTTATTCCAACTATCAAGCATTTTTGCAAACTAAAAAATATAATAATATCGATGTCGTTATTAAATCTAGACCAGATGTTATTTTAACTAAACCAATTAAAGATATATTATCCCAGGTTACTCTAGAGTCAGATACAATATATTTTCAAAGTTCAATGAATGGTGGTCATTTGTATGCCGGAGAGTTTCCTAATAATCCTTGCGATTGGTTTTTCTTGGGAAACCCAGAATCTATGGAAAAGTTTTTATCTGGATGGTATGAATTTATTCCAAGTGTTTATGAAAATGGTGTAATTCATGTAAGAGACTATTGCATAGAAGTTTGCTCTAGGAAAAATTTAAAAATCGGATTGGGCGACTTTGGAGCGATCATATATAAACAAGCAACAGATTGGTATGAGAAATATAAAATTGATTCCAAATTTTATATTCATAATTTTGACTACGAATCTTGCAAACCTTTACAAGTTAATATGTGGCCAAATTGGGTTGAGCATGTTAACTTTGAACATTTTAAAAATATGAAATAAAATGGCAAAATCATTCAAACAAAAAGCAAAAGAAATCATTCAACATTATAGTTCTACCCCCTGGACTGGTTGTAGTGATAAGGGATCAGATCATTCTTATGAACTTTTTTATCCGGAAGTTTTCGAAAAAGTTAAAGACAATAAAGATCTTTGTGTTTTAGAGGTAGGAGTATCTTCTGGTTATAGTTTGAGAATGTGGAGAGATATTTTTTCAGATAAAACTAAAATCTATGGATTTGATAAAGAATATTCTAATCTCCAACTTACAGAAGAAGAGAAAGAAAGATTTATTTTTCTACCAGAAGGGTCTCAAGATGATCCAAGTTCATTTGAAAACTGCCCACAATTTGATTTAATTATTGATGATGCTTCCCATAATCCGGATCTTACATTAAAAACTTGGAATATTCTTAAATCAAAACTTAAACCAGGTGGTTATTATATTATTGAAGATGTTGATGATAATCCAGGATGGAAAGTTTCTGAATATCTTGATACTTTTGAAATTGTTGATTTGAGAGCAAATAAAAATAAGTATGACGATATTATCTACCTCTATAAAAATGAAAACTGATTTTGTAATTGTTACTTCTTTATATAATGTTCAAGAACTACAAAGAGATGATAATAGAAGTTGGGAAGATTATCTAGAATGGTTTTCAAAGACATTAAGTGTAAAATGTCCATTTATTATTTTTACAGAAGAGTCTTTGGTTGAAACTATTAAAGAAGTCAGGCAAGATTTACCGACCGAAATTATTGTTGAACCTTTGGAACAAATACCATATTTTCATCTGAAAGATTCAATTCAAGAAGTTATCGATTCTGAATTTTATAAAGAAAATATGGCAGACACAAATAGAGTTGAGTGCAACTACTCAATGTATCCTGTCATTCAATATTCTAAATTTAAGTGGTTGAAAAAAGCATCTGAGATTAATTCTTTTGACTCTAAATTTTTCTTTTGGTTAGACGCAGGTGCCAGTCGATTTTTATATGACTGCAATCTTGAAAATGATTACCCCAGTGAAGATACTCTTCAAGCATTAGAACAAATTGACAATACCTTCTTAATCCAGTATAATACTGAATGTTATCCTGATCTTGTAAATTCTCAAACATTATCCGAAAGTTATTTTTGGGATAATCGGTCTTTTATCTGTGGAAGCATGTTTGGTGGAAATAAAATTGCTATTAAAAATATCAGCAATGAAATCGATCATGTTTTGGATTATATGATTAAGAATAAAAATGTAAATAATGAACAAATAGCAATTGGATATCTCTGTAAAACAAAAGAGAATCTTTTTACTAAGTTTCATAGAGTTAATGGTAAAAATCATCTTTGTTTATTTCAAGAAATGGTATGAAAAGTTTAGTTACTGGCGGCGCAGGATTTATCGGATCAAATCTAGTAGATTGTCTTCTTGAAATGGGGCACGAGGTTGTTGTAATTGATAATGAATATTCGGATGTTCATGAACAGTTTTACTGGAATGATAAAGCGCAAAATTATAAGTATGACATTCGTGATTATGAAAACACTCGCCCCCTATACGATGGAGTAGATTATGTCTTCCATATTGCTGCAGAGGCACGTATTCAACCTGCAATTGAAAATCCTATTCAAGCAGTAAGTATTAACTCTGTTGGTACATGTACAGTTCTTCAGTGCTCAAGAGAAGCAGGGGTAAAGCGATTGATGTACTCCTCAACCTCTTCTGCATATGGAATGAATCAATCACCAAATATTGAAACACAACCTGATGACTGTTTAAATCCTTATTCAGTTTCAAAAGTAAATGGCGAAAAACTATGCAAAATGTATACTAGTCTTTATGGTCTTCCCACTGTTTGCTTTAGATACTTTAATGTTTATGGTGAGCGTCAACCTTTACGTGGACAATATGCTCCTGTGATTGGTATTTTTCTTCGTCAGAGGGCAGCAGGAGAACCTCTGACTATCGTTGGTGATGGTAATCAGCGGAGAGACTTTACTCATGTTAGTGATGTTGTGAAGGCAAATGTGATGGCTGCTATTTCCAATCCAGATTGGGAAGCATTTGGGCAAGTATATAATGTCGGCACCGGAACAAATCATTCTATTAATCAAATTGCAAGAATGATTTCGAATAATGTTATTAATCTAGCACCTAGACCTGGAGAGTCAAGAATTACTCTTGCAAATAATAAAAAAATTAATAAAATTTTTGGTTGGAATCCAAGTGTAAAATTAGAGGAATGGGTTGAAAAGAATCTATGAAAATATCTTTAATCGGTCCTGGAATTATGCCTATTCCACCTCTTGGTTGGGGTGCGGTAGAAATTCTTATATGGGACACTAAAATTGCTTTAGAATCTCTAGGACATCAAGTTCAAATTGTGAATACTAAAGATTATAATCAGATTATAAAAGATGTTAATTCTTTTGGATCTGATTTTGTTCACATTCATTATGATGAATTTATTACTTTATATCCTCATATTCAACAACCAAAGGCAATTACAAGTCATTATGGTTACTTAGAAAGACCTGAACTCTTTGGTGGATATGTGAATATTGCTAATGACTTTGCTCGACTCAGACCGAATACATTCTGTCTGTCTGAGGGAATTCAAAATATGTATAAAGTATTATTGAATCTGCCTGAAGACAAGTTGTTCTTAACACCAAATGGAGTAAACAGAGGAAAATTTAATTATGTAGATAATCCAGAGTATCCAGATCGTTCAATCTATCTTGCAAAGGTAGATTATAGGAAGCGTCAGTTTATGTTTCAGACAATTCCTAGTCTTTGGTATGCTGGAAATATTGCTGATTCTAGATTTGATACTTCTAAAAATTATTTGGGTGAGTGGGGAAAAGATACATTATATAATGAATTAACTCAATACGGAAACCTTGTTTTACTTTCCGATGGCGAAGCACATCCACTTGTTTGTATGGAGGCACTTTCCGCTGGACTTGGTGTGGTTGTTTGTGAATGGGGGAGAGCAAATTTAGATATTAATAAAGAATTTATTACAATCATTCCCGAAAACAAAATCTCCGATTTGGAGTATGTTGAGAATAAAATTATTGAGAATAGGAAATATGCTGTAAATAATAGAAAAGAAATTGTAGAATATTCAAAGCAGTTTGATTGGAAAGAGATACTTCAAAAATATTATATTTCTTCAGTTGAAAAAATCATTACCAATAGTTAATATGAATAAAAAAATAGCAATAAACTTTATTGGAACGGGAAATTATCTTAAATTCTTTCCAAAGTATTATGAGACACTGATGGAATATTTTGTTCCAGAATGTCAGAAAGATTTTTTTGTTTTTACAGATGGAGATCTTGGAGATGACATTCCAGACAATATTAAAATTATACCATCATCTGAAAATATTGAAATTACCACATCAGATTATTCTTCAGATAATTGGTATAATTTGATGTATAATAGTATCGGTGGATTGAGAAGATTTGGAGAGATTAAAAAAATTGAAAGCCAATTAAAGGATTATGATTGGTATGTATACTTTGATGCTGATATGTATTGTTGCGATCAGTTAATTACATATCAAGATTTTTTCAATGATGAAAAACCATTTTTCGGAGTACAACATCCGACTTTTAGTGCTAACTGGAGTAAATTTCTTCAATATTTACCTTTTGAAAGAAATACAAGATCCTTATCATGTGTAACTGAAGAAGAGGAAAAGGACGATGTATATCTTCAAGGATGTATTTGGGGTGGTAAAATTCCAGAAATTTTTAAATTAATTGATGAACTTGATGAAAGAATCAAAAAAGATTTGGAAAATAATGTAATGGCAGCGGCACATGATGAAAGTCATTTAAATAGATATAGGATTGAAAATTATGATGATTTCCACATACTGCATCCTTCCTTTGCAAAACCTGGAAATTATCCTGATAATGAGTTTGATTTTTCTGCAAGGATGATTCATTCTCCTGCTGACAAAAAAACTATTCTTTATTCTTAGTAGCATGATTGGATTTAATTATCTTGGTCAGTATGGTAGACTGGCAAATCAAATGTTTCAATATGCCTCACTGAGAGGTATTTCTGCAACTAAAGGATATGATTTTTGTATTCCTAAAACTGATTATGGTGATAAATGGAAAGATAATAAACTCTTTGATGTTTTTGAGATGAAGAGTGTAAAGAATATTGGATTCATTCCTGCAGATTTTTATCCCGAAAAACAATTTCACTATGACCCAGAGTATGTTGATAACTGTCCAGATAATGTAAATTTACATGGATATTATCAGAGTGAAAAATATTTCAAACATATTGAAGATAGTATCAGAGAAGATTTTACATTTAAAAATTATATTTTAGAACCCTGTGTATCTAATTTTAAGTTTGATGAAATTATTGCTCTGCATGTAAGACGAACTGATTATGTATCTAATTCTACGAATCACCCTCCTTGCAGTCTTTCGTATTATGAACGAGCACTAGAACACTTTGATTCTGATATTCCTGTAATAATTTTTTCCGATGATGTTGGTTGGTGTCAGTCGCAAAAATTATTTGAATCGGAACGATTTATTATTTCAGAATCTCATAATGGATTTATTGATTTGTGTTTGATGAGTATGTGCGATTATCATATTATTGCTAATTCTTCATTCTCTTGGTGGGGTGCATGGTTAGCAAAATCTAAAAAAGTGATTGCTCCTTTGCGGTGGTTTGGGGAAGATAGTAATACTTCTAAAAATCAAACACAAGATTTATATTTGGATGAGTGGATTAAAATATGAAAAAAATAGACTTATCAGATTGTACTTTCATAATTCCTATTAGGATTGATTCTGGTGATAGAACTAGAAATATTACTACAGTTCTTTGCTATCTTCTTAAAACTTTTAACACCAAAGTAATCTTAAAAGAAGTTGATTCTAAACCTCTTGTTCAAGAGTATGTTATAGAACAAATTAAAGAATTTTTGGATGAAGATGAAATTAATAATCTTATATATTTGTTTGAAGAATCTGATAGTTTAGAATTTCATAGAATGAAAATTCTAAACGAAATGCTAGATCAAGTAAAAACTGATGTTGTGGTTAATTATGATTGTGATGCTTTATTGAAACCAGAGGCATGTATAGAAGCAGTAAAATTAATCGTAGAAAAAAATTATGATTTAGTCTATCCGTATGGGTTTGGAGACTATCAGTATCAAATTTTTACAACTGATGAACTTGTAAGTGATTTTATTAATAATGATTTTGATTTTTCAATTTTAGAAAAAAAATCAAATATTTATAGGTCTGAGTTTGGACATGTTCAATTCTTTAAGAGAAAATCCTATATTAATGCCGGAATGGAAAATGAGAACTTTATTTCTTGGTCTCCGGAAGACAAAGAAAGATATTTACGTTTTAAAATTTTAGGTTATAATGTTGGGAGAATTGATTATTCATATGTATATCATCTAGAACATTTTAGAGGTCATAATTCTGGCTTTGGTAATCCACACATTAGGAGAAATAATGAGTTGTGGGATTACTTACAAAGTCTAAATCAAAAACAACTAGAGAGATATTATCAGTCTCAAAAATACTTGAAAAAATATCAATCTTACAATTTAAATAAAATTTAATTTACGATGGACAAAAATAAAGCGGCATATAAACTTAAGAATATTGGACCTATTTATTATCTTAATCTTGATGGGCAACCAGAAAGAAAGGAATATATGGAGGAGCAGTTTAAGTACTGGGAGATAGAAAACTATACTCGTATCTCTGCCTATGATGGAAGAGAAGATGACCTGAGCGACATCATTAAGGGTCGCTATCCTGACAATATGACCTCTGGTGAGATTGGATGTACAACTTCTCATCTCAAGGCACTCAAGCACTGGATAGAGACCTCTGACAGTCCCTATGCGGTGATTATGGAAGATGATGTAGATTTACAACTTGTCAGATTCTGGAACTTTACTTGGAGTGATTTTGTTGCTAAAGTTCCTTATGATTATGATGTAATTCAACTTGCCATTATTTGTACCGGTGATTTACATGTTAAACTTCATAAGAGATTTGTGAATGATTTTTCAACTGCCGCTTATATGATTACTCGACATCATGCAGAAAAGATTCTAAGACATCATGTTCGTGGAGATAAGTACAAACTTGATAATGGTGTAAAGCCCAGAGCAGTTGCTGATGACTTGATTTACAATTCTGGTAATACTTTTTCAATTCCTTTGTTCCTTTATAAGATTGCTTTAGGTTCTTCCATTCATCCAGAACATATTGATGTTTTTCATCGTCAAAGTCACGATGGTCTTCTTCATTTTTGGGAACGCCAGGGTTATGATATGAAAATTGATGACTTGATGAATTATGATCCATATCTTGGTAGGATTACAAACCCATCCCCGCCACAAAGTTAGGGTCTTCTGACTTTGGGTACTTGACAACGCCCTCCTCTGCATATATAATGACATAGTTCTTAATGAAACTACGATGACCGTTACGACTAATGAGCACGGGCAACAAAACCTGTTCGCAAAGGAACCTGAAATGTATGTGTCTCCAACTGATGCAGAGCGTTATGCACTTGAGACTTATGCGGAAAGAGCAGAAAAGGCAAATTCAAGATGGGCAATGCTAGGATTTGTTGCCGCAGTTGTTTCTTATGCACTCACAGGGAACCTCTTCTTTGGTGTAATCTGATGAACGAACTCATTTTTACCGTAACGAGCATTTCTTTTCTTGTGCTTCTTGCACACTCTATCAATCAACTTTCCGACACTTACTAAGGAGAAACAAAATGAAATTTGGATTTACCCCCGAGGCAGAAATTTTAAACGGAAGACTTGCCATGCTTGGTTTTGTAATTGCCGTAGGCACTTATCTTACCACCGGTCAAATTCTTCCGGGAGTATGGTGACTTCTGATATTCTCTCAATATTCTGCGGAGTATTCATATCAGCAATAGCACTTAATATATTGAAACTCACATTAAAAAAATAATTATATCAATCCTTCTCTCTAAATACGGAGAGAAGGATTTTTTATGCCCAGAGGACAATTGACTAAAGAAGAAATGAAGTATCAGGTTCTGAAGTTGAAGCAGAAACTTCAGACTGAACATATTGGATATACTTCGGACCCAAAAGCACTTGCGGACCAATACTTGAATATGGTTTTGGATAAAATCAACGAATATTCCTGCTGACAAAGGGTTCTTATTTATGCTGTGCCACTTAGGTAATTGGACCTATTGACAGGATTTCCTAACAGTGTTATTATATATACATACACGGATTAAGAACCGTGTCTTCTCCAACCGGGATCACGAGAAGTAAAGAATCCCTCATATCCACGATGGAGGGTGTCGTGGAACATAATGTAACCAGTTCGTTCCCCCGAACTCATACTTACCCTTTTTATTTAAATGACTGCTACAATTGCTCAACAACGTTCCACAAATACTTGGAACGATTTCTGTGACTGGATTACATCTACCAATAATCGTCTTTATGTCGGGTGGTTTGGTGTATTGATGGTGCCTTGCCTTCTTGCGGCAACGGTTTGCTTCATTATCGCTTTCGTTGGTGCTCCCCCAGTGGACATTGACGGCATTCGTGAACCAGTAGCGGGTTCTCTAATGTATGGTAACAACATCATCTCTGGTGCCGTTGTTCCTTCTTCTAATGCTATCGGACTGCATTTCTACCCAATCTGGGAAGCTGCAAGTCTTGATGAGTGGCTTAAGTAAAATAGGGTCACTATAAATTGGGTGAATTGCTGGAACCCTAAATCGTTTATACGACAAGGCAATCAGCAGCCAAGCCACAGACGATACTTCTGTGGAAGGTTCAGAGACTACTGGGGTCAACAAGCGTGTTGAGTAATACCAGATTAGCGCCCAACACCTTAAATAGAAATAAGGTGAAGATATAGTCCAATCTATATGGAAACATATAGTCCCCCGATTGCTATAATGGGGGTCCATTCCAACTCGTTGTATTTCACTTCCTCATCGGCATCTATGCTTATATGGGTCGTGAATGGGAACTTTCTTACCGTCTAGGTATGCGTCCTTGGATTTGCGTCGCTTACTCAGCACCTGTTGCTGCTGCGAGTGCCGTATTCTTGGTCTATCCCTTCGGTCAAGGTTCTTTCTCTGACGCTATGCCACTAGGCATCTCTGGTACTTTTAACTATATGCTTGTATTCCAGGCAGAACATAACATCCTTATGCACCCATTCCACATGCTTGGAGTTGCTGGTGTGTTCGGTGGTTCACTGTTCTCTGCGATGCACGGTTCTTTGGTTACTTCGTCACTCGTTCGTGAAACTACAGAAACTGAATCACAGAATTATGGTTACAAGTTCGGACAAGAAGAAGAGACATACAATATCGTTGCCGCTCATGGTTATTTTGGACGCCTTATTTTTCAATATGCTTCGTTTAATAACTCTAGGTCGCTTCATTTCTTTCTTGCTACATGGCCTGTTGTTGGAATTTGGTTCACTGCTCTCGGGGTTTCTACGATGGCTTTTAACCTCAATTGGGGTTCCGTTAAAGCAATTTAACGGCAAACATCGGATGAATTGCTGGAAACCCTCCAAATAAAAGGGCAATCAGCAGCCAAGTCTTGAGTACACTCAAGAAAGGTTCAGAGACTACCTGAGGAATATAGTTTCCTTAATAACAGGTTTAAGCGTCCGACATCCTACTGGGATGAAGATATAGTCCACTCCATAAGGATGGAAAACTTATGGGTCTAGTGCAACGGTTTTAATTTTAACCAGTCCATCGTTGATAGTCAAAACCGAGTAATTCCTACTTGGGCTGACATTCTTAATCGTGCTGGTCTTGGTATGGAAGTGATTTCCTAAATGTAGTCACCCTGGAATAGGAATATTCCTTGACGAAACTGGGTTAAACGGGGAAACTCTCAAGTAGACAATCCCGTACCAATCCGAAGAGGACATAGGTTCTTCGGCAGGTCTAACGACTAGGTAGTGAGTTCCAACAATAATCTACCCACGAATGCCCAGCATCCAGAACGGATGAAGAGATAGTCTGGTCTTACTGGCGACAGTAAGAAGTAAGAAATAAAGAGTTCTTACGATAACAAAAACGGCATGAACGGAATGCTCACAATTTTCCACTTGACCTTGCTGCCGCTTCTACTCAAGAAGTTGCTTTAACGGCACCGTCAATCGGTTGATATAAAAACCAAATAATGGTATAATAAGGGAACTCTTCGAAGTTCCTTTTTTTATAAATAGTTATAACTTTGGTATAGAAGTTGTGGTAAATGAAATAATAGATTTATATAATTCTGGTATGAAAATGAGAGATGTTGCTAAACAACTTAACATCTCTCATCATAAGGTCAGTAAAGTTCTTAAGGAATGTGGTGTAAAAATTCGTATTCGTAATGACTATGGAAATCCGGCACAAGCACCAGATTTTGCTGAAAGAGTTATAAGTAAAAGAAGAAGTTATGCTGGAGAAAATAATCCAAACTATGGAAAATCTTGTTCTCAAAAAGCAATAGAAGCAACCAAAAAAGCAAATACTGGAAAAGTTAGTCCTAGAAAAGGAAAACCATATCCACAATCAATCGGGTGGGTATGTAAAGACCCAGAGCATCCAGACAAACTCTATTTCATAAAACTCCATAATGGTAAGTATAAAGTCGGTAGGTCTTATAAGGGTTGGTTATATCGTAAAAAAGAAACCGCAGAACTGATTGGAGAATGGTCTGGGAAGTCCATAGATATTTGGAACTTGGAAAGGAAAGTTCTTAATCATTTTTCTTCATATAAGGCACCACTAAATGAAATGAGTATGGGTCGTGGAATGACCGAACACTTTATAGATACTTTACCAGTTCAAGAAGTAATTTCATTTATAGAAAGATGCTAACAATCCTCGCAGCATTCATAGCATTCGGAGTGTTCCTTTTCATAATGTCTCTGCTATAATACATAAGATAAAACCATAACTCTTTATGACTTACGATACGGTATTTGTTTCAGATGTGCATTTAGGAACTCCAAGATGTAATACCGAAAAGTTTCTTAAGTTTCTGAAAGAACTCAAAACCAAAAAGTTAGTTCTGGTAGGTGACATTATAGACATCTACTGTATGGAAAAATATAATACTCTTTGGAAAAAGGAACATACTGAATGCGTTCATCAAATACTCAATCTCGCAAAGAAAGGAACCGAGATTGTTTATATTCTTGGTAATCACGAGGGAATGATTCGTCGTTATACTGACTTTGAACACAAGAACTTTAAGATGGTAGAAGAGTATATTCATAAGGACTCAAAGGGAAATAAGTTTCTTTGTATTCACGGAGATAAGTATTCTGAGTACTCTTCTGGGTCTTGGAAGCAATTAATGTTCAATAAAGGTTATGAATTAATTACACCCTTAAGTATTTGGTTGGAAAGATTCTTTAGATTTTCTTTAGTATATTTCCTCAAGAATACTGTAAGAGGAAAGAATTATATCAATCAATATGAGACCGATATTGCTTCTTATTGTGCCCAAAGAGATAAGAAATATTCTGGTGTAATTTGCGGGCATATACATTCTGGAAATATTCGTAACTTTGGTAAAATCACTTATATGTGTTGTGGTGATTTTGTGGATACTTGCTCTGCGATTACTGAAAAGAACGGCATATATTGTTTGGAAAAGTATTGATGATATCCTCGCAGAGATTATCCAAGATACTTGGCCTAATCTTTACAGACCGATAAAAATGGTCTATAATACTGAAAGAACTCAAAAGCAAAATGATAGAAAGGATTAACGAACTCATCGCAGAACTTGGATGGGAACCAACGGATGAGATTGTAGTACAAGTCGGTGGTTGTGCCATAACTGGTACTGCAACTCATCCAGATGCAAATCCAAAGTGGTCTAAACCTTTTGGTACTGTTACTTATCAAAAAGATGCTTTTATCGTCATTAAGAATGTCAATCGTAATCCAGTAATTCCTTCGCAACCAAATAATGAAAAAGTATAATACAGAAGATTATTTTTCCGTCATTGAGACTAAGACTGGTAGAAAAATCCTAGACTGTGGTGAAGAACAAGATGCACTGGCAATGGTTGCTTTTGACCCTGCTAATCGGTCAATCTTAAGAAATAAGTTCCTGATGGGTCAGGTGATTGATATTGAAATGCCGAAAGCACTTCCTACGAATGAGGTAGTGCAAGGTGCTGTTGGTAGTTCTTGGGAAAGTCCAATCTCAACTGGTGGAAATGGACCTAACAGATCACTACCACAAATTAAACTTCCCGAGGGTCAACAAAAACCTTTTGTGGTATGATGCAAAATATCAATTGGTTTAATGTTTTCTTTGATTTGTATATCATTTATTGGGGTTATAATTTTGGAAGAAATAAAGAAGAATGAATCATAAGACAACATTATCCGAACAGTTTAGTTATATTTGGATTTGTCTAAAAGAAACCATCTCAATAACTCTAAATAATCATAAGTCGCAGTAACTTATGGGACCTCTCCATTCGCCTAAAGAGTATCTGTTTAATCTTTGTACAGCAAGTTCTGGGGATGCTAAACGAATATGGAGAAAAGATATCAAAGAGAGTTGGAATCATAAGTGTGCCTATTGTGAGTCCGAAGATAATCTTACAATAGACCACATAGTTCCTCAATCAAAAGGTGGATTAGATACTACTACGAATGTAGTATGCTCTTGCCATTCCTGTAATCAATCTAAGGGGCACGAGCACTGGAAACTGTGGTATGTTCAGCAAGATTTTTATAGTGAAGAACGATTTGATAAAATACAAGAATGGATGAAACCTCCATTACCCACAAATCTTTATGCCTATCGTCCAAGAAAAAATAATGCTTCTTGAGGTTTTATAAATAAATCAAATGGCAGTATATACTGTCTAATTTTGGTAAATACCGAATGTTATAAATGGACGGAACCCCCATTAGGATTAGAAGGTCTGCTGTTCCAGGTAAAAGACCTACAATAGAGAATCTCTTAAGTGGAGAATTAGCCTACAACACTTATGATGGTGAATTAACCGCAAGGAGGGACCGTACTGGAATAGGAACTGATATTATCCGCATCGGCGCCGGAGCAACAGTAACAAATATTTTATATGTCACAACAGACGGAAGCGATACAAATACAGGAAAAAAACTCGGAGACGCAAAACGAACCATCCGAGGAGCAGTTGAGGCAGCAACAACAGGAACTGTTATTAAGGTTAGTGCTGGAAGTTATATAGAAAATAATCCAATTAAGATTCCCGAACAAGTTAGTATTGTTGGGGATAGTTTAAGAGAGGTCTCCGTCACTCCACAAAATCAAGCAGACCTTTTTTATGTAAGTAATGGAAATTATATTGCCGAAATGTCCTTTGTTGGACCTGCAAATACTGGTGCAATTTTTGCCTTTAATCCAGTAGAGATTGGATACTTCAATCAATCACCTTATATTCAGAACTGTACAAACTTTATTCCAAACAGTATTGGATTAAAGATTGATGGAAATGATGCCATAGGACCAACTAAGAGTATGGTTCTTGACTCCTATACTCAATATAATCAGGGTGGTATTGGAGCATCGATGACCAATGAGGGATATGCTCAGTTAGTTTCTCTCTTTACTATTTGCGATGATGTTGCAGTTTTTTGTGGGTCTGGTGCTGCATGTGACCTTACAAACTCAAACTCCTCTTTTGGTAATTTTGGACTAGTTGCGGATGGTATTGGACCCTTGAAATATACGGGAATAGTCACAAGTGCTGCGGCAGAAAATTCAGATACTTTTGTATTGAATTTAAATACTCCAACTTTAAATGTTACAAACGCACTTTATAATAATACTACAGGACTCTCTACAATTACTTTAAATGCTCCACATAATTTTAATGTTGGAATGGGAGTTTCAATTTCCGGATTGAAATTTACCTGTTCTTCGGTAAATGCAGTTACTAATTATAATATTAGTACTGCAAATTATACTAATACGACTGGTATTTTGACCGTAACGACATCTACTAATCATAATTTTACTGTTGGTATCAGTGTTACGATGTCTAATTTGGTATTTTCTTGTAATTCTGGTGGTGGTATATCTACGGCATATTTTCCACCAGCACCGGGAGATAATAATGGAGCTTCTAATCATATTTTTAATGTAATATCAATACCGGCATCTAATCAGTTTGTGGTAAATGTAGGGACTTCTACAATTACTCATAATTATGTGAATAATGGTATTGTATCAATTAGCACTATTTCCAATTTTCCTTCTGGAAATTATGGATACATTTTTGAAGTCGTGAGTATTGCTTCATCTACATCATTCTCAGTTTATACTGGAGTTTCTACATTTTCCCATACTTATGCCTCTGGTGGAACTGCAAAGATTAATGTCATAAGACCCTTTGACGGTCAGGTGATTTATTTTGGTGAACTTTTCTATACAGTAGAAAAAATATTGGTAAGTATTGGTGGGTCTGGATATTCTGTTTCTCCCGAAATTACTATATCTGATCCAGAAACTAATTTTGGAGTTACTGCACAAGCAGTTGCGGAAGTTAAAGATGGGTCGGTGGTTGCAATTGATATGGTTTCTAGTGGTAGGGGATATGTTTCTACTCCGACAGTTACATTAACCGGTCCTGAAGTTGGGATAAATACAGCAATAGCGGTTCCCGTAATGGTTCCAACTTATTATTCAATCTTAAGTTCTACTCCAATTTCTGCCGGTATTTGTACTGTTACGGTAAATGATAATGTTCCTTATGAAGTTGGAATCGGAACTCAGGTGCCATTTTTTAAACAGAGTCGTATTTTGGCATCTGGGCATTCATTAGAATATATTGGTTCTGGTACTGAAATTGCAACTGCTCTTCCTACAACTGGTGGTGTTCCAATTCAGGAAAATGAAACTGATGCTCGTAATGGAGGATTAGTTGTATTTACAAGTACGGACCAATCTGGGAACTTTAGAATTGGTGATGGTGTTGTAATTAATCAACAGACTGGTACTATCTCTGGTACATTTTATTCTAAGAGTTTGTTTTCGACCCTTACACCATTTATTTTAGCACTAGGAGGAGATTAAAGAATGGCACTAGCACTTAATATATTTAAAACAATTACTTCTGTTGGGTCAACAAACACGGTTGGAATTTATACTGCACCCGTTGGATATACTGGTGTTGTTCTTTTGGCACAGGCAACAAATGTAGGGTCAGATACTCAAATAGTTTCTTTATCTCATCAAAGAACTAATAAGAGAACAGGAATTGCGGTGACTACCGAACTTCTTAAATCATATCCAATCTCCTCAAGTGATAGTGCAAATTTATTATCCGGAAAGTTGGTTCTTGAATCTAGTGATGTTTTAAAATTATCTGCAAGTAATAATACTGATATTAAGTTTGTATCCAGTATTCTCGAAACTCTTAACTAAAAAATGGATAAGTACGTCAGCGGTAGGCAAAGAGAACTCAAAGTAGGTTTATCATCCTATAGTGAAGATAAGACTGTTATTCAGGTAACGGGAAAGGTAGGTATTGGAACGACAAATGCCGAACAATATTCTCTTAAAGTTATTGGTGATACAAATATTGTTGGTGATTTATATGTAACCGATGATGTATTTTTTGATGATCTTACTGCAGATAATTTAAATGTAACGGGAGTTTCTACTTTTGGTGGTAGAGTTGGTATTAATTCGGATTTAATTATTTCTGGAATTACAACATTTGAAAATAATGCATATTTTAGATCTAATGATAGATTATATTTTGGTGATAATCCAGATTTAGAGATTTATTCTAATGGTAATAGTTCAATAATTCGTGATATTTCTGGATCTACTCTTTATATTTTAGGCAACAACATTCAAATTGCGGATCCTTTTGCCACAGTTACAAGCGCAATTTTTAATCCTAATGGTGGTGCTCAACTTTATTATAATAATAATGTAAAACTTGAAACAACCGAATCTGGGATTACTATTTCTGGAGACGCTTATATTACAGGTATAACTACATCTCTTGGTGGATTTGTAGGCAGCTTGACAGGCATTGCCGCATCTGCAATTCAATTAGTCACTCCAAGAACTTTTGAAATTACTGGAGATGTTGTTGCTTCTCCAATTAGTTTTGATGGAACTGGTAATGTATCATTAGCAGCAACTATTCAACCAAATAGTGTTGGGTTAGGAACTGATACATTTGGAGATTATATTCAGACAATTTCTGGGGCGGCAAATCAGATTTATGTATCAGGAGGAACGGGAGAAAGTTCAACTCCTGTTGTTTCAATTTCAACAAATCCAACTTTACCTGGAAATGTAACGATTGGAAATGATTTACAGGTTAATAATAATCTTAATGTAACTGGAAATATTACTGTTGGTGGTACAGCAGGTTATATTCTTGTTGAAAACTTTAGAGTTAGTGATGCGGACATTATTCTTGGATTTACAACCGATTCTCAGGGTAATGATGTTTCCACAGATACAACGGCAAATCACGGTGGTATTGCAATTGCATCTACCGAAGGAACTCCTCTTGTAAGTCTCAATATTGTTGGTATTGAAACATTACCTGCCACATATAAGAAAATAATGTGGTTCAAGTCCGGTGCTTTTGCCGGATTGAATACTGATGCCTGGTTATTTAATTATGGTGTTGGTATTGGTTCAACTCAAGTTCCTTATGGAGTTCGTTTGGCAGTTGGTAATGTTCAGATTACTGATACTGAAGTAACTGCGACTCGTTTTAATGGAACTGCATCAAATCTTGATATTAATGGTCTTCCTTTAATTGCCGATCCGCAGAGTGGAGACTTTATTGCTCTTTATGATGTAAGTGGGACAGTTGTAGGAAAGGCAACAATTCAAAATGCTGCGTTGCAAGGTCTTCAAGGTACTCAAGGACTTCAGGGTCTTCAGGGTCTTCAAGGACTTCAGGGTCTTCAAGGGGAACAAGGTACTCAAGGTCTTCAAGGTACTCAAGGTCTTCAAGGTACTCAAGGTCTTCAAGGACTTCAGGGTCTTCAAGGGGAACAAGGTACTCAAGGTCTTCAAGGTCTTCAAGGACTTCAGGGTCTTCAAGGACTTCAGGGTCTTCAAGGAGAACAAGGTACTCAAGGTCTTCAAGGTACTCAGGGTACTCAGGGAATACAAGGTCTTCAGGGTCTTCAAGGAGAACAAGGTACTCAAGGTCTTCAAGGTACTCAAGGTCTTCAAGGTACTCAAGGTCTTCAAGGAGAACAAGGTACTCAAGGACTTCAGGGTCTTCAAGGAGAACAAGGTACTCAAGGTCTTCAAGGTACTCAAGGTCTTCAAGGACTTCAGGGTCTTCAAGGTACTCAGGGTACTCAGGGAATACAAGGTCTTCAAGGTACTCAGGGTACTCAAGGTACTCAGGGTCTTCAAGGGGAACAAGGTACTCAAGGTCTTCAAGGTACTCAAGGTCTTCAAGGAGAACAAGGTACTCAAGGACTTCAGGGTCTTCAAGGAGAACAAGGTACTCAAGGTCATCAAGGCACTCAAGGTACTCAGGGTCTTCAAGGTCATCAAGGCACTCAAGGTACTCAAGGACTCCAGGGTGAGCAAGGTACTCAAGGACTCCAGGGTGAGCAAGGTACTCAAGGTACGCAAGGTACTCAAGGTACGCAAGGAACTCAAGGACTCCAGGGTGAGCAAGGACTCCAGGGAACTCAAGGTCTTCAAGGTACTCAGGGTACTCAGGGAATACAAGGTCTTCAAGGTACTCAGGGTACTCAGGGAATACAAGGTCTTCAAGGTACTCAGGGTACTCAAGGTACTCAGGGTCTTCAAGGACTTCAAGGTACTCAAGGTCTCCAAGGTACTCAAGGTCTTCAAGGTACTCAAGGTCTTCAAGGACTTCAGGGTCTTCAAGGTACTCAAGGTACTCAGGGTACTCAGGGTCTTCAAGGTACTCAAGGTACTCAGGGTACTCAGGGTACTCAAGGTACTCAAGGTACACAAGGTCTCCAGGGTACTCAGGGACTACAGGGTGAGCAGGGTACTCAAGGTGCTCAGGGTCTTCAAGGTACTCAAGGTACTCAAGGTACACAAGGACTCCAGGGTACTCAGGGACTACAGGGTGAGCAGGGTACTCAAGGTACTCAAGGTACTCAAGGTCTTCAGGGTCTTCAGGGGACTCAAGGCACTCAGGGTCTACAAGGTACAGTAGGTTCACAAGGAACTCAAGGTACTCAGGGTGCTCAGGGTGCTCAGGGTCTCCAGGGTCTTCAAGGTACTCAAGGTACACAAGGACTCCAGGGTACTCAGGGACTACAGGGTGAGCAGGGTACTCAAGGTACTCAAGGTACTCAAGGTACTCAAGGTACTCAGGGTCTTCAGGGGACTCAAGGCACTCAGGGTCTACAAGGTACAGTAGGTTCACAAGGAACTCAAGGTACTCAGGGTCTTCAAGGACTTCAAGGACTTCAGGGTCTTCAAGGTACTCAAGGTACTCAAGGTACTCAGGGTGCTCAGGGTGCTCAGGGTCTCCAGGGTCTTCAAGGTACTCAAGGTACTCAAGGTACACAAGGACTCCAGGGTCTTCAAGGTCAAACCGGTCCAGTAGCAGGTTCTGCAAACCAAGTTGTTTATAAAGATGGTTCTAATAATCCAACTGGTTCTAATAATTTAACTTTTGATGGGACTCAATTAAATGTCTATGATTTAAATGTTCAAAATAATCTAACAATTGGTGGTACATCAGTTTATATTAGTGCAACAGAACTAAGAGTTCAGGACAAAGAAATTGTCCTGGGTTTAACAACAATATCTTTACCGACTGATACGACCGCAAATCACGGTGGTATTGCTATTGCATCTACCGAAGGAATCCCATTAGTTCCATTCCAAGTTGGTACTGCTAATACACTTCCAGAAAGTTACAAGCAAATAATGTGGGTTAGGTCTGGAACTTATTCTGGACTTGGAACTGATGCTTGGTTATTTAATTATGGTGTAGGTATTGGTTCAACTCAAGTTCCTTATGGAGTAAGACTTGCTGCTGGTGGAATGCAAGTTACTGATACTACTGTAACTTCTCCATACCTTGATGGTATTGTTACAAAACAAGCGATTAAAGGTCAAATATCTACAAGTAGTGTAACTTCTGATGATTTGATTTTAATTTATGATAATGCAACTGACCAAATTTATAAATCAACAATTCAGGATGCAGCCCTACAGGGAATACAAGGTACTCAGGGTCTCCAGGGTACTCAAGGTCTTCAAGGTCAGCAGGGAACACAAGGTACTCAAGGTCTTCAGGGAGAACAAGGTACTCAAGGTACTCAAGGTACTCAAGGTCTCCAGGGTACTCAAGGAACTCAAGGTCAACAAGGTACTCAAGGTACTCAAGGTACTCAAGGACTCCAGGGTACTCAAGGTACTCAAGGTACTCAAGGTACACAAGGACTCCAGGGTACTCAAGGTACTCAAGGTACTCAAGGTACACAAGGACTCCAGGGTACTCAAGGTACTCAAGGTACTCAAGGTACTCAAGGACTCCAAGGTACTCAAGGACTCCAGGGAACTCAAGGTACTCAAGGTATTCAAGGACTCCAGGGTACTCAAGGTACTCAAGGTACTCAAGGACTTCAGGGTACTCAAGGACTTCAGGGTACTCAAGGAGCACAAGGAACTCAAGGTCTTCAAGGTCGTCAGGGTCTTCAGGGGACTCAAGGTACAGTTGGTTCACAAGGAACTCAAGGTCTTCAAGGTCTTCAGGGGACTCAAGGTACGGTAGGTTCACAAGGTACAGTTGGTTCACAAGGTCTTCAGGGACTTCAGGGTATAGTAGGTTCACAAGGAACTCAAGGTCTTCAGGGACTTCAGGGTATAGTAGGTTCACAAGGAACTCAAGGTCTTCAGGGACTTCAGGGTACAGTAGGTTCACAAGGTACAGTTGGTTCACAAGGACTTCAGGGTCTTCAAGGTACTGCTGGAGGAACAGGAGGTACAGGTACTCAAGGAACACAAGGACTTCAGGGTCTTCAAGGTACTGCTGGAGGAACAGGAGGTACAGGTACTCAAGGAACACAAGGACTTCAGGGTCTTCAAGGTATTCAAGGAACACAAGGTCTTCAAGGATTAATTGGTCCTGTTGCTGGTATTAATAAGCAGATTATATTCAATAATAATAATGTATCTGCTGGCGCGACTAATTTTGTATATGATGC